AACTCTGATGAGCACTATCGCGATCAGGACCTAGAATTCATCCGTAATGCCCGGGCAGAGATCTTTTCCGGGTTCAAGGTTTTTTACAATTCAAGTTGGTAAAGGATTTATGACAAATAGGATTATATTAACTGACTGCGACGGCGTGCTCCTTAACTGGGAGTACGCCTTTTCTGTTTGGATGGAGGACCACGGGTTTGAAACGATCCCTGGTGGTGAGCTCAACTACGACATCGGTGAGCGTTACGGTATAACCAAAACACAAGGCAAAAAGCTGATCAAGATGTTCAACGAAAGTGCCGCGATTGGATTCCTACCTCCCTTGCGCGACGCCATGTATTATGTGAAAAGGCTACACGAGGAACATGGATTTGTGTTCCATTGCATCACATCATTGAGTTTGGATCGTAATGCACAGCGTCTACGAGAAATGAACTTGGCCAAGCTATTTGGAGAAACAGTGTTTGAAAAGATTGTGTGCCTAGACACTGGTGCCGACAAAGACGAAGCGTTGGCGCCATATCGCAAAACAGGACTATGGTGGATCGAAGACAAAGTCGCAAATGCCGAACTGGGGTGGATGTTGGGACTCAAGCCTATCTTGGTTGAACATGGTCACAACATGCATTACTATCATGATGCCATACCCAGAGTCAAGGATTGGCGAGAGATCTACGACTTGGTAGTGAAATCATAAAAAAACCGCCCGGGGGCGGTTTTTTATTGAGTTAGGAAATTACTTGCCCAACTTGATGATTTCTTCAACCAAGGAAGCATCAATTCCGATTTTTTCAAGCACGGCGGAATCATAGACTTTTTCGGCCGCGTCTCTTAGGCGCTGCTCGTCTTCTTGATTGATGTCAACGATGGTAACGCCACGGTCTTTGGCCTGTGCTTCATACTTGGCAGCATCTTCCACCGACCAAATACGCTCAATCTTGGCTACACGATGTGCGGCTTCTTTGAAAGCGGCACGCTGTTCTTCTGTCAGTGTTGACAGGAAAGCATCGCTGGTCAGGATCGATGTCATGAACATGCTGTGATTGGTCTTAAGAACATTCTTGCCACCAAAACGCAAATATGTTGTTTCAATAGCACCACCTTGTTCAGCAACGTCAGCAACGTCGTCGGCTGTGGCACGGAAACGAGAAACATGATTTACGCCAGCGAAGCCAAACAGCTTGGTGCTGGGAGCGGTGAAAGCGATGAATTTCTTGCTTTCTAGATCGCTCAGTGATGTTACACCGTCGGTGGAACCAATGATACGATATCCGCCCGAGTATGTGTAACCAAGAGCACGTAGACCTGTGCGCTCGGCTACTTGCTCACTGAGTCTCTCTCCGATGCCATAGTCCAATGCACGGGATACGTGATCGTGATCTTTGAACAAGTATGGAAGATCGATAGCATGGAAATCGGTGTCAAGGTGACTTCCGATGATGTTGACCTGAGTTTGGCTCATTTCAAACTTTTGATCTTTCATGGCCTGGAACAAGGTTGTCCAGAAAGGCTTGATACCCATAAATGTAGAGGCATAAGCATGGTTTGCATTTGGTCCAGTGGATGTGCGCGATGGTTCCTCGAGTCCGGGGATCTGTGGGGGAGATATTCCCAGCGATTCCATTTCTTGCTCGTTGAACAAATGTCCGTAGTTTTTCTTGTACGATCCCACAGTGTGGATTTCGATCTCAAATTGCCCGGGGCAGAGTTTTTCCAGTTCTACAGCAAATGCTTTAGCGGCTCGCACAAACAATTCCAAGGGAAAGTGCGCAATAATCCAGCGTACTTTTCTACGTCCGGAATTTGTGATTTCGGTTGACATTCAGCGTCTCCTTAATAATGAAAGTTAATAATATTTATGCTAAAATGGAAATATGATTAGATCTCTTGGTAGAGTTTTAGTATTTCTGTGACTGCAGGGTGACGCTGTACGTCTTTTCCAGTGAATTCTACCCCCGAGATGTGTAGCAAGTTTCCTGCGTAATTATTTACCAAATTTTTAAAATCTAGTAACCCATTATCGCTGTCCTGACGATCTGCTTGGCGGGTATCTCCGGTAATGACCATCCTGGAATCTTCGCCGAGTCGCGTAAGCAGCATCTTCATCTGCGAAGGGGTGGCATTTTGCATTTCATCTGCGATAATCCACGCATCCTTGAATGTGCGTCCTCTCATGAATGCCAGTGGAGAAATCTCTATCACATGTTCATCTAGCATCCGGGCGATTTCTTGGGGCCTCATGTACTCGCCTATGTAGTCAAATATGGGGCGGGTCCAAGGTTCCATTTTTTGGTTAAGGTCTCCGGGCAGGAAACCGTGTTTTTCATCATCAACGCCCACGGCCGGGCGTGTGACCACGATTTTGCGGCACTCACCATTTTTCAATGCACGCAGGGCGGCCAGCACTGCCAGCATGGTCTTGCCTGTGCCAGCTGGACCAGTAGCGAATATGATGGTACGATCCGGGTCCGTTAATAATTCTATATATCGCTCCTGTCCCAGGCTCTTGGGGATAAGCTGTATGTTTTGACGATTTTTCTTGTAGTGATCGTAGTCGATGTGTTGTGGAGTTGGTAATGTGTGAACGTTGTTGTGTGAATGATGAGCAGGTTGCTCTCTGTGGCGTCGTTTGGTCAAGTGTGCCTCCTGTGAAGATTTTGGCTATGACAAAAATATTTAGGTGGATCACCTTGGATCAAATAACAGGACAGTAATTTTTGACTTTCCGTTGCTAAATACTTGGCTAATTGAAATTGTACTAGCCTGCATTTTTGGCCTTGACAGACCAGGCCAACTCACTGTAAAATAATCAAAATATTCAAATTCCCAATTTAGGAATTTCTGTTCAACGAAAGAATAGTCTTGATCGAACTTTCTACCATCGTAGTCTTATTCGCGGGCATCATGGCCGGCATGCTAGTTGGACTGTTCCCAGCCATGCCCATTGCTTTAGGTATGATGCTGATATTTCCCTTTGCTGACATCATGTCGGTGTTTGAGATATTCGTTTACTGGGCCGCGGTGATCATCGGCTCGCAATATTTCGGCAGCGTGGCTGCCATCACTACCGGTGTGCCCGGAGAGACATCCAGCCTCATCTACATCAATGCCATCAAACCCTTGGGCATCTCGGACCGATTGAAGCTGATACTCTACACCGCTCGTGGATCATTGGCAGCATCGGTGGCCGCTTCTGTGGTGTGCGTGGCTGTGTTCTTGATCGGCAGCTACGATTTCATGTTTTGGTTTAACAAGATCTGGGTCAAGGCCGTGATATTTTCATTGGCCCTGGGATTTTTTATCTATCTCAGCAGTAATAGGATAGCCGCGGCCATCTTGGTGGCTATCGGTATCATACTGGGTCCCAAAAACAATTATGCTTTGCCTGATGCTTGGTTTGCGGTGCAGTTGATATTCCAGAACACCACTTTCTTTTCCATGGCCTTGGGTCTGCTGATTGTGCCCGAACTGTTTAAAAAATACGATGCAGATCATTGGCGCTCCAGGAACGACACCAACCAGATTGGTGACATGCCCTGGGGTAGCGCAGTCAGAGGCGGAATTATCGGTAGCTTCATTGGCCTCATACCAGGGCCGTCAGCCACTCTCAGCAGCAACATAGCCTACCAGTCCGAACGAGATCTTGGCCGGCGTGTCACGGCTGCCGAAAGTGCCAATAATTCGGCCATGATCACTAGCATGCTGCCTTTGTTGATAGTGGGCATACCCATTACCATTGGCGAAGTCATCGTACTGCAGATCCTGCAAACCAAATTAGTTGATTGGCCTGATCTTTCAGACATCGAAGGCATAGGTCGCATGTTGATACAGATACAGCTGATCTGCGTGGCCTTGGCCATGGTCTTCTATTTCCTCAGTACTAGACTGATCGATTTCTATAGCCGGGCTTTGCAGGTATTGCAATCTAGGTTCCGCTTGATATTAGCGGTGCTGATAGCGGCCCTGGGATTTATCGATTTTTATTATTCTGAACTAGGCATCATCAAGTACATCGCGCTGTTTTTATTTTTTAGCCTTATCGGTCTATGGTTGGACCGCAAAGGCATAGACCCCATACCCATGCTGTTTGCCTTCATCTTGGGCGACAAAGTGATATGGACAGCTATACAAGTCATAGCACAACTTTAGAAAGGAATTTTACATGCTTAAAAAACTACTAACGACCATGATGTTCCCGGCAGTGGCCTGGGCCGCACCTGAAATCACAGTGATCAATCCGCAGGCCGCTACTTCTCCAGTGGCCGCATTGGCCACGACAGTGCAAAAAAATCTCGCCGATAGCCGATACTATCAGGGAGAAAGCTGCCAGGATGCTGTAAAGAAATTTGAAACAACGCCAAACAGCATCATCGCTTATGGCACCAACTTGGCCATCACTGGTCTTCGCAAAAACCAGCCCTGTGATATCACTATCACTAAAAATAATATCTTATTTTACGGTGAGCAGTACTATCAGATTTGTACCAAACGTGGTTCAGGCAAAAATTTCCAGTCGCCCGGCGCAACATTGGGAATGGCATCAGTGCAGCCTGTGGTGGCCATCGTTGCAGACATTAATCAGCAAAACAGTACCACTCTCAAGGCTTTACCGTTCTCTGGCAGCCAGGCCGTGCTCCTACAAGTGCTCAGTGGCGACCTAGACCTCGGCTTGATTGGTACCAGCACCGCAGACAAACAAAGTCGATCTGGCACCATTGAATGCATAGCCAGTACCGATCCCAGAGACAGCAAGTTCTGGGGCAATCAGCTGAAAATGAAGCAGCCCGACATCCGTATACAGACTTTGATCTTACACAACATCAACGATGAAAAAACGGTGGATCGAGCCCGTGCAGCCATCAGCAGCGATACCGTGAAAGGTCTCTTGGAGCAAGGTCAATATGCCGAAGTACAGCTACAAGGTTCCGATACTCTGGTAGCAAAAACACGAAGATATATTCAACGCAGTCACGAAAGCTATGGTAAATAATTTTTCAAGCTTGAAAAATCCCACTTTAAGGAAAAATCAATGAAAAAATTCATAGCGGCCGCGGCCATTTTATCTATCAGTGCGACCTTGCAGGCCACTGAGCTCACAGTGATCACAGCGTCTTCCAAGACTTCCCCGACCACAACTGTGGCCATGACCTATCAAAAAAATCTCGCTGGGTCGAAATTTTATCAGTCTGAGAATTGCCAGGACGGTGTGAGAAAATTCACCGAAACCAAGGATTCTTTGTTGATATTTGGCGCCACGCTGGCATTTTCTGCGGTTTCCAAAGGTCAGACATGCTATCCCACCATCAACGATGAGAACATAGTTTGGTACGGAGAACAGTACTACAAGGTCTGTACCAAAAAAGGATCGAATAAAAATTTCTCTACACCAAACGCAAAATTTGGTATTCCGTCGGTTCAGTTGCCTGATCCGTTGGTCAACGATATCAATGCACAGAATGGCACAACACTCAAGGCTCTTCCGTTCCAAGGCAGCCGAGATATTTTGATGCAAGTGTTGAGCGGAGATCTAGAGTTGGGACTAATCGGTGCGTCCACCGCTAGAAAGCATCAAGACAGTGGAGCCATGGATTGTATCGCCAGCACGGATCCTTCTGACGCTGATTACATCGGAAAACAGCTAAAGATGAAAATCCCCGATCTAAAAATCCCGGTGGTACTATTGAAAAATGGCGCCAACGACCCGCAATCGACGGCAGAGATTAAAAAAGCCATCGACAGCCAAGGGTTCCAGGACCTGCTCAGAGAAGGAAATTTCAAGGTATTTCCAACAACATCGCCCAAAGAACTCAGAGTCAGAGTCGATGCATGGATTGATAGATATATCAAAAACCATATCACTGGTGCTACCAAGTAAAACGTCAAAAACGTCGGGATCGTGTCATTGATCCCAACAGCTTTAGCATAAATATTGGTATGGCAAAAAACATCGCAGATGTGATTGAAAACATCAAAACTATCTACATGACTGACAGCAGTCTCAACAGCCTCTTGGATTTTGAAAGAGTGATCGACGAGCTCGATGTCTATGCATTTGAGAACTGGAAACACGGTGAGCTAGTAGCTGGACCCAAGTACGAAAAATACTTTGTCACTTGTGTTTTCATGTGGCCTTACAAAAAAATGCCTGATCCCCGCGGTGCAGAGCGACTACTGGACTATGATTGCGAAGTCAAATACAAGAAAGACGTGCTAGAGGTTCCTAAGCGGGTCAAGAGCCCCGATGACATGGAGGCAGGGACCAAGATGCCTCAGATGAAACAGGTACCAATTTGGTTGGTAGAAATCGTCATGCCCAAAAGACTCATGCAAGAAATACATCGCGGCAGTCTCGAGCTCGAAAATGACACCATTGACACCGAGGACATCGAGCAGGCCTACGAAACCGGCGCCGACGAAAAAGTCTATCAAACTGACCAACCAGCCAATATCGCTGCTCAACCACAAACACAGCAAATATGACACACAAAGAGCACATAACCGAAGGAGCCGAGCGCGGAGATCTAGCACGCCTGATACAGGCCGAGTTACACATCGACGAGTTCCGTAGCAAACTGGGACGAGACGAAGATGTCTGTGTGCTCAGCTTCAAGGTCTCGGGCAAGGAACCTGCCTTGGACCTGGTATCTTTTATAGAAAAAGGCTACAGCTGGGTCATTGACGCCGACGTAAGCTCGGGTGAAATGGATGACGGCGATTTCTTGGTGTTTGTAGAGATCGAGCGTGATCAAGAGTTGGCCAAAAACATAATGACATTGCTGTCGGACATAATGAATCTAACTTCACAGGATGTCAGTGAATGGAAATTCCAGTATCATAAAGATCGTCAATATCACGAAGTCACTGAAGAAAATATCTCTCGCATCGTCCCCAATACCGCCAACGAGTACAACAAAAAATACGGTCCCAGGGAGATCGACAACATCAAAACGGCTGCCGGACTCCCGGTAGAATCCCGCGCCCCCAAAAACGAGTACACCGAAAGCATCAGGATCGCTGCCGGGATCCGCTAATGGATCTAGTCACAGTGGTCTACGAGGCCGAGCAGGGTTTATTGAAAACCCAGGCTCAATCCATTGATCTCTACGCCAACAACATAGAAACCATACGTGTGGTCATCAATGATGACATCACCAACGATCTAGACCCAACCTGGTGGGGCCGCTATCGCGATCATGTTGTATTCAGCCACTACACCGATTATCAGATACCAAAAATGGCTTGCGGGTGGGATCAGCAACAAATTTCCAAGTTAATGGCTGCTAAAACGGCCCCGGGCTGGAGCCTAATCTTGGATGCCAAGACTTGGTTTGTCAAAGGATTTTCCCCTGATATTTTTTTCCACAGAGAAAAGCCGGCTTTAAGGACTGTAGATATACAACCCGTCTTTGAACCCGGATGGCGATTCCTACTAGACATGTGGGGAATCGAGTACACAGATCAAATCATTGGACCCGGTGGAGTTCCTTACTTGATGGATTCCGTGGTACTCAATAAACTGGAAAACGATTTACAACAACGCGGATGGAAAAATCTAGTAGATTTTTTCTGCCGGCATGTCATGCATCCTTATTTCATCACGGAATTCAATCTCTATTCTGCTTATGTGCTGAAAAAATATCACAGTTACATCAGCGTGATTGATAGTAGCCAGAATTTTAAACCAGTGAATATTGCAGTAGGGCAAGAATCGGAATTCGAAAGCCTTTTCCGAGATATGCAAGATTTTACCACACTCACTGTATCTATACACAGAAATTGTCGTCTTACCGAAGATCAACGCCAACGTTGGAAACAATGGTTAGCAACGAAAAAACTAAATATTTAGATAAGTGATATTCGAAAGGATCCAACATGCAACTCACTGAAAACTTCAGCCTAGCCGAAATGATCAAGAGCGAAACTGCCCTGAGACAGGGACTTGACAACACCCCCGGCGAAACAGAGATTGAAAATCTACGCATATTATGCGAGCAGGTGCTACAGCCCTTGCGCACCGCATACGGGCGTGGTATCAAAGTCAACTCGGGTTTCCGCCATCCCGACGTCAATGCCGCCGTGGGCGGTAGCCGCACATCAGACCACTGCAAGGGACAAGCGGCCGATATTGAGATTCCGGGCGTCGCTAATTATGATCTAGCACTGTATATCAGTCAGTACTTCAACTTTACTCAGCTGATACTGGAATTCTACACACCCGGTATTCCCGACTCAGGATGGGTGCATGTCAGCTTTGATCCCGCTAACTTGAAAAAACAGGTCCTTACTGCCATGAGAGAAAATGGCAAGATAGTTTATAAACCAGGATTGATCGCCTGATGTTTGGAATAGGACCGGCCATTCGGGCCATCTCTATACTGTTGGTAGTAGCAGTGATAGCCGCGGGACTTTGGTACGTGACTGGCCTTCGAGCTGATCTTGCCATCAGCGAGCAGAATAATTCTCGCTTACAGGAAGGTATCACTGCACAGCAGTCATTGATGGACCAGATGCGAGCTGACATCTCTCAGATACAGACCATCAATCAAGAGCTCAAGACTGAAAACGATCGTCAGCAGGCCGAAGTCAAAGCCCTTAACAATCGTTTCAGCCAAAATGCTCGTGGAGAAGTTAGAGATTTTGGGGCCCTGGCAGCTGAGCGTCCCGACATCATACAACGTGCAGTAAATCGTGGCACTGTGAATGCCATGCGATGCTTAGAACTGGCCAGTGGAGCTCCACACACCGAAGCCGAACTGGCTGCAAAAACCACAAGTGAGATAAATCGTGAATGCCCATCAATCGCTAATCCGAACTACCAGCCTGCTCCTGGTCGCTAGTCTACTGTCAGGCTGTGCCAGCTTCAGCCTGTTTGGTGATCGTGTCAAACCAGTGGAGATACAGACCAAGGCCGTGGATCGCACTCGACTGAATCTACCAGATCCCGCACCTCTCAAAAACAAGCCCGTGGAGTGGGTACTGATCACACCGGCCAACGCCGAGAAAATCTTTGCCGAGCTTAAGGAAAAAAATGTGGATTTGGTATTGTTTGGGCTCACCGACGATGGATATGAATCTCTGTCTGTGACCATGGCCGAACTGAGAAACTACATTGCCACCCAGCGGCAAATCATCATCAAATATCGCGAATACTACGAACCCGCTGCACCCGTACAGGAAGGTAAAAAATGAAAAAAGCCATTGCTGCCATGATCATTGGCCTGTCTCTCACTGGCTGCGCCACTGTCAAAGAGTGGATTCCCAGCTTCTGGGACGACAATCAAAGTGCAAAAATAGTAGATGTGAGAGCCAGTGTGGATCGTTTAGATTGCGCCCAAGATCAGCTGCCACAGGTTGCTCGTATACGAGATGACCTGCGTTGGTTTGAACTTTATTCAGAAAGCAAAGGTTGGAGACAGTCCGATGTGTTGCGTGTGATTGCTCCAATGAAAGAAACCGTCGAAGACATGTACAAACGTGCGCAAGGCACTCAGGGATCAAAGACCTACTGCGAACTCAAGAAAAAAGTCATGCAACAGCAGGCCGCCAGAGCCGCCGAAGCTGTGCTGGGGAGATTTTAAATGTTTGAACAACTACAAGCACTGTGTGGAGCATCAGATCCTGCCGTATCGAGTCGAGCACAAATGGCCATGCAGATTGCAGAAGCATATAGCCGCAGAGAGATCGGCGAAAGCGAATACAAAGAACTCATGATGGATCTGGTGCGTTCCGATCGTCTTGATGCTGAATGCTCGGACCTCGAAACCAAGACTATGTTGGTCACAGCCGTCTATGCTGTGGCACAAGTGGTTTGATTGAGTTGGTATGGACGACGAGCTAAAAGGAATATCCATGCCCGACATACCCAAGTTGGGTTGGTTGGCCAGCATGTTCCGAAGCCGTTTCCTACTGCAATACTGGCTCAACAATCAGCTTTATCAAGTATGGGTCTCGGGATTCCGAGAAAAATCAGAATCATGCATAATATACCAAGATTATGCCACCAACAAGACTTCTATAATCAAGAGCGATAGACCGATTACTTATACTTTAACCAGCGACAAATAGCGGTATTTTTAGATAAATATCTACCAAGGAGCTGGACGATGGGCAAACAATCGACTTCTGGAAAAGCGAAAAAAGCCGAAGACTGGATGCAAACCAAATGGCGTCCCATGATGGGATGGCAGTACATGCTGGTCTGCATTTTTGATTTTATAGTTTTTCCTGTGTTGTATGCTATACTACAATTCTGGGAAACCCAAGCGGCCAACGATGCCTTTAGACAATGGCAACCACTCACTCTGCAGGGTGCAGGACTTTATCATATGGCCATGGGTGCGGTGCTGGGCATCACTGCCTGGAGCCGCGGCAAAGAAAAGATAGCCGGTGTCAATGGCCATTACGAGTCCGACGAAACAACTGTACCGCCCTCTGCGCCCACTATTAAACCTCCTCCACCACCACCACCACCAAATTTTGGAACGAAATAATCTTCTATTGACCTGGTCAATGGAAAATGTTAAAATATAAAGATGTCATTCTACGATACCTTGGGTGTTTCTGAAAACGCCTCTCAGGAAGAAATAAAAAAGGCTTTTCGGCGATTGGCCAGCCAGCACCACCCCGACAAAGGTGGTGACAAAGTTCGTTTCCAAGAAATACAGCAGGCTTATGGCATATTAGGCGATACCGAAAAACGACAGCAGTACGATCTCGAACGACAAGGTATCAATCACGGCGGAATACGATTCAATTGGAATCCCCATGATGGAAACATCAATGATATATTCAGAGAGTTTGGATTCGGCGACGTAAACCCATTTGATCGCATGCGACAGCCTCGCCGTAACAAAGATATACGAGTCAATGTTGAACTACCGTTAGAAGAAACCTTACAATCCATTGGAAAAACCATACATATACAGACAACCAATGGCCACAGAGAAACGCTCAGCATCAATATTCCGCGAGGTATCGAGCACGGATCGACGATAAAATACACCGGTCTCGGCGACAATTTTTTCGAAACACTCCCACGTGGTGATCTATATATTGTGGTTTTTTTGGCACCGCACGCTCGTTTTCGAGTAGTAAATTCTGATCTCGTAACAGAAATCAAAATCGATGCCATCGATGCCATGATAGGAACACAGCATGAAATCACCGGCATCGACGGGCGGACTTTTTTGCTGACCATCCCGTCGGGATGTCAACCGGGCACAAGATTACGCATCAAAGATCAAGGTCTGTATTCCACAAATTCGCAACATCGTGGAAATATCATAGTAGAGGTGCAGGTGAAGATAAGGTCGATCACTGATCCGGATCAAAAACAAATACTCGAGAACCTAAAACCCAGCAAATAAATATCGTTGAAGGTTGCAGATAGATTTTATCCTGTGTACAATACAGGGTGCATTTAAAAACTCTTGGACTAAAATAAATGATACAACCAAACCCAGAAATTGAAGTAGTCATTGATTCTGCCACTAATGCCGCACGGCAGCTGAAACACCGTTATGTGACAGTGGAACATCTTTTACACGGTGTGCTGAGCTATCGTCCATTTTATGATCTATTGAAAAACTTCGGTGCCGATGTTGAAGGACTAACAGATGATCTCACCATGTATCTGACCACCCAGAGACATCTCGTTGCTGCCGACACCGATATAGATCCCAAAAAAACACATGCCCTAGAAAGAGTATTTAACCGAGCGTTTACACAGGTATTGTTCTCTGGCAGGACTCACATACAGATCATTGATCTACTCCTGAGCATCTGGCAAGAATCCAACAGCCACGCAGCCTATTTCTTGATGAAGTACGGCATCGATCGATCACAGTTAGTGGATTTTTACAATGAACACTGGAAAGACAAACGCCAAGACATCAAAGGAAAAAACAAAGCACGGGCCAACGAGGTACTACGCGAATACTGCGATAATCTCAATGAACTGGCACAGGAAGGTAAAATAGATCCCGTGATCGGCAGAGAAGCCGAGATAACAGAAATAACTCATGTGTTGGCCAAGCGAAACAAAAGCAACGTGCTCATGGTGGGCGATCCTGGTGTAGGTAAGACTGCCATCGCCGAAGGTCTGGCACTCAACATCATCAACGGAGAAGTCCCCGACTACCTCAAAGACTTCACAGTTTACAATCTCGACATCGGCGGGTTATTGGCCGGCAGCAAGTATCGTGGTGAATTCGAAGAGAAACTCAAAGAAGTGCTAGGAGCCCTTGACGTTGTTGGAAAAACTATTCTGTTCATCGACGAAGCACATCAAATGAGAGGTGCTGGGTCGGGATCTTCCAGCAGCGTAGATTTTGCCAACATGATCAAACCAGCCCTGAACAAAGGGCAGATCAAAGTCATAGCCAGCACGACCTGGGAAGAATACACACAGAGCTTTGAAAAAGATCGCGCATTGATGCGACGTTTCTACAGATTGGCCATTGAAGAACCCACCCCTGCAGTGGCCAAAGAAATACTGCGCGGGTTGAAAACATACTTCGAAGATTTCCATGGCGGAAAGATCAACAATGATGCACTTGATGCGGCCGTTGATCTTTCTGTGCGTTATCAAACTGATAAAAAATTGCCTGACAAAGCCATCGACCTTATTGATACAGCATGCGCCAAGGCCAAGATAAATCACACCGAATGGATCATTGGCAAGAGCAACATCATCGATGCCATCAGCAAGTTTACCAAGATTCCCGCAGATCAGATCAGCGAGTCTCAAGAAATTCGAGACATTGGAGACTTTGAATCAAAAATCAAGAATCGCTTGTTTGGTCAAGACGATGCAGTGGATCAGGTTTTGGAAAAGATCTATGTCAGCAAGGCCGGTCTCAAGGCCATCAACAAGCCCATTGGCAACTTCTTGTTTATTGGGCCCACTGGCACGGGTAAAACAGAACTGGCCAAAGCACTGGCCGACAACCTAGGCATGAAACTCCTACGCTATGACATGAGCGAATACCAGGAGAAGCACTCGGCTTCAAAACTGATTGGTGCTCCTCCGGGATATGTGGGCTACGACGACTCTAACTTGGGCGGTGGCTTGCTGATCAGTGACGTAGAAAAAAATCCCAACTCGGTGATCTTGTTCGACGAGATCGAAAAAGCACACCCCGATGTCACTAACGTGCTACTAAACCTCATGGACGAAGGTATGATCACTTCCAGCAACGGTAAGAAAGCCGACTGCCGCAACACCATCGTGATCCTGACCAGTAACCTGGGTGCCGCTGACTCGGAACGCAACGCCATTGGCATGGGCCGCAGTTTCCAGAAAACCGGCGAGGATGATCGTGCAGTCAAGGATTTCTTCAAGCCTGAGTTCCGTAATAGACTAGATGGGGTTTGTAAATTCAAACCTTTAGACCAGCTCAGCATGAAGAAGATAGTGGTCAAATTCACTGGTGAGATCAATGATCTGCTCAGCGAAAAAAATCTAAAATTACGTTTCACTGAGTCGGTGATCGATTATCTTGCTGAAGTGGGCTACGATCCCAAAATGGGCGCAAGGCCGTTGTCAAGGAAAATCAACGATCTCATAAAGGTACCGTTGAGTCGTAAAATATTGTTTGAAAAGGTGTTGCCGGGATCGATGATCGTTGTAGACTATGTTGAAAACGAGATAACGTTCGATATCAAGCAAGGTTTCCCAGCTCACGACGTGGTGGATGAACATGGATATATTGTACTGGATAAACCTTAATTCCAAGATAAAAATCCACAACACCAAAAAAATATATTTTGGTCGATATGTTTATCGGTTGGAAATTTTTTGCCCCGGTGGAAGGTTTATCTACGACGAGCATAGCTCTATTAGAGAATTGATAGAACAAAAACAGATTTTCGAGCTTGGAATATATTCGAGAAGCTGGCCTTCAAACTATAATCACCGTCATCGAAAATACATCGATCAGGCCGCCGAGTCGCAACTTGAAACACTCAAAAAACTGTTGACCGATTCGGCGATCAAAATTAGAGTCGAAGAACCCAAAGTGCAGATCTATGCCGAATCTGAACAAGATCTCAAAAATTTCATTAAAAAATTCTCCAGCGAAGATCAGACTCGGGTTTCTTCTATTACAGTGCCCAAAGATTCGAAATCAGAAATTTTGTTGAAAGAAAACAAGATCATACGGGAATCTCGACGAAATCCCTATCGTTACAAAGTGTCCATGAGAGATTGCCGCGTTGATCCTGGCACAAAAATCAATTTACTGAATTATCTCGAATCTTTGGAAGATCTGGTGTTTCTCCCTCGTGGCCCTCGAGAAATGATGAAGACTCCATTTTCATCTTTTTGGGGAGTATATTTTTACACCAACGACCTCAGCATCAACACATTTGTCGAGCTGATACGACCCGGGATAATATCAAATATAAATGAGATTGTAGTGGCTGAATAAATACTAATATAATTCAAGGAAAGCTAAAATGGCAAAAGTCAACGAAGAAGTACTGGTGATAAAAATCACCACGTTATTGCCCGACACTGCTGAATCAACAGAAGTCATGGGCGAGGAAAACACGGTGGCCCTGCAAAAAATCATCGAAGAGCTGGCCGGCAACAACAAAACATTGGTCGAAGTCATAAAAGGTTAATCAAAGAATCTATCATGAGTAAAAAACAATCAAAAAAACAGGAAACACCTGCGGCCGCACCGGCTGCCGGAACCACAAACTACGACTGGAGCAAAGTACATTTGCACATCGCTATGCCTTGCTATGGTGGAATGGTCAGTGAACCTACCATGACCAGCTTGATTAGATTTGTATTGATTGCACAACATGTGGGTCTCCAATGGAGCTTGGATACCATGGTCAATGAAAGTTTAGTCACTCGAGCTCGCAACAATCTCATGGCCAAGATGATGCACAATCAAAAGGCCACGCATTTCATGTTTATCGACGCCGATATACGTTTCCAACCCGAAAGCATCTTCAAGATGATTGCCTGCGAAAAAGATGTCATTGGTGGTCTTTATCCCAAGAAAAGCCTGCCACCGGCGTATGTGATCAACTTGTTGCCGGAAGTAAAATACAACGAAGATATCTTTACCGTGGACACCATGGGAACAGGATTCTTGTTGTTTAAACGACATGTCTACGAAAAGCTCTGCGCCGCTCATCCCGAAACCAAATATGTCGACGATGTCAATCTAGGCAAGCAATACGAGCCCTACATGTACTCAATTTTTGACACAGTCATTGATGAAAAAGGCCATTATCTCAGTGAGGACTGGACATTCAGTCGCCGGTGGCAAAAGCTGGGTGGGGAGATATGGGCGCATGGAAAAGTATTGTTGAACCACATAGGACATTATGAATTCCAAGGCGATCTTGAAAAGATGCCTAAATTCAGTAACATCGCCAAGTCCACCGAAACCGGCAATGAAGTCGAAGTTCCTGGTGCGCTGGCCGCTGCTCTAGATATGAGCAAGAGAAAAAACGGAGGAAAATAGTGTATGTCCGACCAAGAAAAAGAACATCTAGTTTTCAAGATAGGCATCAGTGGAACTTTCTGGGATCGCAGGCCAGCATTCGAAATATTGCTCAATGATCAATTAATCAAATCCGGGGAAATCACCGCCGATTCCGATTGCGTAGAATATCATGAGTTTTCAGCCGAAGTTGAGCAAGATCGAGAACATTTGGTGTCAGTGCGTTTCGTCAACAAAACACCCGATCAAACCGTGAAGGCTCCCGAAAGTACCGAAGAAAATCTAGTCATAGCCAAGGACATGTTGTTGAATATCGTATCTCTGGAAATCAACGACGTTGAGATACCCATTGGTGCCGACTACGGCGAAGATGCTAAATTTGGTACTTATCGTGTCGATGTTCCTGTGAATTATCGTGGCCAAGCAAATGTCACTGAAATACCCGGAATCAAAAATCTCGGGTGGAACGGACGCTATGATGTCCCATTCCGCACCCCGTTTTACATCTGGTTGCTAGAGAATATCTAACGCTAAATACAGCAACAAAATGGAAATGATATGTTTGTTGCTGATCTTTTTGAAGACTCTAGTAATCTAGTAGTCGTTTATCCCGGACGCTTCCAGCCCTTTCACAAAGGGCACAAAGCAGTCTATGACGGACTCGTCAAGAAATTTGGCCGAGACCGCGTTTTCATTGCCACCAGCAACAAGGTAGATCCTCCCAGGAGTCCCTTTAATTTCTCAGACAAAAGCGTGTTCATGGCCTTGACAGGAGTGCCCATGGACCGTGTCATCGAGAGCCGCGAACCCTACAAAGTTCCTGAGCTGACAGCATTGTATCCAGCAGAATCAACCACATTGATCTTCGCAGTCAGTGAAAAAGACATGGCCGAAGATCCACGTTTTCGCATGGGAACAAAGAAAGACGGCAGCCCAACATATTTCCAGCCTCTGCCCAGCGATCTAAAAAATACCAATACACTCGACAAGACGGGCTATATCCTAACGGTACCCACGGTGGACTTCACCGTCCTCGGTGCTCCTATGCGATCCGCCACAGAAGTGCGTCAGCAATACAAAGACGCCGATCCTGCCACTCGCAAGCAGATCATCACTGACCTATTTGGACGTTACAGCGAAGAAGCGCAGCACATCATGGACCAAAAATTGGTCATCACCGAAGATTTGAAAAAATCTTTGGGTTCTTTGGCCGCGGCTGCCTGCATCGCGGGCACGCCAGGGTGTGCCACCACTGATGGAGTCACTGCACGAGATGCACTGATCGCTCTGCGCACTGCAAAGAATGTACAGAACATCAACAAAGATTCTGTGCGTGCCGAAATAGATCAAGAGATCCGCGCCATCGCTCGCGGAGATCGCAATGCCAGCAAGATCCTAGGACAACGCAAACGTTCCAACGAAGATGCCGCCGGAGTTGGTGTGGTCGCATCCAACAAAAAGATGGCACGTGATCCTAGATACAGCATGTCCATGACACGAGACATCGGGCCCGGTACCCTGAATAAAATGCTACGAGCTTTCCGTTTGGTGGAAACACTTTACAGCATAGATAAGACGGCGCCGATGGTTGACAGCGAAGTATTGATTCCAGGATACGGTAGACTGACTCTACAAACCTTGCACAAAAAACTAGAAAAGAATTTTCATGAACTTGGCGACATGTTGGCCACCATGGACCCCGATGCTGTACGCAGAGCGCAGTATATCATCGCTAAAAGTCCGTTGCCAGTCATGCTAGACTCATTGTTGCAGGCCTATCGCGACCTGTCAGCACAACGACGAAAAGGTGGAACATCTTCGCGTGGAATACCCAAAGGAATGTTCGCCGATGAATAATCAACATCAGACTGAAATCAGATTCGATGTTCACTGCAATCACGGCGACGAAATGTATCTCCCTGGATATCGAGTCTATCTTGATCAAGATTTACTCACAGAAAGAACCTTTGTTTGGTCCGGCAGTGACGAATATGTGGAAGAACTAGCCACAGTAAAATTATCTTTGGGACGTCATTACTTAAAAATTGATCGTGTCAATGATCCTCGAGGTCTACTACGAGTCGACAATGTCAGGATCAATGGGCGCCGATCAGACTTTGAATTTTTTATTTAGGAAAATCATGAAAATCGCCGAAATTATAAATGAAACAACTACCTCGGGCGGCATCGCCAGTGTGGTTGTTCCGCTTACAAAAAAAGTCATCAAGCGGGTCGAAGAATACGGTACCACTCCTGCACAAAAAACCCCGGATCAAATCAAACAAGATCAAGAGATCAAAAAAAATCTCACACAACTCAAAGGAGCCGGTGTAGATATTGACCCCACAAAAGCCGCCGACGATCCCAACAACGCAGGATCGGTGGCCGGTGCTGTGCAGAAGGCCATGTCTGACCCTGCTTTGGCCACACAACTCAAAAGCACGCTACAGCGAGCACAACAAAAATAAAAGGACCCGACGATGTTACTGTCAGATTTTAGATCAAAAAAAACCAATCGTGCTGTAGTTGAAATACATGAAAATGATCAATCGACTCCTGCATTTAATCGCGGTGGGCACAACAAATTACAGAGCAAAGAAGATTATCTCGACAAACGAGATGTACTATTTAGACTGCTGAGCCAGCCCGGAGTAGACTCAGAAACCAAAGCCAAGGCTCGAGAGCGTTTACTCGATCTTGAAAAGGCAGCACGTCTCGCCGGCATCATCAACGAAGAAGAAAATGCCATGGCACAGGCTGTGACACGCAGAATCATTAACCAGCATCCCGAATGGATCATGCAGTATGGTGTGGAGTTCCTATTACAAGTCATCGACGACGTAACCGAAGGCGAGGATGACTGGGAAGAAATTGGATCATCGGATGTGTCGGCCTATGTAAAAATGGTGCACGACCAGTTGCAGAGTCGCGGTGGTAGCAGAGAAGAGATGCGGGATCGTAGGCCATTTGCGGAAGGCTTCATGAGTGAAATTGACATCGAGCTACACAATATCGCACAAAGTGAAGACGAAGAAGAACTCATTGATGCCATTGGAGGGCTCAAAGGCACCGGAGTGCAAATCGCACTCGAAGACATGATGTCGGATCTTGCCGATGAACTTGCCGCCAAAGGCATGAACGATATCATCAACGACGAAGACCGCATGATCGAACTGCTCATGGACAAGCTGGTAAAAGAATACGGCCAAGGCGATGTTGATACCAACGAAAGCGATGACGGCAAACCGCGATTCACTGGTGCTCCTCAACGAGATCGTAATCCACCACCGATAAAAAATTCTAAGGTGCTACCTCCGGCACCGGGTCGTCCTACTTTCATAGGCAAGCCTACGCAGACAACACAGACACAGAAAACATCAGAAAGTCTCCGTGATGGTGAATATCATGTGGCCACAGTCACCTTCAACGACGGTACCAAGAAAAAGGTCAAAATACGATCTGATGAAGGATTCCGTGACCCTATTATCAAACACTTTGCCAAGCAAGGACTTGAAGTACGAGATATTGAAGTAGATTGGAGTGTGCGTGCTGATGAGAACAATGATCGGCCACTGGCCTTTGTTGCTCCTGTTAAAAACAACGACCTTGGTTATATAAAATTAATCGTCCACAAAGTAAAAAACAACAAACCAGTGAGTCGTCAAGAAAAAGAAGATCTTAACAAATATCTAGCTTCTACTTTAATGAAAGAAGAAGATCACGGTGATCTGCGTACTGGCTGGGTATTAAAAGCGGCCAAGCGTGCGTTTCCAATGGCGGCCACTGACGAAGAAGCGTTGGCCATGTGGATCAACGACCGAATAGAAAAAGATGTCAACCGTCTTGACCGAGAAAATGACCGGGAGGATCGAGACATTGACCGCCTTGATAGAGAAAACGATCAAGAACAACGCATGCTTTCGCAGATGAGCACACGTGACGAACAGATTGAAAAGAAATTAAACGATCTACAGGCGCAGGTCAATGTGCTTTATAAAGACGGCAGCGAAAGAAAGCCATCCCGGTTAGAGTCACGCTTAAGCACTAGGGCCACCTCCGCAGAAATCAGTAAATATCTAGCCGAGATGAAAAAAGCCGGCTACGACATTTAAGGATTGATTAAGATGGACGAACTCAAAAAAGCCATGAAGATCGCGTTCTCATCTGAGTTCGCGTTTTATCTCAAAGCACACAACTTTCACTGGAATGTGGAAGGCATACACTTCGCGCAGTTCCATGAACTGTTCGGTGACATCTACGAAGAGGTCTATGGCAGCATCGACCTGTTCGCAGAAAATATCCGCAAGCTGGATTCCTATACACCAGGGTCATTCACTCGTTTCAGCATGCTCAGCATGGTCGACGATGAAACTGCCATCCTGGCCGCCGAAGACATGTGCCAAGAACTGCTCGACGACTCTGACAAGATGGTCAAGATCCTCAAGCGTGTGTTTGACATGGCCACCGAAGCCGGTGAAGAAGGACTAGCCGACTTCCTTGCTGGACGCATGGACGCACACCGCAAACACTCCTGGATGTTGAGAGCCAGTCTCAAATAACACGCCAAGGAGGGCGAAATGAAAAGTCGAGATTTTGTCAGCGAAGAGCTCGAAGTTCGAGCGGCCATTACATTGGCCGAGCGTGCTGTAAGTCGAGCACAGCAAAGATATATGGGCATGGTACATGCCTTACAGAAAGGAGAGAAGATCCCTGGTGCCAGCAAAGAGCTCAAACAAACTGCTCGCACCATGAAGAAGAGCGATGTCAAGGATTTCGCTAAGACACCGCACAAAGGTCTTCCAGAAAAGAAACCCAAAGAAGCTATCGATCGAGAACAGCTCGCTAAAATGGCTCCTCCCAAAGACCGAGTCACCTACGCCGATCGAATTGCGTTGGCCAAAAATCCACGAGCACTGTCCGAAAAATGGGGTACCGAGACACAGGTGAGCCCTCAAGAACGTGGCAAATACTCTGGTAAGACCAAGGCCGAACTGCTCAAAGCCTATAATACATTGAAAAAATCCGGGCCGCACCCAAAAGGCAGTGATGAATACGGTCGCATGAGAGAGTTGGCGTTTGCCATACGTGCCAAGACCGGTTGGGGCAAAGTGCAATAACAGTCATTGGTAAATAATTAAAATCACATAGGAAAATTTTTATCAATGATGTCAGATGACTTATCTCAATGTGTTTCTATGTGTGTCCAGGACACCAATGACTCGATTCTTGATGCCACAACTGATGACAATACACAAAATCCTGATATCTATCTAGTTTGGCCCGACTCCGGTAAAAATCCCTACGGCCAACATTGAAGTGTAGGTGTTGCATAGCAACATAAATACTTTATCAATACAAGGAGATTGACATGTCAACGGAAAAGCCACGCGATTGGAAAGCATATCAACTGCAAAAAGACTGGAGCGACAACCCGAGATGGGCCGGAATCAAACGCACTTATGACGCACGGCAAGTAATCAACCTACAAGGATCGAATCCCATTGAGTACAGCTTGGCCAAACGCGGAGCCGAAAAGTTGTGGAATCTGTTACACACAGAAGATTATGTCAATACCTTGGGTGCTTTGACTGGCATGCAGGCCTTACAACAAGTTAAAGCAGGATTAAAGGCCATATACCTTTCGGGATGGCAGGTAGCGGGCGATGCTAACACCGCTGGAGAAATGTATCCCGATCAGAGTTTATATCCAGTAAACTCGGTACCGGAAGTGGTACGCAAAATAAATGCCACCTTCACCCGTGCAGATCAGATACAGTGGATGGAACAAAACGGAAGCAGAGATTTCTTCGCTCCCATCGTAGCCGACGCCGAGGCTGGGTTCGGCGGTGTGCTTAACGCATTCGAGTTGATGAAAGCCATGATCGAAGCTGGTGCCGCAGGAGTACACTTCGAAGATCAACTCGCTTCAGTGAAAAAATGCGGTCACATGGGTGGTAAAGTTTTGGTGCCTACTCGTGAAGCTGTCAACAAACTGATTGCCGCGAGATTGGCTGCCGACGTCATGGGGGTACCTACAGTATTGCTCGCTCGTACCGACGCCGAAGCTGCAGACTTAGTTACATCTGATATTGATGAGAATGATCGACCTTTCTTAACTGGCGAACGCACCGTGGAAGGATTTTATCGCACTCGCAAAGGTTTTGATCAGGCATTGGCACGAGGGATTGCCTATGCACCTTATTGCGATTTGCTGTGGTGTGAAACCGGAACTCCAGACCTCGACTTCGCACGCAGATTTGCCGAAGGTATACAACGACACTACCCCGGCAAGATGCTGGCCTACAACTGCTCACCATCATTCAATTGGAGGAAAAATCTAGATGCAGACACAATTAGCCGTTTCCAACGTGAACTTGGAGCAATGGGCTACCGTTTTCAATTCATCACACTTGCTGGATTCCATGCTCTTAATCATAGTATGTTTGACCTTGCTCATGGTTATGCTAGGGATGGCATGTCTGCTTTCGTGGAGCTACAAGAACGCGAGTTTGCTGATGCGGGCCGTGGTTTCGAAGCTGTCAAGCACCAAAGAGAAGTAGGCACATCTTACTTTGACGCTGTGACCACCACCATTGAAGCCGATGCTTCTACCCAGGCACTCAAAGGTTCCACTGAAGAAGAACAGTTCCATTGAAATCGCGACATAAAATAAATCTCTTGTTTGGATTGGCCTGGATTGCTTTGATGTTTGCAGCGATCTGGGTCAACTTACCATGAGCGAATATGAGCTAAAATGATCAGACACATATGGCGTGTTTGGGCCAAGTCTCTCGGTCCAAAGGGCAGTGAAAACAATCTTGAAGCAGATTACATAGCACTGGTACGTACTGGAATCGTGCTTTTATATGTGATCACAAACTTGTTTATCATAGCGGGTGTTATCCACCACTGGTGAAAAAAATGGGGTACCAGAGATATTATTAAATACCTAGATGATACCTCAAAAATATTTTTTCAATGGTTCTTACCAACCAAAAAAATGGTATGGGCTGATCTCGCCGAGCCTTGATCGGCTGTACCTGCTGTCAAATGACTATCGGCATTTAAAGCTCTTGCAACTCTGCATCATGAGATCTGAGCTGTTTTACATCGCTGATCTCAGCCAATTAACTCACGATTCGGCCATAGACAATTCCAACTGTTTAATGTACACTTTGTCAAATGCTCGAAGATTGCATCTCGAGCTCGACGTTGAACTCAAAAAATTAAAAGGCCAGTCATTGATAAAAAAAGATTCCCTGCCCAAGGCAAACGATCTAGAACTACAAAACAAGCTGTTCCTTTGCTATCAAGTAATCAAAATGCTCGAGGAAAGATACAGAGAATACACAGAAATATTGACCAATGATTGGCAACAAGAAATAAAAGGATTAGAGATTGCTCGCGATTTTGTCAGTGATGTATTTGATGATCAAGACTTTAATAAAATTGCTGACAGAGACACACAAGAACTATCATTCGCGATTGGTGAAATAAAAGAGTTTAGAAAAAAAATATTGCGGGCGCTGATCTTTGTTGACTACGATCAACCGATACAAGATTTTAAAAATAGTTTACAAAAAAAGATAGAAGGAATCGATTTAGGCAAGTATTCTCTAGAAGTCAGAAAGATACAGTCTACCAACAAAAGACTCGATATGAACTTATGTGAAAGATTAATTTCAAAAAGCAATTATCATATAGCACAGCAAGTCTTGAAAGAAAAACTAAGCACAGGTTTATTATTGTTACTAAAATGATTGATTTTAAAAAAATTATTTCAACAAGTGCGTTCATTGACAATGCCGCATTGAGAAATTTAATCATGAGACACAATATACAAAAGACAGAAAAGATCTCTCTTTCAAGAGCAGGCTCAGAATGGCTTTCGATTTTTTCGCTGATCCCTATGACCTTAGATATCCGAGCTAGATACGGATCTTTTTCTACTCCATGGAACGCCCCCATAGATCGATCGTTTGTAACCAGGTTACCGCAGCACACTTCTCTCAAGTTGAGCGAAATCTATGATCAGCGGGCACTAGAGATATTTGATATCGCTGTGAAAACAAATAAAAATATCGTGATACAGTGGAGCGGTGGCGTAGACTCGACTTCGATGTTGACAGCATTTTTAAAGAATCTTTCCCGGGCGGACCAAGAAAAAATTATCATTGCGATGAGTGTCAACAGCTTCGTCGAAAACCCAATATTTTATCAAAGTTATATTTCTAAAAAACTAAAGATAGTGAATTGGCTTGACGTCGATGTTAATAACGACTTCCTTGACAAGAATATCATTCTGCATGGCGATCCTGCCAATTGTTTGTACGGACCCAGCGGAATGATGTATGCCAAACTCGCTCAAAATGAACGACATCTCGAGCCATGGAAACATCACAGGGACTCAATGATAAGATCCATCAACGAACAGGTCCCTAATTATCCTGGTACTGTCAACATCGGCGAATGGTACATAGATAAAATATCTTCCGTGATCGACGAGCTTTCTTTTGATGGGGTTGAAACTGTATGCGATTGGTGGTGGTGGCAATATTTCAATTTTAAATGGTACGGAAGCATCGTGCGTCCATTGGCCTGGTGCCGCAAGAACTATTCTAAACCGATATCAAAATCAAATTATGAGTTTTTTTCTCGGAATACGTTTTATTCGTCACAAGAGTTCCAAGACTGGAGCTATACCAACCTACATCGTCTGATTGGCAAAAATCCAGCGGACGCATATAAACCAGAAGTAAAAAAATATATCCTGGATTTCAACGGAGACTATACATATCATAACAAGAAAAAATTCCAGGCCAGCCGAGTTACCAATCATATCGATTTACATTATCGGGGTGTTCCTGTATTATTTGATGAAAACTGGGTAGGATACCATTGGGAGGATCCTTTAGTGAAGGACTCCATGCTAGATTGCCTTAATGATTTCCAAGGATGATTTCCATGTTAGAAAACGAAAAAGATCTCTATGGTTTGCTCGATAGTCGAGATAATTCATTTTATATCGTAGAAAAAAATTATCAACTCATCAAATTGATACAGATATTGTTGATCAAGCAAAAGTTTTTTTACTGTATTAACATCTCTAAATTACCAGGCGTCGACGCCATTGGTGACATCAACAATGAAAACTGTCATCAGTTTGGAGTATCGGCTCCGATGATCAAGTACATTAGATTCGATAGCGACCCCGGAATCTACGGATGCGGGATCACAAAATCAAAAAGACCTCACAACAAAATACTCAGAGACAACCTTGTAAGTTTACAAAAACTACTTGGACCTGTTGAAAAATTTTTCAAGGACTTTGAAAATAAAGAGATTGAGAGATATCAAGACGAAATTTCGGGATTGCTAGAGCTGAAATCATTTTTAAATACCGTGATACCCAACGATAAAGTATTTGAAGAATTTATCGCAGCAGACATCGAAGAAAGACAGAAATCTATACAGCGAGCAAGACCACTGAAGTCCGAGATTTTTAAAAGCATCATGGATATAGATTTTTTCCGTGACGATGCTACTCAGTCTTTGAAAAAAATGATTGAATCTTTTAGCTTTGGTAATCGGGAATACTTGTCGAACACATCAGATAAAATTTTCCTCGGAGACATAGTAAAAAAACTCATGTTGACACACTTATGATTAGACCTGCTGCTCTTAAAAATAGTATAATGGCCGATGTGAGATATATAAATCTCAATCGACGGCGTCGTAACATACACGGACTACGTTGGAAAGGCACGATCAATCATATTATCGGTGCCCATGACCTGCGGGCCAGACAAGGAACTTTCATTACTCCGTGGGGTGCACCGAGTAATCCACTCTATGCTGCACCGGAGTTCCGAGAAAACACAAATAGCCTCAGTGACCTATTGGACCAACGTGCGTTAGAAATTCTAGCGATATCAAAACTCCAAGGAAAAAAAGTCATGGCTCTATGGAGTGGTGGTATAGATTCAACCACGGTGCTTGTGTCATTGATAAAAAACTGGTCTAAACAAGATCTAGACAATCTCGTGATAGTGATGAACACTAACTCCATAATTGAGAATATCGAGTTCTATCAAAAATTTATTTCTAACAAGATCGCTTGTATGAACTATACTAAGTTAGACATGAATGATGATGTTCTCTCCAAGAATATAATCATACACGGAGATCCTGCAGATTGTATCTATGGTCCGTCGACACCCGCTTATCGTCCTTTGATCGATTCTGGGCAACATCTTGAACCCTACGAAAAACATCTAGATCGTATGGCCGAGCTCATACAACCATCTGAAGGGGCTCCTCATTATGTCGAAGGATTTGGTAAATGGTGGGTTGAAAAAGTCACGGCCAATCTCAAGGAAGTCAATCCGGCGAATGTCACAACAGTATCCGATTGGTGGTGGTGGACCTATTACAATTTCAAATGGGAATTCAGCTGCCAACGACCTTTTACATTTAGTCGCAACGACTTTAAAATCGGTATCAGTAAAGAAAATCAAAAAGATTTTGCCAACACAACTTTTTACAATACACCCGAATTCCAGAATTGGAGTTATACCAATCTTAAAAATCTCGTCGGCAAAGACCTAAGTACTCATAAAATTGAAGCTCGAAGATATATCTACGAGTTTGACAAAAACGAATTGTACTTTAAAAACAAGACCAAGATGTCAGGAGCGCCGGGTAATTCGGTGATGAGAGGTACTTCTGATCTACCTATATGCTACGACGAAAATTGGATAGGATATTATCGTTGGGAAGGAAGTCTCGACGACGAATCTTTTTATTTGCTAGAAACTTACAAAGGCTGATCATGACGAAAGATCCTGACTTCGGGCTTTTCAGTTCGCAAAAAAATAGATTTATTTTGGTAAGCAAGGATTATGAGGTACTAAAGCAAATACAGTTCTTGACCATGAATCACGAATTGCTTTATATGGTCAATCTCAGCGGCATCTCGAACTACCGAACGAACTTACTTACCACCGGCAATTGCCTCACCATTGGTATTGCCACCGGAGAAAAAATGCGAATCGAAGTCGACATGTATGTGACTAATCCTTCATATCGACTGATCGTCAACACCGTTCCTGTCAATGACAAAGACCTTTGCTCGCAAAAAACCTTGTTATTCCTATCGGACGTGATTTTGCTTTTGGAAAAAATCAAAAATCAGACCGTCAGCAAGGAGCTTTCGCAAGTGGAGTTCTTGGAAAAGGGCCTAAGATCTTTTAAAAAATTCGTGTCGACTTTAATGCCAAAAGATCAACAGATTAGATCAATCATTGAAAAAGAAATAAAAAACAAATACCGTGTACTCGATATATTTGATTCGTTCTCGGCCGAAATATTCGAAATACTATTGAAGATAGATTATAGCAAGCCAACAAACGAAATAAAACAAGATCTTGTTACCCAAGCACAACTGATTCCAATGAAATCTTATTTTTTCCGTGAGTCTATAGATAAATTTTGCAAGGAAATCGCGTGAATCACGTCGAGGGACTCCGCAACAGCATCGCGGTTGATAATCATCTAATAGCTGACTTTAACACACATTCGCGGATACAAAATCCCAATGGACATTATTGGAGCAAATTTGCACATCTTGTGATCGGTGCCAAAGATCTTCGAGCTCGAAAAGGGAAGTTCAACACTCCGTGGCAGGCCCCAGTTGATGACATGTATCCCATGCCGGAACTTAAATTCGTAGACTATAAGCTTTCAGATCTATTTGATCAGCGTGCAATCGAGCTCAATGAGTTGGCAAAACGATCCAAGAAGAAAATAGCCTTGATGTGGAGCGGTGGTATAGATTCTACTGCTGTGTTGGTATCGTTCTTGAAAAATATTTCAGCCGCCGATCTTGACAATCTCGAAATTGTACTCAGTACAGAATCTATCATTGAAAATTTTGATTTTTACAAAAACTTTATTTCGTCAAAACTAAAATGTCTACACCTGTCAGAATTTGACATGTGTAACACGACCTTGGAAAAGTATATGTTGATTCATGGCGATCCCGGGGATTGCGTGTTTGGCCCAACTTCTCCGGCGTTCCGCCATCTCTTTGATACCGGTCGACACAATTTTCCATGGCGCGAGAATCTACATCTTATATCAGAATTCTTTGACATGGATCGATCGATCAACAGAGAGGCTGGGTTCGGTCAATGGTATGTTGATAGGGCGTCGCGCAATCTCGAAGAAGTCAATCCCGAAAATGTCACGACTATAACTGACTGGTGGTGGTGGCACTATTTCAATTTCAAATGGCCTACTGCAATCGTGCGCCCGTTCATGCATCTACGAAAAGATTACAAAGCACCCATTGATCGCAAACATCGTGTTGACTATGCCAATTACACCTATTTCAATACCGATGAGTTCCAGCAATGGAGCTATAGCAATCTCAAAAATCATTTCAAACATATAGATCAAGGCAAGCGCGGTATCAAATGGGAGGCAAAAAAATATATCTTTGAGTTTGACAAAAATGAAATGTATGCCAACGAAAAGATCAAAATAGCTTCCAAAAGTCCCGATTTTGAACTGCGATCGTTGTCGGTATCTCCCTTGTATTACGATCAAGATTGGGTCGGATACCATCCCTGGGAGCCCGGTGTCAAAAAGGCTGCGTTAGGTATGTTGGAATCTTTTAGCGGTTGACCGCGGTAGGATAATCAGTTATACTATTGTTTTTTAACAAGGAGAATGGTATGTCGTCAAGGATGTTCAGCGCCGAACAAAAAGCCAAATTAACACAACTAATCAACGAAGGCATCGCTGTCATGCAGGAAGTCGAAGATCTCACAGCCGGGCTCAATGACACAGTCAAAGCCATCGCCGAAGAACTGGAAGTCAAACCTGCTGTGCTCAAAAAAGCCATTCGTGTTGCACAAAAGAGCAAGTTCGGCGATACTACCAAAGATCACGAAGAGCTGACCACAATCCTGGAAACTGTTGGCCGTACTTTATAAAATGGAGGCATTATGCCGCGACAATTTGGTTTATGTACCTATAACCAAAAATGCCAGCACCTCATATACGCATTTCTTTAAGAATCTTTTAGGATGGGGGTCGATTCAAACAGACAGCATTGACTGGGATAAACAACATGTGTTTGCACACATAATGCATCCTTACAAAAGACACCTTAAAGGTACTGTTCAAGCCCTGTATCAGTATGATTTATTTGACATAGTCGACGATCCAAGGTTTCTAAAACTGTTGGGAACAGCAGTTTTTGATCTTCATAGTTATCCTTTGTCGACGGTCTTTGCTGAAAAGATGATGTTAATCGACTGGATAATGTTAGATCATCCACATGTGTCATCGGAACGCTGTGTGAAAAAACTATTGCAGGAGCACGGAATACACATCGATGAAAATGCTATTCCGGGCATGAATACCAGTAATAATTTTTTCAAGAAAGTTTCGGCTAAAATAGAAAATATCAGAGACCAAAATGATCTTTCGGGTACGTTGACTTATTTTTATGATCAAGATGTTTATTGGTATTCACAAGTTTGGCAGCACACATTATTCTACGAAATGGAAAATTTACCTTGGTCAGAGTGTAGTTGGTTGAAAAATTATCCTCGAATCGAGAAAGAAAAACAATTAAAAAGTTTCAAACTCGTGTTATAATCAAGATATATAAAATAAACACAAGACTCGCTGGCTCAACCAGCATGTAGAACGGCCAGTGGGCCATAAACCACAGGAGGATTATGAGTTATATCGATGCGCTCTTTGATCGAGAGCGTGATACCATCCATGTCGTAGAACGTGTCAACGGACTTCGCGAGTTTCGCGAGTTTCCAGCCAAGTATGTGTTCTACTACGACGACCCCCGAGGCAAGTTCCAAACCATCTACGGCACACCTGTTAGTAGATTCACTACAAGGAACAGCAAAGAGTTCCACAAAGAGATGCGGATCAATTCCGGTAAGCGTCTCTGGGAAAGTGACATCAATCCCATCTTCCGTTGTCTGGAAGAAAACTATCTAGGAGTTGCTTCTCCTAAACTCCAGACATGCTTTTTCGACATTGAGGTTGACTTTGACCCCGAGCGCGGATACAGCAAGCCCGAAGATCCCTTCAACCCAATCACATCCATCACGCTTTATCTTGACTGGTTAGATCGCTTGATCACCTTAGTGGTACCACCCAAGAGTTACTCGTGGGAGACCGCCCAAGAGATCTGCGACGGCTTTGACAACTGCTTCTTGTTCGAGCGCGAAGAGGACATGTTAAACACATTCTTGGATCTCATCGAAGACGCCGACATCCTGTCGGGGTGGAATAGCGAAGGCTTTGATATTCCTTATACCGTGATGCGAGTGAATCGTGTGCTCAGCAAAGATGACACACGTCGCTTCTGCCTGTGGGGGCAGTATCCCAAGCAACGGACCTTTGAACGTTTTGGCGCCGAGAATCTCACTTTCGACATCATCGGCCGAGTACACATGGATTACATGCAACTTTACAGGAAATACACCTATGAAGAACGACACTCCTATAGTTTGGATGCCATCGGAGAATACGAAGTTGGCGAATCAAAAGTGGCCTATGAAGGAACTTTGGACCAACTCTACAATCGAGACTTCCCCAAGTTCATTGACTACAACCGCCAAGACGTCATGCTCTTGGTCAAACTCGACAAGAAGCTCAGGTTCCTGGATCTAGCCAACGAACTGGCACACGACAATACTGTGCTATTGCCTACGACCATGGGGGCAGTAGCGGTCACTGAGCAAGCCATCATCAATGAAGCGCATCAACGAGGAATGATTGTTCCTAATAGGAGAAGCCGTGAAGATCAAGGAGAAACCCAAGCAGCAGGTGCCTATGTTGCTTACCCCAAAAGAGGCATGCATGAATACATCGGCGCCATCGACCTCAACTCGCTCTATCCCAGCACTATTCGCGCCCTCAACATGGGACCGGAAACCATCGTCGGGCAACTCCGGCCAATAATGACCGAACACTACATCCGTGAAAAAATGGCCAACGGATCCAGCTTCGCAGATGCCTGGGAAAACATGTTCGGCAGCCTTGAATATCAAGCGGTCATGAACATGGAGCCCGGCACGGAGATTACCATCGACTGGGAAAATGGTACCGAGGATGTGGTCAGTGCTGACAATGTGTGGCGCCTGGTATTCGAAAGCGGACAACCTTGGACACTCAGCGCCAACGGAACCATATTCCGATACGACAGCAAAGGCATCGTCCCGGGCCTGCTGGAACGCTGGTACGCAGAACGCAAAGAGCTACAGGCCAAGAAAAAAGAAGCCACAGAAAAAGAAGATATCGCTTTCTGGGACAAGCGACAATTGGTAAAAAAGATCAACTTGAACTCCTTGTATGGCGCTATCTTGAATCCCGGCTGTCGTTTCTTTGATCATAGAATTGGTCAATCGACTACGCTCACAGGTCGTATTATCGCCAAGCACATGGACTCGTTCGTCAATGAATGCATCACTGGCAAGTACGATCACGTGGGCGATGCCATTATCTACGGTGACACAGACTCGGTGTACTTTTCAGCCTGGCCGGTGATCAAGGACGATGTAGAATCGGGAAAGATGGAATGGAACCGAGAGGTATGCGTACAGCTCTATGACACCATCGCCGACTCAGTCAATGACTCATTCCCGGCCTTTATGGAACGTGCTTGCCATTGCCCCCGAGACATGGGTGCCATCATCGCGGCCGGCCGAGAACTAATCGCGTCCAAAGGCTTGTTCATTAAAAAGAAACGCTACGCTGTTCTCATCTTCGACATGGAGGGAGTAAGACTGGACCTCGGTGGCAAGATTGGCAAAGTCAAAGCCATGGGCCTGGACCTCAAGCGATCGGACACTCCCAAGGTGGTGCAGGAGTTTCTCAGTGAGCTCTTGACCATGGTCCTGACCGGCTCCGGCAAAGAAGACATCATTGAAAAAGTCAGAGATTTCAAATTGCTGTTCACCGAAAGGCCCGCCTGGGAAAAAGGCACGCCCAAGCGTGTCAATAACCTGACCAAATACGCGGCCGAGGAAGCACGACTCGGTAAGGCCAATATGCCCGGACATGTAAGGGCCGCCATGAACTGGAACAATCTAAGGAGGATGCACAGCGACAACTACAGCATGCAGATCGTGGATGGTATGAAGACCATCGTGTGCAAACTCCGAGACAACCCATTGGGCTATACCAGTGTGGGCTATCCCACCGACGAATCGCATATTCCCGAATGGTTCAAAGAGCTGCCGTTCGACGATGCTGACATGGAGTCTACCATCGTGGACCAAAAGGTAGAAAATTTATTGGGAGTGCTGGGTTGGAACATCGAAGAACACACACAGATCAAAACAACTTTTGACAACCTGTTTGAATGGCAATAAATAACTGTGTATATAATGATTGATCTTCAATGAAACTCAGTGAACTGGTCGCTTTCAAGGAAAAAATCAAGCAGGCGGTTGATACTGCCGCGGCTGAACAGTCCTTGACGACCATGCTCAGCGATATGTCGTTGCTGTATCAACAGTTCCCCGATCAAGATTATCATGGATTCATTGATTCGAGCATACATGATCTGCGCGAGATGATTGACATGGTCGTCAAGTACAAGGACCGGGCCGACGATATCAGTGAAGAAATCGATCGAGAAATTTCCAAACTCACACAGAAATTTTTTGCGGCCAATTACGAAACTGAATTCGAATACAACGATCCAGCCAACATCCGGCGTGTGCGGAAACTCTACATGCCAAATCATGCCATTCCTGTGTTGATGAGCCGACTGGGACTTGTACTTGACTGGAGATACCCCACATTGGAAATAGGATGTCGGGACGGAGAATGGACCACGCATTTAGTCGCCGGCGATCCCTTGTACATCGTTGACACCCATCAGGAATTCCTGACGTCGACCATGAATAAATTCAATCCTGAATATCAGCGACGCATACGCCCGTATCTGATAAAAGACCAAGACTTTTCTGTGCTGCCACAACAGCAGTTTGGTTTTGTGTTCAGTTGGAATTTTTTCAACTATCTCAGCCTGGACAGCATAAAACATCATTTACAAGAAATCTTCAATCTGTTAAAACCCGGCGGACGAGTGATATTCAGCTACAACAACGGTGATTTACCCGAAGCAGCCGAACATGCTGAACACTATTACATGACTTACATGCCAAAAAGCCTGTTGTTGCCCATGTGCGAGATGTTGGGTTATGTGATCAGTGATCATCGAGATTTCCATCCAGCACTGAGCTGGGTCGAGCTACAAAAACCCGGTGAGCTCACTACCACCAAAGCGCATCAAGTCCTAGGAACAGTGAAACGAAAACCATTGGCATGAAATGCTCGTCTCCCTGCAATGCTGTATGGAACAGCATCACCATATATCCCAATGGTAAGATCGCTCCTTGCTGTATCTACGACTATCAACTGGCCAGAGACAGCGACCAATTCCAGGGCCGCGACACCTTTGCTGATTTGCAGGAACAGATGTCGCAGGGAACCTATCCAACCGGTTGCCGTAAATGCTGGATGGATGAACAGAATGGCACGAATTCCTATCGAGAAAACTACGGCAGCAATCCCGATCAACGAGATCGCATACGTTATCTCGATCTACGCAACAACAACACCTGCAATCTCACTTGCCGCATGTGCGGCCCGGCGTTCAGCAGTAGCTGGACCAAGTTGGTGGGAGATCTCGAGTTTGAAAATTTTGACATATCATCAATGCTGGCAGAGATATCAGAATCTGGACTCGAAGAGATCTATTTCACCGGTGGTGAACCCATGTTAAACCCCGATCATTGGCAGTTACTGGAAAGGCTTATAGTCAATGATCATAGCAAAAATATCACTCTCAGATACAATACCAATCTCAGCACTTTGAGTTATCAAGGACGATCTGTGTTTGACTATTGGCCAAAATTCAAAAAGATCAAAGTCTATGCCAGTCTCGAGGCCGCCGGTGAGCCGGTGGAATATATTAGGTCGGGCTTGGATTGGAACCGTGCCACAAAGAACATCGACTCCTTGTTGGGTTTCCGACAACAACGTCCCAACACAGAAATATCTGTGTTTTGCACTGTTGGATTGTTGAATGTTTGGTTCCTACCGGATCTGGTCACTTGGTGCCAAGAGCGGGATATTTTACTGAAAGCTTCGATACTCGAAGGACCAGATTTTCTGTCGCTGTCAGCCTTGCCATATGAATTAGCGAATCTTGTGCCCGAGGTGGAATTTGCCAATGATCGAAATCAACTGCATAACAACCAGGTGCTCAAACTGGCAAAATCCAAAATCGGTGATACCGAGCATTTGTTTTTGCATTCCGTTACACACATGCTGATGATGGATCGACTAAAAGGAGACCGGTTGTTTGATCTCATGCCTGCGCCCTTGCAAGATTTCGCCAAAAGAAGAGTTTTATTGGCTTAATTGTTTGACAAATCTAAATACAATCATCTATAATCTTAATATCATTGGAGGCTCTACATGAAAGACTTTTTACAAGACATCGTACAACACACTCACGGATTAGGTTGCATTGAACTGGTCAAGATCACCGGTGACAGCGCCGGGACTGCTGTTAATGCCATTGCCGAAGATCGCAGCGTGATCCTAGAGGCCAGTTTCAAACAACCCGTGGCCGAATTTGTGGGTACCTTTGGCATGCCCAATCTAGCCAAACTCAATACCATCCTTGGCATCAGCGAATATCGCGAAGATGCCAACATCACGGTGACACGACAGGATCGCAACGGCGAGAAAGTGCCCGTGGGCGTGCATTTCGAAAACAAAGCCGGCGACTTCAAGAACGACTATCGCTTCATGACTGCCGAGATCATCAACGAAAAACTCAAAGCAGTCAAGTTCCGCGGCGTGAAATGGAATGTGGACATTGTGCCTTCGGCCGCTTCGATCCAGCGCCTCAAGTTCCAGGCACAGGCCAACAGCGAAGAAACCACGTTCGTGGCCAAGACCGACGGAGACAAGCTCAAGTTCTACTTTGGAGATGCTGCCAGCCATGCTGGTGAATTTGTGTTCGAACAAGGCGTCTCAGGTTCCTTGACCAAAGCATGGTCGTGGCCGGTGGCGGCTGTGATTTCTATCCTGAGCTTGCCCGGAGATAAAACATTCAAGATCAGCGACGAAGGTGCCGCGATGATTACCGTAGACTCGGGCATCGCAGATTACAGTTACATCATCCCAGCCCAGACTAAATGATTCTAGATTTCGAGTACAAGACTCTCGATTATATACATATCAATGACGGTATCGTACGTCTTGAGTGGGATCATATATGGAGTAATCGTGGGCATCATCTCGGAGAAGGAATGATCAGTCCCGACGAAGAATGGTTTTATTTGAATATCCCAAAGAATTCCAGTTCCAGCACAAAAAAAACATTGGATGGATTGGGATGGAAATTTGGCAATGCCAGAGACTTTCCTCGCTCTAAGAAGATAGTCATTATGCGTGATCCAGTTTCTCGTTGGGTCAGCGGAATGAGCGAATATCTAATGATGTATCACCAAGACACCATTGACGATATCGTTTCTCCGATGGAATATGATTGCTTACCGATTTTGGGAGAGAAGCTCGGTCTGGCATTGCTATTTGATCGTATGAGTTTTGACGATCACACAGACCGTCAGGCGATTTTTTTACACGGCATTGACCTCGCTGATTCCCGGTGGTTTCTGATTGATCAGCATTTTAATCAACGATTTGTTGATTTCCTGCACAGCCTTGGATATCATAATGCTGTGATTTACAACGAAAACAGCTCAAGCCAAGATTCGTACGAATCCCATAAAAAACAAAAATTGCAAGATCTATTGAAATACATGATTGACCACAATCAATTTTATAGATACAATTTAGAGAAATGGTTTTGGCCCGATTACGAATTAATTGAAAGAAATATATCCAGTGTCGCAAGATAATCTCACAGCTAAACAAAACGACTACGCAGTATTCTTGCCGGCGATTTCAGGGTTCTATGCCACGTTCATAGGCAAGCAACGCGACCCTGTGAATGGTCCTTATGTGGATCCTGCAAGGTTTCCTCCAGGCATGAAGGACATGGAAGAACTGAACTGGCTTAACGCACAAAAAAGTTTTTTTCCGTATCGTTGGAGCCTATACTCGGGCGGACATGCCAACCTTGATCTCACCAAGCAGGACTGGAGCGAGGACATGGTTCGCAATCGTGACCCCAACACCCTGATCCTTGGTGACTCGGGCGGGTTCCAGATCGCCAAAGGCCTATGGGAAGGTGACTGGAAGGCGGGATCAGGTTGTCCACGGGCACAGAAGAAACGTGACGCCGTGTTAAAATGGCTGGATGGTATCGCCGACTACGGTATGATTCTTGATATTCCTACCTGGGTCATCCATGATAAAAAAGCATCACAGGCTTGTGGTATCAAAACACTTCCAGAAGCAGTGGCCGCTACCAAGTTCAACAACGAATACTTTATGGCCAATCGCAAGGGTGTCAAGAATGGTGGCGCTCGATTTCTTAATGTCTTGCAAGGCGACAATCACAAGTCAGCAGATGAGTGGTATGAAATCATGAAACACTATTGCGACCCCATTCAATATCCTGACACACATTTCGACGGTTGGGCCATGGGAGGTCAAAACATGTGCGACGTACATCTGGTACTGAGACGCTTGGTGGCCCTGCGTTATGACAATCTCCTACAGGAAGGACGACACGATTGGATGCACTTCCTGGGCACAAGTAAACTAGAATGGGCAGTATTGCTCACAGTAATACAAAGAGCCATCCGCAAGTATGTGAATCCAAGATTTACTATCTCTTTTGACTGCGCTAGTCCATTTTTAGCCACTGCCAATGGGCAGGTCTACTTTGAAAATGTCTTTGAAAATGATGCCAAATGGAGCTATCGTATGGCTCCGTCAGCTGACGATAAACGATACGCCACAGACACACGCCCGTGGAGTGCTGGAGTTGTGGCTGATGGTATCTACCCCCGATGGGAAGACAGTCCTGTCAGCGACTTGTTACGCATGAAGGATGTCTGCATCTACCGGCCCGGAGTGCCCAAACCCGGAGTTGTCATTGATGAGAAGAACTTTCAAGATCCCGACATGTATGATGTTTTACCCGACACAAATAAAAATGGTAAATGGGGCAAGACCAGCTGGGATAGCTTCAGCTATTGCTTGCTGATGGCTCACAATGTTTGGATGCATCTCACAGCAGTACAAGAAGCCAACAGGCGTTTTGATGCCGGAGAACATCCGGCCATGATGCGTCGTAGCGGAGGAGATTACGCTTACTTCGAGGACATCGTGGAAGCGATATTCTCTTCACCGGACCGGGCTACAGCCGAGGGCATCATTGAACGCTATGACACGTACTGGATGGAGATCGTGGGCACACGTGGTTTTAAAGGAAAGAAAACCAAAAATGCCAACACCAAGTTCAATGAGTTATTTGATGCTGTAGAAGAAAACGAAGAAGAGCCCGGGCTCGATGAATCCAAATTACACCAACTCGAGGAGAACACTGATGTTTGAAAGACGCATACAACACCTGGAAGAGTCTCATAAGATCTTGGACGATCAGATCGCTAAATTGGAAAAGTCCGGCAAGTATTCGGATGAACATATACAGACTTTGAAGAAAAAGAAGTTGCATTTAAAAGATGAAATCGCTAAACTAAAGCGTCAGCAGTGGGAACATGATCAAGAGACTCTAGATTTTGACGATGACCGATAGTCACAAACGAACTCTAGTCAAGACAGTGATCTATAGATGTTGGGTCATAGTCAGCACTTATACCATGTTGCTGATAACTGGCCAAAGCTGGAGCCAGGCTATCTTGCCTACTGTGATAATGAACATGATTTGGATGTCTAGTTATTATCTTTATGAACGAATTTGGAACAGGATCAATTGGGGACGACATGGATAGGCAAGGACACAACGACATTGATTTTTTCTATGGACAGGAAGTGGAACACACTCCTGCTTTTGGAATGGATACCTTGTTTGTAGTGGGCTATCATACACAGGAAAAAATCGAGCAATATCTCACCCACGATCGAAGTATAAAGCACATCTTCTTTGGTGCCAACGACAGCTATCAACCCAAGACCGACGCCGACCATACCGGTTGGGAAAATGTTATTATGACATTCTTGGATCGCGGATACTGGTGTAGCCTAGACATTCCTTTCCAGTATGTAGAAGAATTTCATGAAGGTGGTCTGTGTGAACGTGATCGATTCATTCCCATCATCAAGGTGCCCATCCCTTATACAAAACTTTGGAACTACAATACCTGTGTAAAGATCGATGATCGAGACTTCGCTGCCACCAATCCTGGTGTATGGGTGCATGAACTCAGAGACCTGATGCCGCGAGATAGATTTACAGATTGGAGCCAGTACGAAAAAGACGAGGTGGTTCGTGACAAAGAAGTTCAGGTGTTGGACAGCCAATATCCCGATGGCGATAACTATTGGAGAGAATAATGATAATGAAATGGATTGATAGATGGTTCTTCCGCAAGTGGCAGTGGGCCTGGGAAAATCGTGACAGTGCGGAACCTGCTCTTCAGTCATCAACTGCTATAAACAAACTGGCAGGGCGAGGCATCATAGAAGAAGACGTCACTCCCTGGAACGACGGTCTACGCATTGGTATCAAGAAAATGATCGGCGGCTTTGTGGTCAGCTTCCGGATCTACGATCGTAAAACAGATCGTTCAGAAGATCGCAGTTACATCATCACCGACGAGCAGGATTTCAACTTAGAATTGGGCAAGATCATAACCATGGAATCCATGAGGCAATCATGATCCGCACCATGTCTTCAGACAGCCGTTGGATACGTGTGAATGCCAGTCCTGCTAGTCCTTATGTAGGGAACCAGCAAAGCGCAGGTATGCTGAGGTATAACACACAGAACAATCGCACGGAAGTGTATGACGGTTCCAACTGGATGGACTTCGGTGGACATGCTGAAATAGGTCTAGACAGAGAAGCCGAAGAGATCATGCAGTGGGCGCGAGAGAAAATGCGAGAAGATCGGGAATTTGAAGAATTGTGTCGCCAACATCCTGGATTACAAGAAGCTCATGAACGCCTCCAAATCCTAAAAACCCTAGCGAAAAAAGAACATCTATAGCGTCCAAGAAGTTTGACATCTAATAGAAAATCACATAAAATTTAATCATGATCACACAACAACAAAGAGAAACAATAGATCGAATCGTAGATGTTGCAGATCGAAAGATCTGGGTCACTTTTCAACGAGAAGGTATTCATAAATACCCTGCAGCCGCTACCGATCCCCGGTTGGCCACAGGAGATGAATATGATGTTTCGTTCCTTGCTAGTCCTCATCGCCATATTTTCCATTTCCGGGTGTGGATCTCTGTGTTCCACAACGACCGGGACATCGAGTTCATCCAGTTCAAGCGTTGGCTCTTGTCGTTGTACACCAACTCCGCAGGATCCGATGTCTTGCGTGATCGGGCCGTTTCCCATAATCAAAATTCAGTACTAGAACTCAACTACAAAAGTTGCGAAATGATCGCCGACGATCTGTATTTACAGATCGCGCAAAAGTATCCTGGCCGTAGCGTCTGGATTGAGGTTGCCGAAGATGGTGAGAACGGCTGCCTCATCAAATACGAAACTCACCGTCCTCAAACCCTTTCTGTTTAATACTAAAAAGGAAAGTAGCAATGTCTAATCCCAAGTGGTTGGAAAAATATCTTAAAATGAAGCCCGAGGTTGACCAGATCTTCGACGACCTCGACCAATATCGTGCATTTTGTGTGGAGCATGGTCACCCCTTTGATGAAGCCAAACTCTACAAAGAGTACGGTCCCTGGGGAGAACTGCAACGCAAAGCCACCAAAGGTTGGGCCCGCGACATGTGGTATTGGAAACCGCGTGATCCCAACAAACCACGTTTTGAAAAACGCGAAGGTGGGTGGAATAACAGGAACAATCATCGATGAGAAAACTTTGGTACATGGGCTTAGAGCCCTACAAAGCTCGGTACACTCTTCAACTACAAGAGTGGAATCGGGCGGTGTTCGAGCGTCGAGGTATTGATTATGAGATCGTGCCCGGTGAGACGCTCAGCAACGACAAAGCCATCGTCACAGGACAGGTCTTGGATGCACACGGGCGTACCTATTTTGGTATGAGCCAGCTCATGAATCTCGTCAAGAAAATGAAGGCCGGAGAAGTCACAGGAGAAGATGTCATCTATTTTGAAGATATGTTCCAGCCCGGTATCGAGAGCTTGCCTTACATTATGGATCAAATCGATCCTGCCCTCCGCCCTCGTATTGCCGTTCGTTGTCTTGCACAAACTATCGATCCCGACGACTTCGTTCATGTCTGGGGCATGGGCAAATGGATGTCAACGTATGAAAAGATGGTGGACTCATTCGTAGACATGGTCCTGGCTACCAACGAAGAGATGGTGGCACACATGAAAATCGCTGGCTGGGAAGCCCCAATCTACAATATCTCCGGACTTGCCTTTGGCAAAGACGAAGTGCGTGGCCGTGTGCCAGGCGAACTAAAGCCTTTCCAGGACCGTGCTCGACGAGTGGGTTTTGCCGCTCGCTGGGATCAAGAAAAGCAACCTGACTTTTACATGGACATCATCGAAGAGTGGCATCGTCGTTATCCTGATTCAGGCGTGGAGTTCGCCATCTTCTCAGGCGCCAAGCTCCGTAGCAACAACGACAGCTATATGCAACGCACACGAGATCTACAGGCCCATGGCATGCTGACCTTGCACGAGGATCTAGAGAAAAATGATTACTACGCTCTACTCAATGATAGTCGTGTGCTGTTTAATTGCGCCCTCCAAGACTGGGTTTCCAACACAGTCTCGGAAGCAGACACTCTTGGTTGCAATGTTCTATACCCTGCGTACCGTAGTTTTCCTGAGACTTTTGCTAATGATCATACCCGTCTCTATGTCCCTTGGAGTTTAGATGATGCCATTGACAAACTCAAACCCTTGCTGGAAGCACCGCATCCAAGGATGGGTGCCATCTCCGATTACAACGATGGAACCATCGATCGTATCTGCGACATCTTGGAAGGCAGTGGCCAACGATTCCTGCGTGATGGAAGAGATTATCGAAAGCATACCAGTGAAACGAAGTATTGATAAGACCGCATTGGTCACTGGTGCTGGAGGGTATATTGGGGGTCAAGTTGGTTTAGAACTCATCGACCATGGCTATACCGTCATAGGAGTAGATCGCCGACGTAGGCCAATCAGCCAAGCCTGGTCCTCGACCATTGAATCTAGTTTCGACAGCGATCAAACTTTGGATTTCGTGGTCGAATGTCGACCCGATATCATAGTTCATTGTGCTGGCACCAGTCTCGTGGGGCCATCAATGACCGATCCCAGCGAGTATTACGAAAACAATGTTGCTCGATCTATACGTTTGTTAGACGTCGTGCGCAAGTATCAACCCGATGCACATTTCATTTTTGCCAGTTCAGCAGCCACTTACGGCAATCCCGATCCCAGTGTTGTTCCACTCAATGAAGATGGTCCTACGGTACCCATCTCGCCGTATGGACACAGCAAACTTATGTTTGAACAGATCCTTGCTGATTATGCGAGAGCGTATGGCATCAAGTATACCGCTTTCCGTTTCTTCAATGTGTGTGGCGCCGATCCCCAGGGCCGGCACGGACAGGAAAAAGCCGCCACGCATATCATTGCTCGTTATCTTGAGTCAGTGATCAATCAAAAAGAATTCGTTGTCAACGGCGACGATTTTGCTACACCCGACGGTACTTGTGTGCGAGATTACATACATGTCGCTGACATCGCTTCTGCAATCCGCGTGGCCATCGAGGAAGGACTGTGCGGCGTCTATAATATCGGCACCAACCAAGGCGCCAGCAATCTCGATGTAGTCAAGATCGCCGAACAAGTGACTGGCACACATTGGCCACCAAAATTCGGACCGCGGCGCGAAGGCGATCCTGCGTTATTGACTGCTTCGGCTAACAAACTCATGCGCGATTCTTCGTGGCGGCCCCGATACGATTTATATGAAATGATCGAACACGCATGGGAATGGTATCAACGAGATGTCATTTAACAGCATTGCAGACTTCGAACAAGCATTGGCCAACTATACCGGTGCACCTTATGTGATCATGACAGATTGTTGTACGCACGCACTTGAATTGTGTTTCCGCTATGATCGACCTAAATTTGTGAGATTCACGGCCTACACTTATCTCAGTGTACCTATGATTCTACGACGTCTTGACATCGGATATGAACACCTCGACGAAGAATGGATCGGTGAATACCAATTTCACGGGTCAAGGATATGGGATTCGGCGAGATTGTTACGGGAAAACATGTATCGTCCCGGCATGCTACAATGTTTGAGTTTTGGATTCGACAAGCCTTTGGAGATAGGTCGTGGCGGAGCCATACTCACTGACGATGAACGATTCTACCAAAAGGTCATACGACAAAGATACGATGGCAGAGATCTAGACATATCACCATGGCAAGATCAACAGGTGTTCGAAATCGGATATCATTATCGTCCTACACCCGAAGAAGCAGAGATCGGTTTAACGATATTAGGAACTCACAACAACCAACCACAACCTAAAACATATCCGGACCTTAGAAAAATTCGTATAATTTGACAGCGACCTAAATATACTCTATAATCAGTAGTATCATACCCGGCGATCCACCGCCTATAACTCGGAGAAATTATGACAGTAAAATTTAATGAATACGCACAGCCCAAAGACAGCAAAGGCACATACCTCAGCGACGCCATCCGGGCCAACATGCGATCACAGGGAAAACGCTTCTGGGCTGGAGACAACATCTCGGACTATGTGTATCCCGAGATGAAGAAGGTCTTGATCGATGAAGCCACCGAAGCGTTCGAGCTGGTGTTGGATCGTCTCTTGATCGATCGTGAGACCGATCCAAATTCCAAGGGCACCGCCCGCCGCCTGGCCAAGATGTACTATAATGAAATCATGGAAGGTAGATATGATCCAGCACCCGATTGCACAGCGTTTCCTAATGACAGCGAGGACCGCTACACAGGCATGCTTGTGGTTCGTAGTGAAATTCGTAGTATGTGTAGTCATCATCACCAACCCGTTTCTGGCGTTGCTTATATTGGCATTCTGGCTGCAGAAAAACTGATTGGATTGAGCAAATACACTCGTATCGCACAATGGTGCAGCCGGCGTGGTACCTTGCAAGAAGAACTCTGCAACGACATCGCACGCGAGATCATGCGGGCCACTGATAGCAAAGACGTGGGAGTTTACATCCAGGCCACGCATGGCTGTTGCGAAAATCGCGGCATCATGGCACATTCCAGCCTCACCCAGACCACAGTGTTGCATGGCGCTTTCCAAACCGATCCTGCTGTAAAAAAAGAGTTCATGGACAATATCAAACTACAACAAGACTTTGCACCCAGATAAGAGAGAAATTATGAAAACCTTCCTAGCTAAAGATCATCCAAGTTTCAAATTAAGAGTCACTGTTGCCGACTGTGCCGCACCAGCGGATCTCAAGCATCTGGTATTCACCGGAGAACAATACAACGACGACGGAGAAAAGACGCAAGAAAGCAGTTACAATTTTTTCCTCACCAGCGAACAGATCCACTCACTTGGCGAAAACCTCAAAAATGCCGTTGCTTAAAAGGATCATGACACGACTGGGTCGCCATAGAGTGATCATGGATCGTGCTGACCAAGAACCTTATCTGGAGCGATATTATGTTTTCCTTCGAGACCGAAAGTGGTTCCCCTTTAATATATTCGTTCACAAATTTCTTAAGTCAGATCCCGATGACGTGCATGACCATCCATGGCCTTACGCTACTCTGATACTCAAGGGAGGATATTATGAATGGATTCCTGAGTTCGATTCGCAAGGCCTACAGGTCGGAGAAACTCGACACTGGCGCGGCCCTGGCCATTTCCGTGTTTGCTCATCTCGTTCTTATCATCGCATTGAACTGGTTCCCGGTGTAACTGCTTGGACACTATTCATGCCTGGGCCACAACTTCGAGAATGGGGATTCCTAGTCAACAACAAATGGATACGCAATGATCAATACCTCCAACAACGTGCTGCCGCCAGTGTGGACCACTGACGCTGCCGGCAACATGTCAGTGACTTTGCCGGCTACCCCTTATCCCGGCACTGTCACCGTCACTGACGGTACCTCGGGACCATGGACTTTCACTGATACAGCATTGACCACACTCAACGGTGGTGCGAAAATCAAACTCACGGGCGAAAACGCCGACATCGAGATCGGTGAGCACAGCCTCATGGAAATCCTAGAAGGAATTCGTCGACAACTGAGTTTGATTAAATTTGATCCTGACCTTGAAAAAGAATTTGAGGAACTACGCAAGATCGGCGATGAATACCGTGCAAAGGAAAAAGAATTACACGAAAAGCGCGAGGTCTGGGAGACATTGAAGCGATGAAAAAAGTCTATGTGAGTTGGAACGATGTCCAACGACAAGTTCAAGAATTGATCCGTCAAATGTGGTTGGATCAATGGGTGCCCGATTATGTGGTTGGTATCACTCGAGGAGGACTGACTCCGGCCAATCTGATAAGCCAGTATCTCGATCGTCCCATGGAAACTCTCAAGGTAAAGTTACGCGACGGCGGCGAGGACGGAGATTGTGAGAGCAATCTTTGGATGGCCGAAGACGCATTTGGTTATGTACCAAAGGAAGAACAGACCTTGGCCGATTTTGATTATTCCTTACACGCCAAAAACATCTTGATCGTAGATGACATCAATGATTCAGGTGCCACGCTGAATTGGATAAAAAAAGATTGGCCCAGTGGATGTTTGCCCAACCACCCACGTTGGTCCGAGGTCTGGGGCAAAAACGTGCGTGTAGCAGTGCTCTATGACAACGAAAGCAGCGAAAGCACATTGCATCCCAACTATGCCGCTGAGACCATTAACAAGTTCGAAGATCCACAATGGATCGTGTTTCCCTGGGAAGAATGGTGGTGTCGCTGGAATCCCAACGAGGAACATGTGTGATGCTGTTGGGATTCCATCCTGCGATCTACATTGATTACGAGTGGGAGCCAATGATTAAAAAAATCACCGGCATAGCCGAAGAATTTATCAAAACCAACAAGTATCGTGATCATGTGTTATACGAAAATGGTGCCAGTGTAGTGGCAGAAATTCCCAGCGGCGGCTGGATCTCTAAGAGTGGCCCCAGCGAAGATTTCTTTGTCATGGGTGGTTTGCCAGAAACCGAAGACCTGCAACAACGATTCCATACAGCATTGCCTGAGCTCACATTCACTCCTGCTACTATCTGTTACAGCAGCCGCGATGTACCTCGACATCGCGACAGCATCAAAAACGGGCAAGCTAGCCTAGTATATCCGTTACACAAAAATGACGCTGTGGGAGTGGTTTATGATCCCGATGATAAAAATGATTTTTACTACACTGGTAAAAACATGTTGCCAACCATCATCAACATCACTCAATATCACCGAGTGTTCAATGACAAATCTAGGATATGGTTTAGCATACACTTCCATGAATCAATCGATCTAGTAAAAGAGGTATTTGTCCAAAAACAACACATTAGGATATAAACATGTTACATGACAATTATTATCTAGCTAAAAATCAAGGCCGCATTCCTTGGGATGATTGGGTTCGAGATGGCATGACTTATATAGTGTTTCGCGATCGGTATCCTGTTACCCAAGGACATCTGTTATTTGTACCAAAGAACATAGATCCGGTATCAATGATGAGTACTCTCTATGAAGCCTGGCTAGAAGGGCAGATCATGGTAGATCGAAACGAATGTGATGGATTTAATATCGGGATGAACATGGGAGAATCTGCTGGGCAGACAGTCATGTATCCACACATACATTTAATTCCTCGCAGAAAAGGCGATGTAGAAGATCCGGTGGGTGGTGTGCGTGGCGTGATTCCCGGGCAAGCCAATTATCGAAAATCTGATTATCAGAAACCATGAAATATTTTGTATTTTTATTATTTGTCGTTTTTAGTTCAGCGTCAGCACAGACACGCGATTCGTCGGTGATTTTATATGACACCACACGCGGTGAGGTAATAATGGGCAATAACTCCAACATACCCAGGAGCATTGCCAGCATTACCAAAATCATGACAGCCATGATAGCTCTAGATCATGATCGCAACTTAGATCGTTATATTGTAATCAAACCTGGCGGAAAGTTGCCAGCCGGTCTGCACACAAGACGTGACATCATGCGGGCCATGCTGATCAGGAGCGACAACCGTGCCGCTGATGCCATGGCCGCTGATTTCCCTGGTGGCGAGAAGGCTTTTATACGAGCCATGAATCATCGAGCTAAGAAATTGGGCATGGCTACCGCTCGATTCGAAGATGCGTCGGGCCTAAGTGCCAATAATCGTGCCACTGCAGGAGAAGTGATAGAATTGATCAAGGCCGCGGCTTTGTATCCTTTTATAGTAGAGACTTCGGTGCAGAAACAGGTTCTGTTTGACATCAATCTTCGGCAGCGTGTTCGCACCATCGAACTGGAAAATACCAATCGTCCTTTGCTGTTTGAGTTCGACGAGATCGTTATTTCTAAGACCGGATTTACGTCAGCCGCGGGGTGGTGTGTGGCACTCATGGTGGAAAAAAACAATCGCAACTTCATAGTGGTGGTTTTAGGAGCAAAAACTAAACAAGAACGACTTGATATTACTAAAAAGATCGTGTACAATCAACTCAAGGACATAGAAGTAGATTATCAGACCGAAATGCTGCCATGGTACCAGCGATTTTTCATGGACTAGCACAGACGATAAATATACGTCTATTATGATCCCAGTGGACTCAGGCATTCATCCCACTCTAAATATTCTGCATGCCATCAAACTTGCTCATTTTACACAGGAGACTAGAGATGGCAAAATATGTATCAACAAAAACTTATGGCAATGACCGAGGCCTTTCATGTTGTTTCCGTCAATGGCGTAGCACTCACAGTCATTGCAGCCTATTGCATGGTTATAGCATTGGCATTCGTCTTGTATTTGAGTCTGCTACCCTTGATAGTCGCAATTGGGTTATGGACTTCGGTGGACTGAAGGCTTTCAAAGAGTGGTCGGAATACATGTTCGATCACACATTAGTGATTGCGCGAGATGATCCTCATCTGCAAAAATTCCAAGACTTGGCCGCATTGGGTCTACAAGATCGCGGCGGCATCTGTGACATCAGGCTGGTAGATGCAGTGGGCTGCGAAAAATTCGCAGAACTGGCCTATCATGAGATGGCTCGTATCTTGCATTGCTTCCAAACCGGTCAACCTTATCGCCTAATGAAAGGCAACGACCATATTGAAACATTCGAGCCACGCTACCCTGTGGGCCAAGATGTCAAATTGAGATCGGTGGAAGTATTTGAACATGCTGGTAATTCTGCAATTTACGAAGGATAAACAGTGACCAACCCTTTCCAAGACCAAGAGCGGTTCATGCGAGCCTGCGATCAAACAGTAAAAGGCTGGAATGTCGATCAATACAACATGTATCTCAAATTGATCAAAGAAGAGCACCAAGAGCTTATAAATGCCTTACTAGATGCCGATGCTGTTGAGCAACTCGACGCATTGATCGATATACTGGTCGTCACCATTGGTGCCATACATTCTGCCGGCATGGACGCCGAAGCCGCCTGGAACGAAGTCATGCGTACCAACTTTGCCAAAATCGACAGCGAAACCGGTAAGGTACGCAAGCGCGAGGATGGCAAAGTACTCAAACCCGAGGGATGGATTCCTCCCAATCTAACACCGTTTCTATCAAAAAAGGATTAACGATGTTCGAACCTTTGCGCGATGATTTGATGGTACAACAACAGATACGCAACGAGTGGGAACACATGGTAGGAGTGATCATGCTGAACCAAACAGGGAGAAAGCCAGTCAAAATGACTTTGCCCGAATTCCTGTTTTGGTTCCCTAATCCTCATGCATTGTTGGATGCCGACGAAGAGTTTGTCAAAAGCATCCTAAAGCCCTTGGGGATGGTCAATGTGCGCTATCAAAGGTTGATGGGCATGAGTCGGGACTATTTGACTTGGGACAAACAAGATGCTACAATGTTGTATGGCATCGGCAAATACGGGTCGGATTCATATGAAATCTTTTTCAAAAACAACTACACTGTCAAGCCCACAGACAAAGAACTAAAGAGATATTTAGATGAAGAAATATCACATACATGACGTCGGCGGCGACGTCGTCAAAGACAATGAGGTTTATCGACTCAAAGACAACCGAGACCTCAATAACCTCGTGCTGAGTTCTACATGGCTGTATCGTGGAAAACAAACTCGTGGTCATAGACATGCAGGGCAGGAAGAAGTATACTTTTTTGTACAGGGACGCGGTCACATGATCTTAGGCGAAGAAACCGATGAGCCGTTTGCCGTGGGTCCCGGTGATGTGGTCTTGATCCCCGATGGGGCCTTTCATAGAGTCATAAACGATGGAGATAGTCATATGTTGTTCAATTGTGTGTTCCAAGGCAAAAGGAATCATTGATGGAAAAAATCACTTACACTGAAATCTTCTACAGCCTACAAGGCGAAGGCAAATGGGCCGGTGTGCCCAGTATCTTTTTTCGCACATACGGTTGTAACTTCCGTTGCCGGAAATTTGGGCGGCCACGTGATGAGAACATCGAAGGTCATAATCCCGAAGTAGTAGACATCATTAGGATGGTAGAGCAGGATCCTGAACGATATCGAGAGTTCAAAGACTTGCCACTTGTGACCACAGGTTGCGATACCTATGCATCAATTTACCCCGAGTTCAAGAGATTCAATAAACAGGCCGATGTCGATGCCATCGCTGACGAAATCCACGCACTATTGCCCCAAGGAAAGTGGGATCAAGACTTCAGCGACCAAGTGCATTTTATCATCACCGGCGGTGAACCATTTCTGGGTTATCAGCAACTGTATCCCGCTCTACTAGATCTTCTCCGACAGAAAGGATTACGTGATGTCACCATTGAAACCAATGGCAGCCAAGAACTGTATCCTGCGGTTCGAGATTATTTCTTTGAAGAATTTACTCGACATGGTCGTGATTATGACAGACTCACCTTCTCTGTGAGTCCCAAACTGCCCTGCTCAGGAGAGAGTTGGGAGACGGCCATCAATCCCAAAGTGGTCAAAGAGTACGAGATGGTGGGCTACACCTATCTCAAGTTCGTTGTGGCTACTCGCCAGGATGTAGAGGACGCCGAACGAGCGGTCACAGAATACCGAGAGGCCGGCTTTGGTGGACCCATATATCTCATGCCTGCCGGCGGCGTCCCACAGGTCTACAATTTAAACACACAGGAAGTGGCCAGACTGGCCATGGAGAGAGGTTGGCGATACAGTCCCCGACTTCAAGTCGATATCTGGCGCAACGAATGGGGTACTTGATGTGGGCCATAGAAAGCACCCTAGATCGCGCCATAAGGCTCTTGGCTGACCAGAACGATTTTGAACGCCGGGCGCGATTCGAATATCGTTGGAGCTTATGGCCACGTCGATGTTATCGCACTAACCGCAGAATCTGGGGTCTGGCAGTAAGAGCCGAAGCCACGTGGACCGGGCCTGGCGAACCTATCGTAGAGACTCGATGGCTGCACAGAGATGAAGGATTAATCTTAATGCTGAAAGGACCCAACAATGGGGCTGTTTGATAGATTCAAGAAAAAATCCGCAAAATCTGCGGAATCTAAAGAAAAAATTGAAAAAGCAAAGAAAACTGCCAAAGAGTTGGCCACAGAAAAAGGAGAGCCTTACATCTCTATAGTGTCAGTGGAACTTGATCCCAATGACATCGGTAACGGCGCCTTTGAACTTGACTGGAACGATAAGTTTATCACTAATCTTGTACGAGCAGGGTATCAACGCAAGCCCAACGAAGACGAATCGGTGATCGTAGATCGTTGGTTCCAAGATGTTTGCCGTAATGTTGTACAAGAAAACTACGAGCAGTGGGAGGCCAACTATGCCACCACTCGTAGAAGCGATACACAAGATCTCGGCGGCGGAAAAAAATCAGTGTCGTGACACTTTACATCAACGGAGACAGCAACGCCGCTGGAGCAGAAGCTGTTAATTCTCATGCTTTCGCCGAAGACGATAGTCAATATTGGCACATGGGTAGAAAACCACATCCTGATAACGAAGCTGTGTGTTGGGGCACAAAGTTAGCCGAAGAATTGGGGTGGAATAGATATAACGACTCTGAATCTGCAGCCAGCAATGACAGGATATTAAGGACCACTCGAGAATATCTGAAAACCCACAGACCACAGGCCGTGGTGATCGGATGGACTACGTGGGAAAGAGAAGAGTGGTTCTATGACCATCGTTGGTGGCAAGTAAACGGAAGCGGACATGATACTGTGCCAATGGCCCTGCTTGATCGATATCGCAAATGGGTGATTGATCAAGATCGAGTACAGTGGGAAAACAAAGAAATTGAATGGCACGAAAAGATATGGAATCTACATCAAGATCTCAACACGTTAGATATCCCGCACCTGTTTTTCAATTGCTATTCTCAATTCAATAATATCTCTTGCAAGGATAACCTGATACATCTACAAAAAGATTGGGAAGGTTGTTTTATTGGTCCATATGAACGATCCGAAACATACCACGATTGGTTGACCAAAAATGGATTCTCTACTGTTAAAACAGGATCTTATCATTTTGGTGCAGATGCGCATGCGGCTTGGGCCAAACGGTTATATCCAGAGTTGACACGTTTATTATAAACTGCTACTATTACTCTATGAGATATCTGATCGTAGACACCGCTAATACTTTCTTCCGCGCACGCCACGCGGCCCATAGACAATCGGACACCTGGGACCGTTTGGGTTTCGCTGTACATGTCACGCTGAGTAGCGTGGCCAAAGCATGGAGAGAACAACGAGCCGACCATGTGGTGTTCTGCCTAGAAGGGCGCAGTTGGCGCAAGGACTTCTACGAGCCTTACAAAAAGAATCGTGCCGTGGCCAGGGCCGCGCTCACCGAAAGCGAACAAGAAGAAGATCGTCTTTTTTGGGAAGCCTTCGACGAGCTCAAGACCTTCCTGTACGAAAAGACCAACTGCACGGTATTGCGGCATCCCGAACTCGAAGCCGATGACCTGATCGCAGGATGGATACAGAGCCACCCCGACGATCACCATACCATCGTCAGCAGTGACACTGACTTCCATCAATTACTGGCCGCCAATGTCAATCAGTACAACGGCATCGCCGACGAGCTACACACCATTGAAGGTATCTTTGACAAGAAGGGCAAGCCTGTGATCGATAAAAAGACCAAGGAGCCCAAAAAGATACCCGACCCCCAGTGGATCTTGTTTGAAAAATGCATGCGCGGTGATCCCACTGACAATGTGTTTTCTGCCTATCCCGGTGTCAGGACCAAAGGCAGCAAAAACAAAGTGGGTCTTCAAGAGGCCTACGAAGATCGTGGCAAGAAAGGGTTTAACTGGAACAACCTCATGCTTCAACGATGGACCGATCACAACGGTGATGAGCATCGAGTTCTGGACGATTACGAGAGAAATCGCACACTAGTAGATCTCACTGCACAGCCCAACGACATCAAGATCAAAATCGCAGAGACTATCGCAGAAAACTCTGTGGGTAAGAATGTCGGGCAGGTAGGTACCAAATTCTTGAAGTTCTGCGGAAAATATGAACTCAATCGCATCAGTGACAATGTACAACAGTATGTGGATTTCTTATCAGCGGAATATCAACCATGAGTGATCAATTGATTGCGACTCCAGTAGTCAAAAACAAATTTTGGGTAGTTGAGCAGGAAGGAAAACCTGTAGCCACCATCCAGGCCAAGGAGGATGGCGGATTTGCATTTGTTAAAAATCAGGCCCGGCAGTATTTTCCCAGTATGATCGCCATCAAGCGACAGTACAATATCAAACTATCAAAAGCAACCAAAGATCTCAAAAAACCCAAGCTCAAAGAGCTATATGGATTTCCATGCCGGCATGTGCCATACAAAGGAATATTCAATCTGCAACGCCAACTGCCAATTTACAGTCTCAATGAAAAAAGCAAAAGTTATTATTGTGCTGGGTACTATCTCATAAAACATGGCGACAACTGGATACAGGAATTTAGCCCCAAACTGATCACACTAAACCGCTACGAGTATCTCGGGCCCTTTCAAGATCATGATAGCATGCGGCAAGCCTTAGAGGAACAAAAAAATGAACAATAATCCTGGACTACACATAAAATCTTTCAATGACCGTGTCAAGGTCATGAACCAAACCGGGCACAAAGATCTCAATCTTTCTGCCGCAGATGCTAGAAATCTACATGCGGATATCTTTGCCTTGCTGTCTCTTGTCAGTGAGTTAACTTCTCAACTTCAGGTAAAGGTTGAGGATTCTCGGATCAACGTTGAAATGGACGGTGGTAAGTTTTAATCTACATACTTATTGATGATAAATAAAAGACACGAGAACTGAATATGTCTAGACCAAAGCCTACCGTTATCATTGAACATGTCAATAAATCTTCCTACAAGAGTGATCAGGTACTCAGTAGTGAAGGAATCTGGGCGGTGTTTTTTGACGGAAAACCCATTAATTTAAAAACTCACAACATATTAGTTTCTTATCCGGGGCCCAAATACAAAAAGGTTTCGTTCTCTAATCCCGGACATGCCATTAACCTGGCCAAAAAACTCAACACCCTGTTCAAGACCGACAAATTCACAGTGGTCTTGCTCAAAGCCGGTGACCAAATCTACCCCTAAGAATTTCACCCAGACACAACTGACCAAGATATTCTGGGAGATGTCGGGCTCTCAAGGAAGCCAACGTGAACTGCGTTTGCGAATTTGGTCGAACCCCACAGATCCCAACAGCCTCAGCCTTACCATGGAAGGTTACACTTTCCTGGCCAAGGAGCTGAAACTTCGGTATTATTCCTATGAACTCACCGAACCTCTCAGTAACGGCAATATCCTGCAACTGGAACGACATTTCCCTAGTGTGTATTTCTTGTTCGGTAAAAGAAAGAAGATCTTGGTGTTTGAGGAACAAGAAGCCACTATGCTGAGTCTATACGGCGGCAACCTAAAACAATACCTGGACAATCTTAGCCAATAAAAAACGGGCCGACGGCCCGTTTTTCCTTCTACGTATCCTACTGTTTCGTCTGCTAATTATTTGCCTGTCTTTTTAGCGGCAGGTTTTTTAGCAGTGGCTTTTTTGACAGCAGTTTTGGTTTTGGCACCAATATTAGCGGCTGTTTTTTTAGCAACTGCTTTGGCCTTAGTGGCCACAACCTTGACATCTTCGGCATCAACTTTGCCGTCTTTGTTGGCATCGGCAGCTGATTTGACTTCGTCAAAGGTCACTTTACCGTCTTTGTTGGCGTCAAAGCCACGGAACAGAAAAAAAGCGAGACCGGCAAGAATTGCTACAATGATGATAATTTCCATTTTGAAAAATCTCCTAATCGATTAGTGTAGTATTTACTAGGTCATGTCATGACCGTGAAAATATTTTTTTTGGGAAAACTGATCTGTAAAGTGGGCATATTATATGTTGCACCGCAATATAAATAATGTTACAATCAAAAGAATGCAGTAAACCAAGATGCCGCACGGTGCGGGTCAAGGTAACCAAACTCGCTTAACTACAAGGAGAAAGCAAATGTTTTACAATGTATCCCCCGACTTTTACATCGACCAAGTACAGAACGCCAAGAAAACTGTTGTCGGTACGTTCGTACAACACGACGGTATTAAGGCAGCGTTAAATGGTTTTATTGATGGGCAGACTGCCTACACCAAGAGCGCCGTCAAAGTCGCTAACGAAATTAGCACACGCCTCACAGAGGAAACCGTAAATGCCATCAACGAAGCTACCAACTTTGATCTTGCCAAGTTCTTCAAAGTACCTGGTACGACTGCCAAGAAATCTGCCAAAGCAGAAGCCGCTGAGTAATCAGTAAAGCAGCCAACAAAAAGCCCGCCGAAGCGGGCTTTTTCTTTATCAAAACACCTATTAGGCGTTTTTGATGTTGCTGATCAGACCGGGTTCGAACATGTCAGCGAGTACGTCATAGACCACTGCTGTTTTGTTGCGGAACAGGTCGATTTCTGTGGCAGGCAGATCAACCACTTCAACACCGTCTTGGGCCAACCGAGCTTGGTTCTTCTTGATGTCGGCCAGTGCTTCTTTGCGCTCTTCTAGAGCAGCCTCGTGAGCGGCTTCCAGCATGAACTGTTGGAGTTCAGCATCAAAGCTGTTCCAGATGTCCTTGTTGATGAGGATGGTTGTCAGGAACAGGCTGTGCTCGGTGTTGATCACCGCTTTGGCAGTTTTGCTAGGAGCGATGTTCTGCTCGGTACCATAGAGACGTGGGTATGTGCTTTCACCGGCAACAATACGACCGTCGCCAATGGCTTCGCCCAACTCTTCGATCATGATGCCGTCGACGGCTTCGCAACCCAGAGCCTTGAATGTTTCTAGGGAAACAGGGCTACCAACGCGGACCTTTTCGCCTGCGAGCTCTGTGATGCTGGTGATTTTCTTGGCCGAAGGCAGCACACGGAAACCACCCGAGTATGTGAAGGCCAACGAAGCCATGTTGGTCTTTTCGCTGAGACTCTTGCGCAGGCCAGCACCGATTTCACCGTCCAGCACACGAGCGACGTGATCGTGATCGGCGAAAATGTAGGGCATATCAAAGGCCAGCAACTGCTGGTCGTAGTGTGTGCCCAATGTGGTTGTGTACATCTGGCTCATTTCAAGTTCACCGGATTCTAAGTGCTTGATGAGGTCGTAGCGATATTGTGTGTCGACCTTGTCCATGCCATGATATTTTTTGCCATATTGTTCAGCGGTCATGATATCGATGCTGATGGCACCGTTGGTCTTCTCACTGATAGATTTGGCGAATTTTTCCGCGGCACGAATGAAGATCTCGATTGGTTCGTGGGCTAGGACCCAACGTAGAGTTCTTTTTTCCATTGTTTTATTTCTCCTGGAGTTATATAAATGATAGCGTCTAATCAATGTGGTGTTTTGCCGGCATTCATTGAGTATACACCGTCAATATATTTATGATCTACTACTACGATATAGCAAACTGAAGCATTTTATGGTTGACCAGAAATTCCATTTTAGGTAAAATATGGGTATATTATCTCAAAGGAAATACCATGTATGCTATAGGTTACTTTGGAACATGGGCCGTGATCGTGGGATCTCTGCTGTATTTTTTCCCCAATACCGTGACCGCTGTTGTGGGCTTTATATTTGGACTAGCGGTGGTTTGCGTGACTTCGGCCTGGAAATTCCTGGTCATGTTCGCTACCATGCTGAATTAATGAATGTTGCGAAAAAACAACACCAAAAACACCATGTTTTTGGGTGGTTGACCCAAAATTCCCGTTTTGCTATAATTATTTCATACAGTAAATAAAAGGAGCGATGATGAACATCAAGACATTAGAGCAGTATGTGGAACAGCGTAATCAGATCCGTGCCCTATTCAAGCAGAAGCCACTGAGCCTGCTCAATACCCAGGACCGACAGCAGATCGCCGATGACATCGACTGCTCACTGAGCCCAGAGAACTTGACCTGCGATGGCGAATTACCTAGCTCAGTGGTCCAGCAGAAGTATCGTATGTTAACCCGTTGTGCTCAACAACTCAAGAGCATTGATCCCAACGTGAAATTTTACGAATTCTGTTAGATCTTAGAAATCCCCGGCCACTAGGTCCTGCAATTCGCCTGGATACTTCGCTGGGGCTCTTTCTAGTAGGGTGCCGTGGTTGACCTGAAATCACTGATGTCTTACAATAGTTATACCCTGAAACAACGAACTTTTTAAGGAACCCGTGATGAGTGTAAGTGAAAATCGTACTGTTACCCCCAGTGAAGCCCGAAGCCGTGTGCTTCGATGCTTTAAGAAGAAGCGTCCTGTTTTCCTCTGGGGTCCTCCCGGAATCGGCAAGAGTGAACTAATCGCCGATCTCACTTCCGAAATGGGTGGCTTGATGATCGACCTGCGTTTGGGTCAGATGGAGCCCACTGACATTCGTGGTATCCCATTCTTCAACAAGGACACCGGTCTCATGGATTGGGCTCCTCCCATCGACTTGCCTACCCGAGAGATGGCTGAACAATATCCCATCATCGTGCTGTTCCTAGACGAGATGAACCAGGCCGTGCCTGCTGTGCAAGGTGCTGCCTTCCAGTTGATTCTTAACCGTCGAGTAGGCAAGTATATCCTGCCCGACAATGTAGTAGTGGTGGCTGCAGGTAATCGTGAAAGCGACAAAGGTATCTCTTATCGCATGCCCACCCCACTGGCCAACCGTTTCGTTCACTTAGAAGTGCGATCCGACTTTGACAGCTGGCAACAATGGGCTGTCAACAAAAAGGTCCACAAGGACGTGGTTGGTTATTTGAGCTTTGCCAAGCAGGACCTCATGGATTTTGATCCGCGTTCAGCCAGTCGTAGTTTTGCTACTCCGCGCTCATGGAGTTTCGTGTCAGATTTTCTCGACGATGACGAAACCAGCGATGCCGAACTCACTGATCTAATCGCCGGTACCGTGGGCGAGGGTCTGGCAGTCAAGTTCATGGCTCACCGCAAAGTGTCGAGTCAGATGCCCAATCCTGAAGAAGTTTTAGCCGGTAAAGTCAAAGAGCTCAAAATCAAAGAAGTCAGTGCCATGTACTCGTTGACAGTTTCCATGTGCTATGAGCTTCAGGAGCAACATAAAAAACTCGGCAACGGCAAAATTGCCGATTGGCACGCTCAAGCCGACAACTTCCTGCGGTTCATGATGGATAACTTTACCACCGAGCTGGTGGTCATGGGTGCGCGAGTGGCTCTAACCACTTACAATCTACCCATGGTGCCTGGCAAGATGAAAAGCTTCGACGAGTTTCATCAGCGATTCGGCAAGTATATCATTGCCGCGAGCGGTAAGTAAAGTCTAGCCGTCACGGGCTCGGGGGCCGCGCATCAGGGCGCATAAGTCCCCCGTTTTTCGTCCAATTGACCGATAATTCCCGTTCTCGTATAATATAAGATATACAGTAAGGAGCATTCGATGAGCGATACCACCTTAGCAGAACGATCCAAGAGCCAGACCACTACCAATCCTCGAGTGGATGCAGAAGCTCGTGAAAAATTAATCACGGCGCGAGTTGGACTTTTGCTTCGTAGTCCTTTTTTCGGCAACCTAGCCACCCGCATGAATCTCGTCAATGCCGACGACTGGTGTCCCACTGCTGCCACCGACGGACGTAGGTTTTATTACAATTCCGAATTCATCAAGAGCCTTCCGCTCAAGCAAACCGAATTCTTATTTGGTCACGAAGTTCTCCATGCCGTCTATGACCATATGGGACGCCGCGGCGATCGTGATCCTAAAATTTGGAACATCGCCGACGATTATTGTGTCAACGCTGACTTGTTAGAACAACGAGTAGGTGAGCGCATCACTGTAGTGCCCATACTTTACGACAGCAAATATCGTGGCATGAGTGCCGAAGAAGTCTACGATGCATTAATGGCTGACGCGGATAAAATCAGCATTGACGAGCTGGTGCAACAAGTATTAGACGAACACCTCGATGGCAAGGGTGACGGTAACGACAGCGACAAAGACGGCAAAGGCGGCCGTCCAAAACTCAGTGATGAAGAAAAGAAAGAGATCCGAGACGAAATCAAACAGGCTGTTCTTCAAGCCGCACAGGCTTGCGGAGCCGGTAATGTTCCCAGCGGCGTCAAACGCCTGATTAAAGATCTCACTGCTCCGGTGATTGGTTGGAAAGAGCTCTTGGAGCAACAAATCATCTCTACAATCAAATCAGATTTTACTTTTGCTCGGCCCAGTCGTAAAGGATGGCATCAAGATGCCATCCTGCCTGGCATGAAACCCGGTGAGACCATCGATGTCTGTATCGGTATCGACACCTCGGGATCCATTGGCAACGAAGACATCCGTGCGTTCCTGACCGAGATCAAAGGCATCATGGACAGTTATGACGAGTATCGCATCCATGTGTGGAGTTTCGACACCGAAGTCTATAATCCGCAGGTGTTTACTTCCGACAATTTGGAAGACATCATGGCCTATGAGCCACAGGGCGGCGGTGGCACGGACTTTGAAGCCAATTGGGCCTTTATGAAAGAGCAAGGCATCGAACCTAAAAAGTTCATTATGTTCACCGACGGTTTCCCGTTTGGATCATGGGGAGATGAGTTATACTGCGATACTGTCTGGATCATCAAAGGCAATCCCGGCTGTGAACCGCCCTTTGGTATTTGGGCTCACTACGAAGAGGCAGCAAAAAAATGAAAATCAAATCATTGGTTTTTGGACTAGGGCTGGTTGCATCACTTTCAGCACAGGCCTTTTATGGTCGTGAAGCTACCATTGGTGAAGATTTAAAATTTGCCAATGCGGCTGTTGCTTTTGACTCATCAAAATCGATCCGTAATTCTGTTTTTTTACCTTCAAAAAAAACCCAAGAGCCCGGACCAGGAATGGTACTATTACCAGCCTGTTCTGGAATACATGCCAGAAGCGAAGATGATTTAAAAATCTGGACTAAGGTATTCGTTGACGCCGGATATACTGTTTTGGTGGTCGATCATTATCAACCCAGGAGTGCCGGAAAAAATTGTTCGGGTTCTCGTAATCGAACTGTAGCCGAAGGACGCCTAGTCAAGGATCTCTATGATGCTGTGGAGCATCTCAGCAAAATGCCTGGTGTAGATAAAAATCGAATCTTTACGTTTGGGTTTAGTTTAGGAACCATGGTAGGAGGTCTAGCCGCTAGCCAGGATGTCTATAAACAAGTGGCCAATGGACGATTGCGGCCCAGAGCAGTGGGAGGTCTATACGGTGGCTGCGATTACGGAAGAGGCGGAAATTATCTATTCAACGATACTAACATTCCAGTAATCTGGCTCATGGGAGCCGATGATCCCGAGACGCCCGCTGACCGATGCGTTCCTACCTTACAGATCATCGAAAAGAAGGTCAAGGTTGACTGGCATGTTTACCCCGGAGCCACCCATTGTTGGGACTGTAAAGGGATGGACGGTTTCTTAAAAGTAGCACCCAATGGAAGTTCTCACACATATCGATATCATGAACAAGTGACCAAAGATTCGATGCAACGTAGTCTAGACTTTTTCAATTCTTTCAAGTAAACTAAATCTATGACCACCCCACAGCCGATACTAGACGAAACAACCACCAAAGAAATCCTCGACAAGCTGGATGGTATCCAGCTTCCTGCGCCCAAGTTCTTAAACGCTCCCGAGGATTTAGATTCTGCTGTACAGCGTATCATGGTTTTAGAAACGGCACTAGAGGATCTTGCTCGGGCAGTCGAAATTGCCACTATTTCTCGGCAATTTGATTTGGTAGAAGGTTTTAGATCGAGAGCCGAAGAGTTGATGGTGAACAAAATAGTCATCGAACAGCCAACCAACAGTGATTTTAAACTGACCATCGTTGACAATGTCTCTGGCAAATCGTGAGATAAATCCCTTAGAAGTTTTTGGATTGCGGAGATTGCACCATTGCCCTCCGCATTTTTCTCCTGTGACGTTTGATCTCAGAGTCAACGAAAAAGTTATATTGGATTGGATTTATACCAACTCTAGCAGTAGATTTTATTTCGGAGACATGTATCATCAAAACACAGATGGAAAAATCGGCTTTTCCAAAGTAGCGGCATTTGAATCTCCCGGAGAAGCTAGTTTTTTTGCACTCGTTCTAGATACAGTCAACTCTAATCGGCACGATTGGTAGCTTAAAAAAAATACCTTGGCCTTTTCCAAGGCATTAAATATCTATATATTTTAAATCTGCTGGAGAAATCAATGCAAGAAAATGTTCAATCACAAGGGCCAAGTCTTGGTGTACAAGACCTACTCTTGATGTTCCAAATCATACAAGTTGTGTCTCAACGTGGAGCTATACGAGCCGACGAAATGGCCAATGTCGGCGGACTGCACGACCGACTACGAGCTTTCCTAGAAGCATCAGGTGTGATCAAGGCTTCCACCGAAAACCAACCAACCCCGCAAACATCAAACGATGATCAAGCACCCAAGGAGAAATCAAATGTTAAAACACGTAGGAAAACACAGTAACCAAAAGGTTGTCATAGTCTTTAGGCAATTGCCCGGAGACGACGATCATGCATTGATCACTTACCCCAATTCGTTGCCGTCGCTGTTGCACGATGAAATGATGAAGTGCCTCGAAAGTGATGTAGGGCAGTCCAGCAACGAACTCAATGAAGTGCTATTCCGAACCATAATGGCTGACGGAACTAGTATTTTGTCTAGCCTGCACGTGGGAGGATTTTTAACTCGTGTGGCCACCAATACTGTTACTGTAACCCCAACATCAAATTCCAACGAAGACATCAAGCTCGACAAACTCAACTCTTTGATAAAACAGATCAAATCTGGCGAGCCCATGGGGAGAGATCTCGGAGATCCGGTCGTACCGCAAAACGACCAAGGACAGGTTTTAAATGACACTGACCTCGCCAAACAACGTTTGGACCAAGCCACTAAGATGAAACTTGAAGCAAAGAGACTCATCGCCGAAGCAGAAAGACTCGAAAAAGAAGCGAACACGCTTGCTCCACAAAATGCCCCCAAATCCAAAAAAACAACGAAAAAGCAAACAGTCGCGTCTTAATATCACACGCAAACAGATATGGGAACGCATAATCAAGGACGTAGAGAAACAAGAAGTACCCTTGCATTGCATCGACTTTATCAAGATCAACTTGTCTGACGGCACAGAGATAACCCTTGACATCGAACAATTGATCTCCGAAGGCAATGATCCCGAGTTCCTAGAAAGAACCATAAACGAAAAACTCGAGACATTAGACGACATCATTGAAGATGTTGACTTCATGATCAGTGTTGAAAAAGTGGCCAAGACTGTGCAACCAGTCACTGATCGAATATTAAAAAACCTCTGATTATATGATTAATGCCATATTCGCTACCGACATAAACGGAGCCATGGGCAATGGTGGTACATTGCCCTGGCCTCATAACAAACATGATATGAAACGATTCCAAGATCTCACCATGGGACATGTGGTGGTCATGGGAAGAAAAACTTGGGATGATCCCAAGTTCCCAAAACCCCTGTCGGGTCGTATCTGTTATGTGCTGACCAATCGCCCAAACAATCTTCCCATATACGGAAGACCGGTCAATGGAGAGATCCCATCAGTTCTATCAACGATACAACGATCTCATCCCAATCAGCATATATTTGTTTTAGGCGGGCCCGATGTGATAATGTCTGCACAACCATATCTAGACTATGCCTATCTTACCACATTTAAAGGTCAATATCGAGCCGATGTGAGGATACAGGTCAAAGAATTTTTATCGGGTTTCCAGGTCAAACGCTGTGATACCAGTCCTGATTTTTCTTGCAGTTTTCTAAAATATGAAAACATATTTAAACGCCCTCTCACAAGTATTGAATGAAGGTGAGGTCAGAGATGACCGCACCGGAGTTGGAACGATCAGTTTATTTGGGCTACAGCAAAGATACGATCTGGCAAAAAATTTCCCAGCGGTGACCACTAAAAAACTAGCATGGAAAAGCATGCTGGGAGAACTGCTGTGGATGATCGAAGGCAGCGGTGACGAGCGCAGGTTGGCCGAAATCACACATGGTACACGAGATGGTGTCGTCACCATCTGGACTCCAAACGCCATGGCTCCGTATTGGAAGTCAAAGGCCCAGTATGAGGGCGATCTAGGTCGAGTCTACGGTGTGCAATGGCGTAAATGGCGTACGCCGATCTCCCACAAAGCAGAAACATTCAAAGACGAGTTTGGCACACTTTATAATCGGCACGGTTCAGTACACATCAAAGAAACTGATCAATTAAAAAACCTCATTGATGGATTAAAGAACGATCCGTTTGGTCGTAGACATGTGATCACCGCTTGGAACCCCGGAGAACTCGATGAAATGGCACTCCCGCCGTGTCACATGTTTGCGCAATTTTATGTCGGCAAAGATAAAAAATTATCTTGCCAGATGTATCAGAGAAGTTGTGATATGTTTCTTGGTGTACCCTTTAACATCGCGAGCTACAGCACGCTGACTCATATGATAGCTCAAGTGTGCGGTCTGGGTGTAGGGGAGTTTGTTCATGTACTCGGTGACGCACACATATACCTAGATCATATAGAGCAGGTAAAAGAACAATTGGCACGTGAACCCTTGCCTGCCCCACAACTTTGGCTCAATCCCGATATCACAGACATTGGCAAATTTACTATGGAAGACATAAAATTAGTTGACTATCAAAGCCACGAACCAATAAAAGCAAGGATGGCGGTATGAAAATATTAGTAACAGGCGGATTGGGATTGATCGGACACAATGTAGTCCAGAGACTGGAGTGCCAAAATCATGAAATTTCTGTCACCGACACCCGTACCAACTATGGTCTCGTGCCGCAGTCTGAGCTGGATTATCTTGTTGCGGAACGCATGAAAAAAATCAACACGGACCGAATACATCGTATCGATATCGCAGATGCCGATGGCATCGACTGGATGATGCGCTATTACCAACCAGAAATGATCATACATCTGGCCAGCTTTCCCAGACAGAAAGTGGTCAATGTAAATCCCATGATCGGCAGTCGAGCTATGAGCGAAGGTCTGCTAAATCTTTTGGAGGCCGCTAAGAAACACAATGTAGGTAGATTTATCTATATCTCGTCTAGCATGGTCTATGGTGACTTCACAGATAACGTGCAGGAAGATGCCCCGTGCCGGCCACAAGGGCAATACGGTATTATGAAACTGGCCGGCGAATGGCTGGTGCGTGATTACACTCGCCGCGGCTTTTTTGATCACGTGATCATACGCCCTTCTGCGGTATACGGTGAATTAGATGTGGAAGATCGAGTAATATCCAAGTTCCTGCTTACCGCCATGCGTGGCGGAACACTCAAGGTCAACGGCGCCGCAGAAACATTGGATTTCACTTATGTAGGCGACGCCGCAGACGGAATCGTGGCCGCCGCATTAAGCCCTACCGTGAAAAACAAAATCTACAACATCACCAAAAGTCATTCATGGAGTCTTTTAGATGCGGCCAATCTAGCGGTAAAAATCGCGGGCCAAGGCCAGGTAGAAGTGCGAGACAAAGATGCAGATTTTCCCAGCAGAGGCGCACTCTGTATTGATGCAGCTCGCAGAGATTTTGGGTTTGATCCCAAAGTAGACATTGAGGAAGGATTCCAGAGATACTATGAGTGGCTCAAGAATTCTGTTTACTGGTCTTCAAAGACAGTATAACAATCTCCGAGAAGAACTTTTAGATGTAGCAGATCGAGTCTGGAGTTCGGGCCAGGTTCTCGACGGACCTTACACAGAAAAATTTGAACGAGCCATCGCCTTGCGTTGCGAAAGGCGATTTGCCGTAACAGTGAACTCCTGTAGCCAAGCTTTGATATTTGCTCAAATGGCTTTGGGGTTAAATCAAACTCGAATACTGATTCCCACTGTGAGTTTTGTGGCCACTCTTAACTCTGTGTTCATGGCCAACAACGAACCCAGATTCTGCGATGTCGATGACCGCGCACTACTAGACTTCGAAAGCCTGGACTATGCACTCAAAGGCACCGGAGTCGGTGGAGTCATGTATGTGAATATCTTCGGTAATTGTGTTGATTACGATAAACTGAGATTAGAAACCTCATTCTTTAATGAGCACATACCCATCATTGAAGATGCCGCACAGAGCTTTGGTGCTTCTAGGAATGGTATTCCGTCCGGAAAAATGGGAGACATCAGTGTGCTGAGTTTTGATCCCACTAAAAATCTGCCGGCCTATGGTTCAGGAGGAATGATACTTACCGATGACTCTGACATGTACACCAGACTGTTAGACATCAAAAACAATGGCAAGGCCAGTGAATACTATTCCACCGGAACCAATTCTAAAATGAGCGAAATTGAATGCGCACAGCTGATCGTCAAACTAAAATATTTTGATGCCTGGCAAAAGCGCAGAAAAGAGATTGCTGAATTTTACACGCAAGAATTGATGGAATGGGTAGATCCTATATTACCCGATCGCGAAACAACAAGTGCATGGCACAAATACGTGATAAGAACTGCCGAGCGTAATGGTATTAGGAATCATCTAAAGTCACTGGGCATTGAAACACGCATACACTACGAAATACCTCTCTATGAATATCCAGTGGCACAAGATTATGTGGATTATGCCAGCGAGGTGTTTCGTGCCGGGCACGCACATTCGGTAGAGGCTTTGAGCCTTCCCATATATCCTGAAATGACTGACACAGAAGTTGAAACAGTCATTGACGGCATCCACGAATACCTAAGATAACCCCTCACCAGCATCGAGCATGATCCTGTGTAGTTCAGGGAATACATCAGCAAAACTCTCACCGCGATACTCGTCCATGGCATGAGTCCAGAACTTGAACTTTTCCCATGCTTTCATGCTACACGCATTTGATTTCATATATTCGGCGTAAGGTAATAATTGATGGATGCCGCTGGATTCCAATTTTTCTACTATGTGTTGTTTGACCGTCGAGTGTATGTTGCTGATACGATACCAGTAAGGATGCATCACAAGATTGAGATGCGGGAACACTCCTGTGGTCGTTTCGAGATAAGTGACTAATTCGGGCAGGTAGTAGATGTTCATGGTCGACACGGTCACTGTAGGCAGCAAAAAGAAATGATCGTAGCGGCCAAACAGTTCAGTGAATTTGTGTATGTTCTCCTCAACTCGATGCCAACGAGCAGGGTGTCGTAGATATTCAAACTGTTGACCTACCCCGTCGATGCTGAGATTGAGATTGAAGCTCTTGTAGTACGAGATCATGTCGATCCACTCTTGACTGGGGAATCTCGTGACATTGGTACTGACGTTGAGATCTATGTATCGGCTCTGTCCAGACTCAATCAGGCGGCCAAGCAAGGCAGGAAGTTTTTTGTCAATGAGTGGTTCTCCACCGTAGATTTCTAGACGTCGCAGATTTGCCGAGTGTTCAATTATTTCGTCGATCTGTTGATCGGTCCACTCTACACCTTCACTGGGACCTTCGATATACCATTTCTCATTGAGGCTATACTTTTCGTTATAGTGATGGCCTTCTCGGTGGAACAAGTAACTGTCTTTGCCGTTGCAGGTACGGCATCGTAAATTACAGATGTTACTGATCTTTAGTGCTATCTGCATGGGGCCTTTTTTGTAGTAAGGCTCCATCATGACGATTTTTGGTGTCATCGGTATTCCCCTGGGAGATTTTAATCCCAATACCGAAGTGGTTTTACCTTCAGGATCTTGTTCTGGATCCCATGTGACTTTGCGTAGACTATAAGTGCCTACCTTTTCTGCGTCGAAACATCTGTGACACGCCGGTAACTCTTCGCCTTCCAGTGTTTTTTGCCGGAAATCAGTGAGTTCGGGTCCGGTCCATCGCTGTTGCAACGGAGTATCTTTGAAATTCCAGAGGCCGCCACCGATGATTGGGCAAGGACTTTGATTGCCCCACGGGTCAATGGTAGTCATCATAAAGGGAGCGATGCAGGTTTTGGGATTATAAGCCATCGTTGAATCTTTCTCGTAACCAGGCCCAATCAAAACTCTTCATGAGATCTGGTAAATGTCCTTGCACTTGTTCATAATATTCGATTGCATCATTGGAACCTCGTAGGCTCCACTCGGCATTGTTTCCTGCTGCTTTTGTACACCAAGTTTCCAATCTATACTCGGTTTCCACTGTGGGAGATTCCTGCAAGTAATGTCTGAGCTTGAGTGCTTCACGAAATGCAGTGCGCCAGGTCATCCAAGGATCAGAGTTAAAGTGCGCCACAGCCGAAAGCACAGGAACGACTTCGTGTGCGCGACTCAAGGTAAAGTCCAGGCCAGGGTCGTTGGTTTCCAGGACCAATCTTCTATTATAGGCAATCACACCCATGTGTCCATATTCCAGGCCATTTACAGGATTGCGGGCATTGAAGATGTAGTGCTTGGCTTCTTGGAAATAGTCGGGTTGCCAGAACCAATCAAAAGTGGGAACCACCTCTAATTTGGCAAACACGGCAAAGAACCAGTCTGTTTCTGAGGCTTTTGCGGCTGCTTGATAGGCCTGAGTACGTCCGTCAACATTCATGACTCTCTTGGGCCGTATTTCTCCAGTATACTTGTCGAATAGTATATCTTCAAGGTGTTTATACCACCGCTCAGCCTCGGTTTCGCCGTTGCTGATGAATATCACGTCTAACGGCCTGCCCAGCAACATGGTTTGTTTGGTTTTGTCTATTTCTGGATAATCATACATCTGGATCAAAGGGTACTGCTTGACATCTCTGGGTACTAGAGCTGTGGCATTGTTTTTGCTGATGCTGTGTACCGCGCGATCTTTGGCCCGCCAGATGCAAGGAGTATAATCTATGTTTCCATTGTTATCGTGCAAGAACTTGACATAGATATTGGGTCCGAAATCATGAACTCTCACTGCATCAACTAGGCTGTCCGAGTTGTACTCAACCACTGGCATTGGAAAACGCTTTACCCATTGTTCGTTGGTATAGTTGATGACATTGAACCAATCCAATATCTCTAGATCGGCCATTTGTTTCTTAAATGACTCGACATGTATGTAAAACGTATCCCCGCGCTTTTCTGAGTTGCTGGCAAACACATGTACCATTTCTGCTTGCCAAGGTTCAGGTTGCCAAGAGAAATCAAACGTGGAATAGTCGCAAATACTAGATATCACCCAAACATATTCAGTCTCGGCTGTGGTCATAATACGCTTGAGAGTGTCGAGATAGTTATCCACGAATCTCGTAGTTTTAATTTTGGGATGATCTATCCTCAGACTCGATAACTGAGGTTGGCTTTCTTGGTTGCCGTAATCCACATAGTAGATGTCATAGAGATCGTCGGGAATGATCACTGGTTGGTCGCTGACAAAATTGAGATTAGGAAACTCTTCTAAAGTTTGAGCCCACTTCGAGTTGCGTTCAAATTCTGCGCGATTGATCAGAAATGTCGCAGACCACTTTTGCCATTGGCTACCGAAAACATGAGTCATCGACCTTTGCCAAGATTCAGGATGCCATGAAAAATCAAAATCATCATAGACACATTCACTGGATATCACCCAAAAGCGATTGGTACTGGCACGATTACAACAGCGCCGGATGGTATCAAGCTGACTGTTGGCGAAACGTATCTTTTGTGCATGTGGATATCTTGCAGATAACTTTTCCCACCGTGTGACGCTTTGATTGTTGTAATGATCTACAAAAAAGATATCCAAGACCTTCGACAAAGATTCCCCGGGCACTGTGTCTTCAAATCTAACTTCGGTTGCGCCTGGCACAGAATACATCAACCCCGAACTAGATTGCCATTCGCTGGGAAAGTGATAGATGTAAGGTGGATCTATTGGGTCTGGATGCCAGCTGAAGTCCACGGACTTTTCATCTATGTTGTCAGGGATGGTCCAGTTTTCTCGACAAGGCAATCTAGTGATGCATTGACTAGTTTGGAATTTCCACTGCCGGGCATGCACGGTTTGTGGATTTACAAGATAAACACCACCGTCGCGTTGCCATTGACTGGGAAATACTTGTATGAAATCTTGCTCCCAAGGAGCCGGCCGCCAATCGAAATCAAAATTTGTGTAATCGTTGCCACCATAAATATACCAGCAGAGTCGAGTCCTGCTCTTCCTGGCAGCATCATCTAGATCACTGGCTGGCTGTTCATATTCAAACAAGCCTGGCTTTGATCCAAAATAAAAAACATCAAACATGTATAATATCCATAATCACTACCACAATATCTGGCAGTACGCTAAAACTTTATGCGACGACCCCAGGCTGGTTTATCTTTATCCGTTTGGCAGTACTGATCCCAGCAACATCGAGATATTAGCCGATGATCGTCCAGATCTTGGACCTCAACAACGCGGACCATTGATCATTTGTTATGATCAGGAACCTTTGATTTGGGGGTTCAACAATCAATTGTTTGATCACATACTACAAGAATTAAACATCACAGATCAACGTGTTATTTTACTTAATACCGAACAAGAAAGTCAAGATAAAAATCGTTTTTTGATGCGGTATCGTTTCCAAGACTGCTATTCGTTTTTTCATGTGTTTGCTGCCTCGGACTGGTATCGTGGTTATCGTTTTGATGCTTCAATCAAAGATCCCCTGCAGCGAGAAGTCAGGAAAAAATATATTACATTTAACAGACTCACAGGAGGCGCCAGAGTTTACCGTAGCATATTGGTAGCCGAGCTGGCCGCGGCTGGCCTAATTGATCAAGGACACATCAGCTACAGTGATTCGTGTCCGATATATGGACATTACCGAGATAATCTGCAACAGTCTATCAACCAATATAAAATCGATCAAGATTATGCCTATCGATGCGCAGAATATTTAGACGGAGTGGATTTTCCTCTCAGGATTGACTCGGGAAAGGATGCAATACCCAATGGTAGTATGACCTTAGGCGCCGTACGAGAAAACATGGAAAGTTTCTTGCACATCGTCACAGAGACCTGCTACTGGGATCAAAAGCATCATCTCACAGAAAAAATATTCAAGCCCATTATCGCACGACAACCGTTTGTTCTGCTTGCACCGGCCAACAATCTTGCCTATTTAAAAAGTTATGGATTCCGAACGTTTGATCGTTGGTGGGATGAAAGTTATGACCAGATACAAAATCCCATCCATCGCCTACAAGCTGTTGTTGAGATAGTAAAAAACATATGTTCACTCAGCGACCGTGAACTCACCAACCTGTTGCATGAAATGCGAGACACATTGGAACACAATTACAGGCTCCTGGAAAGTGGAGAGCTGTTGAATCGAGCATGGCAAGAATTAAAGTCTAATTTAAACTGGTGCCTTTCCTGCCCCAATTGATGCGATCCCAGATCCTTTCATGTAGATAGTAAAGTATCGTGTTTGCCACTATCTGCACGGCTGCAATCGACGAAGCGATCGCAAAGTTTCCCGAAATGAGATAAGATATCAAGAAGGTAGCAAAGCTACCGGTTAACCTCCAGCTCAAGGTCTTTACTAGACTTCTTTTCTTGGTGTCGATCATTTGTCATAGCCCATGGCTTTACGAATTTTTGTGGCACTGATGTCCGTGATGCTTTCGTCAAATGTTTCTTCGCCACTGGTATATCCAACACCTCTTCCCCAACCAATGTGTACGATATTGGGTACCAGCATTATTTCAAATTGACCTTGATAGAGTGGATCAAGGTCTCTTTTAATAAATCCTTTGACTTGGTTAACATCAAAGGGATTGCTGCCTTGCCAGCCTTGAACATCTCTTATCTGTATCACTACCTGTCCTGTGCGTGCAATCAGCCTTTCAAACAAAGCACGATGGCCCGGGTGCCAAGGTTGCCAACGACCCAACATCTGCACGGTTTCTCGACGCCAGTCAAACACTGGTCTCCGTCGATTTTCTAATATGTGCTCGCCTATAAATGCCGCCCATTTCTCTGCATTTTTTTCCGTGATGCGAAAATCATAAACATCGGGTTCTGCGAACATTCTATTGGTATCTTCAAACCGACCTTGATCGATAGTGTCAACCCATACCGTCCAATCGGCCTTGTAATTGTGTCGCATCTCAATCAGTGGAGCCACAAAATCGCAAATGACAAAATCTGCACTGCTTTTATCGGCCAGCTCGCGCATCCTGTGGCTTTGACGTATGCGTCCTTCGTGGCTAAAATCCCAGTCATTGAATCGCTTTCTTACCTCATCGGCGTTGAACCACTCCACTGTGGCATAACTGCCGTACAGGGCTTCGGCCTGCGGCTGGAAAAATGCTGAATTTTCTTCAATATACTTTTTCAAGGTTTGTGCTAATGTAGTTTTACCGGCACCGGGTAGACCCATTATTAAAATACGCTGTGTCATGATATCACCTTTATTCCATAAAGTTTCTCGAACCGATCGGCATCAACTCGATCGTTGACCATTGGCTCTCCGCGGATGTTCAATGATGTATTTAACAGCATAGGACACCCAGTCATCACATACCATTGCTCTAAGAGTTGTCGGATGCCCGATCTTGAATCCTTTGGTACCGTCTGTACTCGGCTGGTGCCATCAACATGACATATAGCAGGGTAAAGCTCAGGATGACGGCACCGAGCGACAACTTGCATATAATCGCTATCCACCCAGCCAGGAGGCATATCAAAGTAGTCATCCACCATCTCAGCCAGTATGACTGGGGCAAAGGGTCTAAATCGTTGACGTTGTTTAATTTCATTGACACGATCCTTTATATCTTTTTCTCTGGGATCAGCTAGGAGGCTACGATTTCCCAATGCTCGTGGTCCAAACTCGGCGGCACCAGACGCCACGCCTACTATTTTAGCTGATAATAGTTCATCGAGCAAGCCTTTGACCGGATAAGGTCCCGAAATTACATGTCCGAGATAGGCATCTTGCCAATTTAATTTTCGTTTGTACGCCAAAGCAGCCGCTCCTAAACTACTTCCAGCATCGCCGGGATTGGGCATGATCCAGATATTGGAATAGTACTTGCCCAAGAGCCGATTGGCAAGACAGTTGAGGGCTACTCCTCCCATATAAACTAGATTTTCACTTTTCCCTAAAGTGCGAGCCCGTTCCATGATCCTACAAACAGCCCACTCAGTGATCTCTTGTACACTGGCAGCAATATCTTCGTTGGTGGCAATATCAAGGTAATTGTCGTCAACTCCCAGGTGCAGATTGTTCTTGAATGTGAGGTTGGCGATGTCCTTGATTTGTTCATCGTAGATACGATTAAACCAAATATTCTTACCCCAGGCCGCCATGCCCATGAGTATGTATTCTTCGTCCATGGGTCGTAGTCCCACACGTTTAGTAAACGCCGAATAGAACATGCCCAGACTGTGTGGATATTTCTGTGACCAAAGTTTTTTATATCTAGCGATACCGAGATCATCGTAGTAGGCATGATAGATCGATGTTGTGTCCCACTCGCCAATGGCGTCACAGACTACCACAGTGGCATCTTGATAAGGACTAGTTTGAAAGCCGGCCGCGGCATGGCTGAGATGATGACGGTGGCTGCTGATCGATGGAATGTCATCATCGAACATAATTTCCTGGAATATATTGATACCGGGTATTTGTTGAGTGATCCACTCTCCGAGCTGTGCCCTGAGTATAGTCTCGGTATCTATCTTTTTCCACTCAACGCCCTGCCCTGAATAGAGCTGACGTAATTGTTTCAACCAAGGCTTTTCATAATATGCTATATGATTTACCTTGGTAGGTATGTCTGCCAACAATGTTGAACAGATATTGGCGTCGTTTTTAATTTTGCTGTAACGTTCGCTGTGTCCGGCGAATAAAATATTCCCCGAGCTGTCTACTAGACTCACTGCGGCATCATGAAACCCAGCCGATACTCCTAATATACTCATTGATTTTTCCTGCTATTCGTTGATGTCCAAGTTCCAGCGGGTGCCCACCGGGACCTTTTGGGCAGTCGCCCATCCATTCTATCATACCTTCGGTGCCCCACTCCATCCAATATATACATTCGCGGATGGTATTAGCTGGTATGCCAAACGTGCTCACAAAGAAATGTGGTATTCTTTTGTGCTCAAGATAACCATGCAATGCTGCCACAGAAGCATGAAACTGTCGCCAAGCCCACGATTCATCCCAATCGCAAAACACTTCGTCGACTAGCTTACCATATTTTTTTTGGCTAGTGGGAGTGAGATGCTTTCCACTGACTGTTATGCGATGTGGAGTAGTCCAAGCTATTATAGCACGATCGATGTTCCCATAAGTTTCAATATGTACGATCGTGCTGGAAACTATATGATCGTTGCCGGCTCCTGGTGTAGCTATATTTACTGTATCAGCAACAAGGTCTGGCCATGCCACGGTGCTTTCTTCGCCGGCTGTGAAGCTGTCACCATTTACCAATATCATTTGTAGATAAACGGATCTCGCTTGCGCATCTCTTTGAGTTTCTTGCGATATTGTATTTCAATTTTGACGCGATTTATCAATCTTTTTAACCAATTCATCGAATTTTCCTTGGATTAGTTTGGCAGCATCTTGATGCGCTTCAATTAGCGGATGATGTTCGGGACCTACTAGATATTTATTTTCGCGAGCCCACTGGTAAAAACCTCTCGGGGTCGATGTCTGGTAAGGCGGGTCACCGGGTGGAAACCAAAACCATTCTTCCCACTTTATCTCTGCATTGTCTGTTTTTATACAATTATCTGCGCAGGTGAAAATATAGGGTATCTTGTAGTGTTCGAGATACCTCTGTAGATCCAATATAGCATCGTTGCTGTTTATAGTTCCATCTCTGCCGGGCCAAGTCCAGCATACCATCACGATCAATTGATCTGTTCTCGCACGGACTAGATAATCTCTGACACGTTTTGATATTTCACGATTTCCTATGCCCGGATAGGCCAAACACACATAACTGTCTTTGGCTAACAGGGCCGGAAAAGTGGACCTGCTGTATCCGTTGACCCCACCGTGTGGGCTATCGGGCAATTCACTGCCCCAGACGAAACTACAACCTCCTGCTACTATAGTCATAACCCGGTCGCAATCTTTCAATCTGTTGTTGATAATAGTCGGTGTCGGTCCAACAATAATCGTAGACAGTCGTGATATCTTCCATTTCTATTTTGTAGATATCAAGGTGCTGTCCTAACACACTCCAGACAACTAGATAATCATCGGTGCCAAAACTTTCTTTGAGATTGACCTGACCCACACTGTGGTAACCGTAATTATATTCAACATTGTCGAGGTCAAATCCGTTGCGTAACAACCATTCTCGGAATCCAGTCATTCTTTTTGTGTGCCAAGGATATTCGCCGCCATAAGTGACATCTCGTGCCCATTCGATATCAAATTCTCCGGAGTAATATCTTAAATGTGTGATAGCTTCGCACGTGGCACGATCTATATCTTTTCCTCCTTCGTCGATGTAGACTTCATAGAGAGTTTTTCCGATCTGTGTCCAGTGCTGATATACCGTGCCAAACGTCCTGTCGTATCGGGTCTCATCGAATATTTTTTTATGCTCTGCTGGGTATTCAAATCTCGGAGAGTTGAGGAAAGTAGTGATCTGGCTCGGACGCACCCATTCTGGTGCTTCAACCTGCTTGCGTTGGCTCAGCATAAGGCTTTCTGCTTCGTGGCAGATATTGTTTAATTGCCTTATAGCAAACTTGGTTTCGTAATCAGCTCGTTTGTAATAATCACTGAGTCCCCATACTGTTCCCTGCAATACCTCAAAATGATTGTGCAACACATTCATCAAATTTTGATTGGGATCTAATCCGTGCCGCATGGTGTCGAGAGAATAGTCTTCTTCGATTTTGTAATCATCAAAAAACTCATTGATACGATCTTTGGCCCAGTTTAATTCTTTGCAGAGATATCCAAGGTCTCTGGCCGTGTCGGGAAATCCCAAAAAACAAAAGTTCTTTTCTAGGTAATTATTATTGCGTACAAGATCCCGCAAGGCGTCATACCATCTTACGGCCATGGCGTGTTGATCGACTTCTATATTATAGTCAAATTCGTGTTTTTTGTTGAGAGGATCTCTCAACACCACTTTGATTTTTTTCATTTAATAAGGTGGTATAAATTTATCACTATCGTTGTATTTTCCAGGATTTTTAAGATGATCTCTGACAATGAAAAAAGCAAACACCGCCCAGATCGCAAATATACCTAATAATATCATCCAAGTTTCAAGACTGGTGTTTGCGATATTAGTCAGTACGGTATTCCACATACGAGATAGAGTTTGTAAAAATTCAGACATCTATGTTTCTCCACCATTGGTGTATCGCCGGACGCTCACGGAGTATGTCGTCCATGGTAAATCGATCATTCCTTATTTCTTCTAATTTTAACACACGGGCTTTGCCTTTTGCAAGACCTGCTTGCCATTGATCGGGCCACTGTTCCTGGAACGTGGGGCGGGATTTTAGTTGTACCAATAAGTCCTGCATAGCCCCATGTGTGTCAGGTATGAGTTCGTCTAACCAAGGTTCCAATAGCTCTCTGGGCAATGCCGAGGGGCTGAGTATGATGTCAGGCGAGAAACTGAATATGACTTTGGCCAACGTGTCAACACCCAGTTCCCGCCCGAGCTGTGTCATCCGTCGAACTTCGAAGAGACCCGGGAGTGTAAGAGTGAAGTCAAGACGCATCTGGCGGCGGTGACTACTGATCTCAATTCCTTGCTTGAAGTTCTCAAGCCATTTACCAAAATCAAGACCTGTTCGAATATACTCTCCAATTCGGCCCGATCCGTCGATGCTTGCACAGATTTGCCAATCCCGTAACCTACTAAGAATATCCCTATACAAATTGATGCCGCGATAGTCGACGCGACTAAGATTTGTGTTGTATCTAGCGTAAACATTTTGTCCATCTCCCAAGTCCACGATACGTTTCATGTATCGCCAATGCTGTTCGTACATGAGCGGCTCGCCGCCTACCCAGTACACTTCCTCGACTCGGTGTTCCTCAACGGCCTGTGAAAACTCGGCCTCTACCTGTTCATTTTGAAAACGTTCAATCTGTTTTTTGATATCAGGAACCATCCACTGATTTTTGGGGTTGGTCCAATCGATCATGTTGTGTTGGCGTTGCTCGCTTTCCCAAGCACTGCTTAACATGTCTCCACAGGTTCTACATTTGAAGTTACACAAGTTGGAAAACCTGTAATCCCAACTCACGGGCCGCATAGTGGTGTGACCCGACTCATCTGTCAAGTCCCATATGCTATTGTACTTATGTCCGAAAAGATGATTAAAATAGCTACGGTAAACATCTGTGTTCAAGAGCTTGCTGTTACATACATCGCACTCAGGCAAAGTCTCACCCTTCATCATCCTGCGGCGCACGCTTCGCATGTGCTCGCCGTTCCAATGCTCTTCCAAAGTGATGGGAATGTATCGGCCGGTACCTGCGGCCGTGTCAATATATTGCTGGAAGTTCTGTGCAGGCTCACGACTGGCACAGCACATACGACGCTCGGTCTGTGGACTCAAGTATGTGTGGGTCCATGGAGCCATGCACAAGGTATCGGGGCGATGTTCAGGTTTCTTCATAGCCCATGGCCTCGGCAATCTCGGCGTGTGTTACACGGAAATCCTGTTTTCGATAAGCATCAGTCTGCTTCATGAGCCTACAGAATTCTCGTCCGTCGCTGCCCGATCCGTTGCGTATGAAGTTGATGACATTGTCGACTTCACGCTGGTATTCGGATCGCCACTGGACGCTTTGCAGTTTATTGATCACCAACTCCTGCGCCTGTGGTGTCATTGACTGTATGCTCATCCTGCTGGGACTGTGCAACATATTAAAATAAACATTACCAAAACCTTTGGTGTCGGCCCAAGCCAGCAACTCGTCGAGGTAGTAGACGTTCTGTATGTTCAGTGTGAAACACAGTTGGGTAGTGATATTGGTGTTGGCTTTCTGTAAGTCATGCACAGCGTCTACGATCTCGTTGGCTTTGATCCAATTGGCAGGAAAACGTTCATATTCAAATCTCTCACCCACGTTGTCGATGCTGAATGCGATGTCTACACGACCAAAGTGTTTCCATACGCCAACGAGATCATTGGGCCACTGGGTGGCATTGGTGTTGTAGTGTATATCGATGTGATGGCTGTCACCAGAGTCAGCTGCAAACTTGAGAAGGTCAATGTGTTCCTGGATCAGCCATGGTTCCCCGCCGGTGAACTCAAAGTAGCGTATGTTAGGCAGCAGGCTGCGCAGGTCGTCCCAGAACGTCTCGGTCTTCCTGGGCCATTGTCCTTGCCGGAGCCATGTGTAAGCGATGTGTGTTTTCTTGTCCACGGTCTTGGGCAAGTAGTTCATCTCTTCTTCGGCCCACTTGCTAGAACTCCAGGATCCGCAGATGCGACATTTGAGATTGCAGATGTTTCCGAGTTTGAGATCCACAAACCACAGTTGGTCTGGCTTATCGTTCTCCCAATCCACTTGTTTGTACAATTCTTTGAGTCGTACTTGGCTGTGTATACGTTTGCTTGTGCGGCCGGCGGCCTCTTCTTCCCAGCAACGATTACAGGTAGCAGGCTTTTTGCCCTGCCGGAACTGACGTCGTAGATTCTGCATGTATTCGCTGTCATAGATCTCGCGCAAAGTTGTGACATTGAGATCGTATTTTTCTCCGTTGGGATCTGTGATTTCTTCGTCAGCCAAGCAGCACGGTCTCGCTGTTCCCATTGGCGAAGTCTCGATGCTCATCCAAGGTAGCATACATATAGTCTTAGGTAGCGTCACGTAACACTCCTAGTTCAGGGAAAGTGGCCCAGAAATCTTCGCCACGGACATGGTCCAACTTGTCTGTTTCTTCTCGCCAGCGTGGAAGCAAATGGCTGTTATTGGTGCTCAACATAAAGTTGATGGCGCTTTCGAATCCGGTAGTGGCACGGCGCAATGTATCTTGTGGATCCAACCATTCAATGTGTCGACGGTACGCGGGTTCGATCACTGATTTCTTGAACTCTTCGGGGAAGATGTCGATCCTATACCACTCGGGACTTTGACAGATGTTGACATTGAAATCCTTGGGTTGTATCAATCCCAGGTCACTCCACTCACGATGGAAGTCTAAGACGTGTAGCACGTTCATCGATGATACCGTGGCGCTGACGTAGAAATCCACGTGCGGCACTTCTTCCATCATCCTGCGGCGATTATCAACAGTCTGTGACCATTGGGTGCCTTTGCGCATGAGTTCGGCTCTAGTGCCCGAAGCATCCAAGCTGGCGCCCACGTTGACTGTCTTAAAGTGTTTCCAGAACTCAAACACATGCTTGTCTTTGTAGCGTAGTTCTGAGAAGTTGGTGTTGTAGATCAGTCTTACATCAGTCTTACCGGCTTCAATCAACTTCTCCAGCATGTAGTAATGCTCTTTCATGATCAAAGGTTCGCCGCCCGCGAAGTAGACTTGTTCGAGATAAGGAACATGCGGCTCCATCTGTGCCAGCATGCCATCTTCGTCGCCGGTGGTGTATTCCACCCGGGCCATGGGACGTTTGAGCACATCAGGAACTACGCCATACATCTTGACATGATCGTTGAACCAGTTCGAACTAAAGATGGGACCACAACTGCGACATCGCATATTACAAAGGTTGCTGAACCTTACGTCCCAATAGCGTATCTTGAAGTCAGGATGCTCGCCGTCGGGAGCAGTTTGATCTACTTCTGCGATATGATGCCCGTAGTTCCTGTTAGCATCATATCTCATGCTGAAGAATCCGGCCTTCTCTTGCTCGTAGCACTTGGTACATTCTTTACAGGGTTTGTCCTGTAACATGTTTTTGCGCATGGTCCGATAAGCGTCCTGGTTCCAGACTTCCTCCATGGTGTTCTTGCGCAGGTCTCCTACAGGATGCCAGTAGTCGCTGAGGCAGCAAGGATAAGCACGTCCATCAGGAAAGGCATGCATGTGTACCCATGGCAACATACAGAATGTATCGCTCTCGGTCAATCGGCGCCATTCCTCGGGAGTAAGATCTTTTCGATCTGCGAAATAAGGAGCACGACTGTTGTAGTCGTAGCCCTTGTTGTAGAATTCTTTGGTGTCACTCATAGTTTTGTATACCAATCGGCTAGACCGGGAAATGTCTCAGAGAAATTTTTACCCCTACGCTGATCGTATTGCTCGTAGAACTTGCGGAAGTCGTTGTGCAAGGCCGGGCGCTCAAAAGTCTCACGGTGCGGAGTTTTGACTACATCTAGATAATCGATCAATCTTAGTACATGATTGATTTCATGCTGATGTAGATAGTTGTAGCCTTTGTGTCGGACCATCCACTCAACCAGTCTCCCTTTGTGATGCTCACGGATATCGTCGGGCAACACCAAGGGGCTTTGGAACGACGGAAAACGCAAGATATTTAACGTAAAATTGGGAAAGTCTCTGCCAAACTCCTGTTTCATCTCTATCAGGAAGTCCAGGAACTCGGGCAGGCTTTCCAAGCACAGGGCATTTATAGTACACATGTTGTGTAAGCCACGCAGCCTACCACTGGAGGCCAACAAACGCATGTTGGTCTGCCATTGATCCCATTGGAGTCCGTCTCTGATGTATTCGGCCTGCGAATGTAGGGCCTCGTTGGAAGTATAGATATCCAACTCAATGCCTCCACAAGCGTCTAGGAGTTCTTGGATCTTTTCCGAATCCATGGCCAAGTTTGAATTGATGGCTAGCCGTGTGGAGCTCTTTCCACGGTTCTGTTTGAACCAGTCAATGAGCTGCCAGGTGTAGCCGGACATGAGTGGTTCGCCACCGGTGATTCGTAGCTCTCTAAGCGTCTTATGTAGGTCGGTTTCCCACCAGCGGAAAAATGCCTCAATATACGGATTGACTTCACCATATCGATAAAGCTGAGCACTAGCGTGATCATGAGTGAAGTGATTCCTACCATCACTAACGAGGTCGATATAAGGCCCTCGGGTTCGAATGTCCTTAACCCATGTACTAGAGAAAGCAGGATTACAGTAGCTACAAGCCAATTGGCAAGTGCGGTCGAAACTGATTTCGAGAGTGCGTAGATTTGCGTCCGCAGCGGTGGGTAGTAGATATGCTTCATTGAGTTCCTCGTCGGTGTAGATTACGCTTTTATAGACACGATCTGAAACAGCATCGCGACCCATGTCTTCGATCTTCCAGCAGTATTCACAGCCGGGTGGACGTTCTCCCCGTTGCATCATCGCCCGATCGTTTTTCTTTTCGTCACTGTTGTGCAAGGCCTTGGGATTACGCTGTATGGCTTCCACAGGAACAAAATGTGCCGGAGGGTGATGGCAGCTCGTGGTCATGCCTGAGCCCAACCATATGGTAGCGTTGTACCACTTGGCTCCGCAGAAGCTGGCGCTCTTAGAATCAAGTACTCGCTTGCGGAATTCTAAATCTGTTTCGTTGGGTGATCTAGGCAAAATATGGCTCCATCTCGGGTACATAGTTTACTACATTTACACCACGATGTCTATCTCTAATCTGAACATGCTTGACAAATTCATCCCAATGTGAAGTATCTGGACTAGACAAAAGGTTAACTATTCCGTTAAGCCCGCGAGAGTTCGAATCGTCAACAGATAACAGTCTATTCTTGGCCGACTCTGCTAATTCTACGGGCAAACACGAAGGCTGAAAGTGTTTTGGACTAGTTAATACATCGAGATTTACAAATAAACCTTGCGAGAATGCCCAGTTTATCAGTTTATCTAAATGTAGCACATTTAAATTTTGGACACAGGTGTTCAAGAACACATTGGCTCCAGGTAACTTTCTCATCACATCTAAATTATCCAATATATCTTGCCATTTGCTGGGATAGCGAATATAGTGATTTAGATCTCCGACCGCATCTATGCTGACACTCATTCTTATATCATGCCCCGATAAAATATCAAACCATTCTCTATCAAATCGAGTGGCATTTGTATTGATCAAAAAACTTTTTCTACTGGAAATTTCTCTCACCAGTTTTTTGAGCCACGGAACCATAAAGGGTTCCCCTCCGCGTATCACGAAGCTGTTCCCTGACTCAAATATAGCTTTGATTTTATCTGCCGATGATTCATCCCAATCATAATTTTTTTGGTCCCAGTTGACTTCGAATATTTTGTTTTCCTCAACTAGGACTTGGCTGCTGGACCAAGGATTACACATCATGCATTTTAAATTACAAAGATTGGTGATTTGTATCTCCCAATCAATGGGGAAATCTACTACATCGCCGATATCGGGCCATTCTTGATTGCTGGTTTCTCGAAAACTTGTGGCACCGTATTCTTCTTGTTTGTGGCATCTCCAGCACTCGGGTAAATCTTTGCCTTGGCGCATGCGATCACGTATGTCATTGAGATAGTCGCTGTTCCACCATTCCTTGACTGTGTGTTTATTGATGTTATATCCGGATTTTGAATCAATACGGCAACATACTCGGAACCTGCCGGCAGTGTCAACGAGACTGTGCATGAAAGGTCTTACACAGAATTTATCGTTGGGCATGGTATCTACACTCCTGCCAGAATTCACGCATCTCAGGGAAGGTGCGCTCAAAATCAGTGCTGCGGCGCTTGTCGTGTTCGTTGAAGAAACGATAGAAGTCGGCTCGCTGTGCTACGATGTAATCGTGATCCAGTTTCTGTCCTTCGCGCATCCAAGCGATGTCGCGACGCATCCTTTGCACTTCGTAGTCTTTGAAGCCATGGAAGGGATCCTCGGGCCTTTCCATGTTGAGTTCCATCCAGTCTGCCACACGCTCGAGACGATCGGCATAGACCGGGGGCAGTATCTGTAGGCTCTGCCACCGAGGCTGCCGCAACAAGGGTGTGTCAAACCACACACGCTGATAGGTCTTGCTATACATACGGCGCAGATCCAATATCCATTCCAACTGCCGTTGTATGCCCAGCACTGACAGATTGTTCATGGTAATGATGAATGTGAGGCTGTTGCGATAAGGGATCTCATCCAAGTAACGATGCACATAATCCCACATGCGACGGAAGTTGAGTCCGTGCCTGATGTATTCGGCATGCTGGGGCTCGCCGGTGTCGAGGCTCACATACTGCATGAAGTGTTCGATCTGTGTGCCGCACAAGCGTTTCACATAGTCAAGATATTTCTCAAACAATTTGAGTTCTACGGAAAAGTTAGACGTGACATTGAGGTGTAGTTCGGGATTGGGCAGGGCCAACACGTAATCGAAAACTCGGTATGTGTTGCGATCCATGAGTGGCTCACCGCCGGTCATGCGGAAATGTTTAAGTCGGGGATACAGTTGCGGCCACCATTCCCAGAACGCATCCACATAGGGATTCTCTTGGCTGTGTGGGATAGGACGATTGCGTCCTTGGAAGTGCTCGGGCGCATTGTGCGGAGTAGATGTAGGCCAAGCTCCCCATTTATCTACTTCCGCTTGCCAAGACGAGGAGAACTGCGGACTACAGTAAGAGCAGGCCAGGTTGCAGGCATGGTTGAAATTGACTTCCACATAACTGGGAATCCAGTCTTCGGCGCCAGTGCTGGCACGGATAGCTTCATAGTCATCGGCAGCCCAGGGTTCTCCGGATCGATAATGTCGATCACTGAGATTGCCGGTGTCTTCGATGTTCCAGCAGTATTGACACTCACTGGGTCGCTCGTTTCGCAACATGATCACACGTTGTTGTTTTTTGTGCTCGGTGTTGTGCAGGGCGCCAGGATTGTCTTTGAGTGGTGCTGGATCAATGTGATGCAACGGAGGATGATAACAGGAGTTGTTGAGTCCGGTGGGCAAGTGTAGACTCACTTGTTTCCATTTGGCCAAGCAGAATCCTTCGCCGAGGTTTTCTCGCATCCACTCGGCTGAAGCCATAAACTTGCTCTTTGTACCTACCGCTTCATCACCTTTATTCATTATTCCCATTTCGATGAATTTTAATCATGTTCCCAGCAATCATATCCAGCCTGGTGTTCCCAGGTCAGCAGCCCGGCCCTGGCACTGCGAGGATTTCGGCATACTCCCCAATCTGCATCTAAAGCCCACCAATGTCTACAACCCGATGAGCAGTCAGGATAGTCTTCTTTGCTGTCTGCCCAACGTTCTATTTCGCCACCATAATCCTTGTAGTCTGTGGGAAGGATCTTGACTATCTTCCAGAGAGAACCCTGTGCCATTACCAACCCTCGATCCTACGGATAACATCGATTTCTTTGGTCATCATGTCCAAGTTGCGGTGTCCTGTGGAATAGTGATGCTTGAAGAATCTGCTCTGTTCTGCATCCAGTTCCGCGATGGGCATGCCTAAACGGCTGCGTAACAGTTGACCTTCCTTGGCGGCCAATTCTTCGGGATCGAGATCTTTGACACAATCTTCCCAAATTGACTTGAGTTCGTCAAAGTCCTGTACCTTCCTATGATCCCATTCGTGTATCATGGTCATAGTAGTACCTAGCCTTGCACCGGCGATGGCCCAGATGCCGTTTTCTACATCGCGGCCCACGCTCTGCCAGATACAGAGATGATCGAAGTTGCGTCGTTGCACCGAGTCGTCAAACTCTTGCATGGATGGCCGGCGTCCTTTGTCCAAACACATCTTGACGCCCTCGCGGAAGCCGGCACGCCAGGCCTGGTAAGGACTGCCATTGGGATAAGTGGTAGAGTGGCAGTTGTGCATGGCAAAGTATTTGGGTTCGAAACAGAACTCCACTGCTGTGCGATCTGTGCCATCTGACGCTTCGTGTGTGCGCATGTCCTCGACAAACCGTTTGCTCCACACGCTCATGCCACCGTTGCCGTACATGAGACCATTGATGTGATTGCGGGCTTTCCAACGGAAGGCAGCATCTTCCTCGCCATCGCCGATGGCCAACTGCAAGTTAAAGAAGTCGGCATCGGGCAAGTTGTCGCCGTCGATCAGCACGAAAAAGTCTGTGTCTGACTTGGCAGCCGCGGCTTTATGCGCGGCGTCCGATCCTTTGACTCCGTCCACACGCCGGGCCCAAGGCACCATGTTCTGTATCTTGATCCAGAACGCTTCTTTCTGTGGCTCGTCGTAGCTGAGATAGATGCAATCTATGTCGGCGACATCAATGATTCTTGAAGCCATATGTTTCTGTTTCTCCTTGATATGTTTCGTCAACTAAAATATTGGCGTGCCCTTTGACTGTGCGAAAACGATCTCCGCCTTTTTGTAGACTCTGCTGATGGTACAGTACATTCTCAATAAAAATTAGTTTCTCATTGACTACTCGCATAGCGGCATAATTGGGCCGATCGTAGATTTCCTTAGGAATCTGTATGTACTTGCCGCTGTCAGGAAAGTCACCAGAACTCATTGACAACGGAGTTCCGTCGTCGTTGTAGTATAATCGGTACTCGGGTGAGGCCGATTCTACCGATGGAAGATTTCCAAAAGCCTCAAGCAGGGCCGGCAATTCGTTGCTCATAGTACTCGATTATTTCTTGCGTGGCAAAACTTTTATCCTGGTAGTGGAATGGATGATATTGGTTGATATTGTTTACTCGTATCATTCCTGAATCAAATTCCGATATCACATAGTCTTGCCAGCTCTGCGAATCTGACCAATTCTGTATGCCCGGTTTCATGTGTACAAAGTTTACAAAATCCATGCTGGGTATCGTGCAATTCTCTCTTCCAACGATTTCTGCTGCCAAAGCATAAACAACATCTGTGGTTGGATTCTCGTCTCTGCAATTCGTCAAACATTGATCCCTCACCGACGTCCAGTCCGAAAAAATATTTTTAGCTAGACGAAAAAAGTCACTGGCAGTTTTTGAAAAACGAAAATACATGAGACCATTATAGACGTCAGGAAGATCTGTTTCATCAAATGTAAGACGATACTTACGGGCCAACGAAGGTTCCTGCAAATAATTTTTACAACCATGACTCAACACCAGATCTTTCTGCTGCAGAGCATACCACCAATGATCGATGCTGCGAGTAAACAATAAATCAGACTCTAGTTTGATGGTCTCTTTGAAAGGAGTGAGCCAGAAAGCCTGCCATTCGTTGCTGAGTTTCCAATCTTGGTGTTGTGCTTGATCTTCTTCTAATTCAATCACAAAATCAAATACTCGACGATGTTGATCTGTGATCAACTTGTGAGTGTCTGAATCTACTATGACTGCGTAAAGATTGTTTTTTTGAGTGTACTTGATATTTAGTGCTTGTAGATATGCCAACCGTAGATAGTCCACAGTGGGAGAATTCTGAGCTATTGTCAGAAACCCTTGCTGTGCTTGATGTGGATTTTTACGCAAGGGCTTGCTCCGTGAAATTTAAAAATCTCGTAGACTGAAGATAGGTTTTACTGAGTATGTGTATGCTTTGTTTTGGAGACAAATATGCACGAGTTGGTGTTCGTATCACAAGATTACCGTCGACGAGATCAATGCTGTCAAGCACCCCGGGGATCGTCATTATTGGCCAAGGTAGGAATTCTCGTCGAGATATAGCGTAGCCATTGGTCACGTAATGAGCTATGGCAAACGCATAATCGTTGCGATAGTTGCCGTCCTTGATGTTGTAGAGTGTTCGATAATAGGAATAATTTTTTTCTATCATTTTAACAATATCAAACAGTGCCCGAGCACGACAGGTTTTCCTAAAAAATATCGCTGTGGCCCAGACAAAAGGTAGGCTGTATTCGCCCATGGTTTCGCATGCATCAGGATCTGTGACATAGATATTCTTGTTGGGTATCACATAGTCACCGAGCGTATCGAAGACCTTGGCAAATGAATCATCTAATACAAGATAATCAGCATCGATTAACAGTGTCTCGTCGTAGGGACTGAGGTCTAGAGCCTGAGATCTTCCAAAATTTTTCCATTCGATCACACGTTGATTAGTGACATCGTACCGTCTGTTGACTCCAGTATGTGTGTCTGTGGTCAATATGGTCGTAGGTATTCCTAGATGTCGATCTATCAGTCTGGCATTCGTTTCAGCTATAGAAAGATAATCTACTGTATCGGTGTTGTTGGCGAATATTACCGCGCCTCTAGAGTTTCCTAATTTTTCGTAATTCGGCATGTTGTTGGTGCCACGAATTCATTACAGCCTGATATCGCTGTTGGCATTGCGATAATAATTCATTTCGGTCCACTTCAATGGGAGTTTCATAGATATCTTCAATGAATAATCTATTATCAGGCCACGTGGATAAAAAACTCATGAGATCCCGAGTCACCAAAAACATACCCCCATTATAGGTGACATGCAACTCAGTCAGTATTTTTTCCCTGAGGATGCGCCGATTTATCTGATAATCGGTGGCCTGCTTCACAGTTTCTACTAGTTTATTGGTGTCGCTCATTTCGTTAGTATAACAGGAAATCAATCACAAAAAAAGCGGCCGGGCCGCTTTTTTTGATCTTTTGGTTAAATCAATCAACTGTAGGTGTATGAAGAACCCCAGGTGTCAGTGAGGTTGGCAGTTGATGGAGGACGGATAGTAAATGTGGTAGTGATTCCGATGTTGATTTGGTCTGCGAAGTTACCTTGAACCGGAGCCGAACCACCAGGTTGGTTGGGGTTGGTTGGTGCTGTATTGGTATCGGCAGCTACGTCGTTGAGATCAACTTGGAAGGTCAGTGCTGTGCCAACATCGCCGTTGGAACCTTGTACTCCATTTGTCTTGAGACCCACTGACAGAGTGTTGCCACCGTAGTCTGCTGTGCCTGAGTTGGATGTCAGGGCTAGTATGGTGCGATTGCTGGTTCCCACGTTCCAATAACCGTATGCTGTGGCCAATGTGGTCGACCCGCCGCCGGTGCCAGTTCGTCCATTGGTGGTGGATCCGATCACTATCGAAGCCACTTTGCTCTCAAAGAACGATTTCCAGTCTGCGCCTTTGCTGTTGCCCAATGTGTTAGTGACAGCAAAGTTGATGATGATCTTGCCACCGGCATTGAAAAAGTATCGTGCTTTGTCAGCTGAGTTAAAAGTTATGGTACGGCTAAAGCTGTGTGTGGTAGGAGTGCTGGTATTCCAGGTGCTGGTAGAAGATCCTTGTCCTGTAACATCTGTGCCATTGGCATTGGCCAACAAACGATTGGTATTGGCGTCGGTGATTTTGCCTGCTAGAGCTGAAAGGTATGCGATCGTTGTACCGGCTGTAGGAGCTGTGATCCCCGAACCACCACCACTCTGGTGTGTGAGCATGGAATTCAAACGAGCGATCAACGTGGACCATTGGGTGGCTGTGACTTGATCGTTGCCACCTGTGACCGTGGACAGTGTCGTGCTTTGTCCATATCCTTTGTCTCCGGTACCTACTCCCCATATGGTGTTGATATTTGCTACGGAATGATTTACTGATGCGCCACCTTGTACAAATGTATTGTAATCTAGTGCTTGTATGAGTCCACCGGACGAATATGTCATTTTTTATTCCTTACGAATTCAATTTGACGATGGCTTCTACTGTGCCCTCGTCTAGTGTATTTTTACTTGTTAGCGCACGTCCAATGACATTCCAAGGAGTGATCTCTGACCGGGTGGCTGCTCTTGCCAGACCATTGCCGGCTGAAACCAAACGATCGCCTTTTCGCACTGTACCAACCACACGCACTGGTACTCGTCCACTGATGGCCACGGGCGGATGCGTTTCGTCTGTGCCAACTCCGGCATTCATAAGATATGCTGCTCTAGTACTTATCACTCCAAACACGTTTTCGCTTAATTCATCCCCTACTTTAGTGATTTCGGCCACTCCGCCCAACTCTACCACGGTGCCCGGTTCGTAGGTCGAATCGGACTCAAATCTTTCAGCCAAGTCAGCGTAAAGTGCCGTGCTGGCCTGACCCGAGAAAGTGTTGGCGAACACTGTACGGAATCTCGCTCCTGATGTGCCAATGTCAATGGTCCCAGTGGCCGCCGTTTCGGGGCGCAGCACACCATTGACGGTTATGCTACCATCTCTCCGGAGACTGGCGCTGGCACCAGTGGCATCAAAGAAAGAGTCAACATAACCTTTGGTCGCCACAGTGGTGCTAGAACCGGAGGCAACGTTGGCGGAAACTTCCACGAATCCAGTGCTCCTAAGAACCAGTTGAGCACTGTTGCCTGGGGTATTCAATGTTAGGTTTGCACCAGACTGAAGACTGCTAATGACAGGTGCGTTGGTTTCAATTTTTAATTGCAGCTGATTGTCGCCAATGACCAGGCCCGAAGTGTTGGAAATTTGTTGTTGTGAAGTGAATATGTTGGTAGTATTTTTTCTGGCCAGGTTAGTGGGATCTATTCCACCAACCGAGTCTGCCGAAGTGGCGGTGCCATTGTACTTGAGACCTGCGATAGCGGTAGACAAGTTGAATCCGGGTTTGATCGCAGAAAACCCCGGAGCGGCCGACGAAGATGCAGGAGTAAATTCTGCATCTTGGCTCAGTATCGCTACCAGGTCGCTGTCGATGTAAAACTTAATCACGGAATGCAGGTTGTTGGCATTTGATGTGTTATCAGCGATATTTTCTGCCAGTGCACCAGTTTGTCCTGTGGCCGTGGTAAATGCTGGGCCGATGGTAACCCATTCTGCACCCACACCGCCGGGATAGACTTTGAGCTGGCTGTTGCCGGTGTCCCACCAAAGATCGCCGGGTACATCAGTGGCTGGAGGATTGGCCGAGCTCATTGAGCTAGAAATCACCTTCCAGTCGGTACCTTGGTAGACCTTGAGTAGTTTGTTGCTTTTGTCCCACCACAGTTGTCCTTGCAATGCTGGGCTTCCAGTCACTGTGTCGGGGCTAGATTGGCTACTAAAATTTTCCAGCAATCTGACGAAATTTTGGTTCAAAAACACCCCATATCCTGGGAAGTTTTTGCCGATTAGAGTCAAACTGGTACTGTTATCATTAGTATCGCCGTCATCAACGGTGATAGTTGTACCGTCTGTTTTTGTGATTGTGTAGGGCATCTTCTAAAAATCTCCGATATTGTGTTTATTTATCTCATATTCTATTGGTACTTAAACCAAAAATCTCCATTATCCCCGGTGGCATTTGTTGGATCAGATGTGCTCACAAATTTACGACTGCCTTGCCAATACGCCGCCTGCTCGCTTCGATCTTGTATCACGCTGCGCACCCAGGCGGTATTGGCCAGTTGCGTATTATTGGTTGACACCGATGGAGTAGGTGCAGATGGATTTCCGGTGAAAATTGGCGAAGCTATCGGAGACTTCAGTGCCAACCCAGTATTGATAAAACCAGTGACAGTGCTTTGCAGGGCCTCTATTTCTGCATCTACATATATTTTGACATTGTCATCGGCAGTGGTCACAAATTCTGTGGTGGCGATGCTGGAATCGTTACTGGAAACCGCCGGGGTAGGTGCCGTAGGATTTCCTGTCAACGCCGGAGAGGCTATGTTGGCTTTGGTGTCAACTTTTGCATCAAGGTTTACTATATCGTCCTGTATGGATTCTATGCTATCTAAATTGTTACCGATGCGTTCCGACAGAGCGTCGACGTTAGATATCAGATAGCTTAACAGCCCGGTATTTGCATCGTAAATCGCTGCGGTCAGTTCATCGTGCAATTGATCGACGTAATTTTTAGTGGCCGCTCCAGAGGGCTCAATGGGATCATTGAGTAGACGCACTTCACCATTGGGCAACAGGGTCAACGAAGTGGATTGAGATCCATTGACATTGACTCTGAAGTCGATACGCGATGATGGTACGCTATTGGATATGACTAGATGTTGCTCTAGATTGACTTCGCTAACTGTTATTTCAGAGCCCGACGATGGGCCCACAGTGAAGCCGTTTTCTAGATTATAAACTGCCGATACTGAAGAATCTTGATCTTTGCGCAGATAGTTACTGGCGTCAACTCCGCCCAGTGAGGCGCTGTCGTCGGCTGCGGCTCGGAATCGAAAAGAGGTTAATTGAGAAGAAACATTGATTCCAGTGCGTATAGTCGAAAACCCCACAATGGGAGTTGATGGTACAAAATCGGCATCTTTGCTGATGATCATGCGTTCTACTCCGCCAATCATCAATTTAACTATTAAGTGATCGATACCGCTGGTGTCTGCGATACGAACCGATGAAAACCCGGTCTCTTGCCAGCTGCTTTCGTAGTCAGGACCAACCAATCGCCAGGTCGATCCATTGTAGATTTTAAGTTGATCCGTGGAGGTATTCCACCAAAATTCGCCAACGTTTGGATTGAGAGGAGTGACACCACTTTTAAAAGCAACGTTGAGAGGCCTAAATCCCTGCTGGGTTTTTATGTTGATTTGATTGGTGCTTGTGTTAAACCAAAGTTGGCCCACGATTCCATTTGTGGGTTCTGCGGAATCCGCAAAATTTTCCAGTAGATGTACCAGGTTCTCATTGAGTATTTGCCCGTATCCGGCCACGTTTCTTCCCGGCAACTGCAAAGGAGTAACCTGGGAATTTATAGTTCCGTCTACGATGCTGACTAATAAATTACCGTTTGTTTTAAAAATATCCATCTCAATGTCACCTATGCTCTATTTAGCCGTAAAGTTGATTGTTTTGTATCACTGTTATACTGTTGGGAGAACCACCTATTTCTCGCCATTGATTGTTGACTTTTACCCAAGTACCAGTTATATTTCTCCAGGTTCCATTGACCTTGATCAGAGCTGATTCTATGTTGCGCCATTCACCGTCGACTTTGGTTTTACCCAATCCAATCGATTCAAATATCAGCACTGCTTGGCCGGGCTTGCCTGGCGCTCCGGTGCCATTGCCACCGATACCGGCTGGAGATGCCCAATATTGACTTGATGTTCCCAATGGATATATGCCCGAGCCAGCCTGTCCACCAGCACCAGTATAACCACCACGACCACCGTAGCTGTTGTCTGGGCCGTAGGCTCCGCCTTGGCCACCTCCGTTGCCATCATCAACTGCTGATCCGTAAGACACTGGGCGACGTGTGCTGAATATTTCTGTGGAGCCTTGCGTTATTTGCAACCCAATGCTGGCTGGGCCGCCCCAGTTAACACCAAGCACTCTCACTGAGTGAAATCCAGCCGTAACTGATACTGATGCTCGATAGATCTGTCCCCAGTTGCTGCCGCTTAATACCAATGATCCATCGATGTAAAAATAACAGGCATTGTCGGCAGTGCCGCTGAACACGTAAGTTCCAGACACCGGAAAGTTGACAGTGAACGTCTGATCAAATGAGCCCGAAGAACGCGATGAGTCCCATATCCCATGTTCATTTAAAAAACTAGGGTACACAGGATATGGTGCTGGATATACAGAGATCGGTACTATTGACACTGGCCCGTATCCGTTGCGGCCGCCACCGCCGCCGCCACCGCCTCCACCATCGCCGGGCATGTCTTGGCCCGAGCGTCCGGCAGTACCAGAAGCTGTTACCTGTGAGTTTTCTCCTGGAGCTGCAGATCTATTATGACTTCCGCCACCGCCGCCGCCACCACCTCCTGAAACAGCAATAAAAGAACTGTTACGGGCGATGGTGGAAGCGCCACCGCCACCACCGCCACCACCACTCCATCCCCAACCTCCTGCATTGCCCCCACGACCGCCGCCATGGCCTTGTAAGCTGCGGCCACCCCGACCTGAACCGCCGCCGGTACTGGACCCGCCGCCACTTCCGCCTTCACCGACAGCAATTCGTATCGTGTCTCCGGTAGATATAGTAAAAGTTCCGGTACTGTAAGCTCCGGCGGCTCCGTTGCCACCGGGTCCGTTACCATCAAGTCCCCCGGCGCCGCCGCCGCCGCCCCATAGATGATATGTGACACGTGGTTTGAAGCCCACGGGCACAGTGATATCAAAGACTCCTGCTGACGATATTGATTTGACTATTGCTTGCGACATGAGCCAAATGACCCTTTAAGAATTGAGTCGTACTATGGCTTCAACAACTCCTTCGCTGTCGGAGGTTTTATCTTCTAGGCTACGACCGATGATGTTGAGTGCTGTGACTTCGTTGGGCATCGCTCCTCGAGCAACACCGTTGCCGGCACTGATCAAACGTTGTCCTTTACGTACTGTACCAACCACACGCACCGGTACTCGTCCACTGATGGCCACAGCGGGGTGAGTGTCATTGGTTCCGGCAGAGGCATTCATAAGGTGTGCTGGCCTTGTTGAAATTACTCCAAAAACCTCATCACTGGCTTCTTCATCCTCGGCGGTAATTTCGGCAGTCCCCCCTAACCTCACTACGGTGCCGGGATGATATTTCTTGTCAGAATGGAATCTTTCTGCCACGTCGGCATACTGTGCTGTGGTAGATGTGCCCGAAAAAACTTCTGCATAAACTGTTTCAAATCTATTTCCTGGTGTTCCAATGTTACCAACTCCAGGACTTCCGGACTTGGCAATACCAGCAAATGCCGGAGTAGCGTCGGTGCTGACGTCTTGACCAATGGAGATATTTTCTCCTACAACAGTGACTCCGGTACCAGCAGACAGATTCACTGATATACTGCCATTGGTTCTGTTGTAGGAAATACCGGTACCCGATGTTAACGAGTCTCTGGCCTGTTCAACAGTGATGTAACCCGCGCCGTTGATCAGCTGACTGGTGTCGGTGGGTATCGTAAAAGTTCCTGTTGAGCTGTTATAGTTTCCGCGCCCGGCTACAAAACTCAACGACGACCTCGCATCATCGACTGTAGTGTAGCCAGATGTGTTGACGAAAGGACCTATCTCGCTCCAGCTGGTACCATTCCATACTCGTAGTTTTTGATTTGCAGTATCCCACCAAGCATCTCCAACTTGCGTGTTGGTAGGAGATTGTGACGATACGCTGGTGTTTGAAATTGGTTTAAAAGTAGAACCATTATAGTATTTTAGAGCTTGTATTGATGTATCATACCACAGTTGCCCAACCAATGGTCTAGACGGTCTAGTATCATCGGCGAAATTTTCTAACAGCCTTACAAAATTTTCTTGGTGGAGTTCGCCATACCCAACATAATTTCTGCCCACAAGGTTAATACCCAAAGTAGTATCAAGTGTGCCATCAGGCAAACTTATCAATACTTCTCCGTTGCTTTTGTTTATGGTATAGGCCATGTCACATTATCCAATCGCACTGAGATTTGTCAAGGTCTGAATGCGCACGGTATAGTCAATCTGTATCAGTCGATTCAATGATTTTTGAACTGGGTGAAAAACTACATGCGTTAACAATTTACCGGTGGTTGTCAATCCTTCAGTACCGTCGGTACTGCGGGCTCGTAGACCCAATTCGTCAAACACATACGATCCACTGAGATCTTGTGTGGTATCAAATGCCGCCTGATCAGCGGGTTCGCCGTAGTCTAACAAGCAGGTGACCAAGATATCAGTGTAGGGCGTTCCCGGAGTGTGTCGTATCTCCATTTTGTTACGCAAGGGATCTCTATTAGACGCCGATAGATCATCAATGATCTTGCTGTAGGTGGCATTGTACAAGGAACTGTTTTGGGCATTGGTATTAGCTGGGTTATAGGTTATTACCCCGGTTTCGTTGACAGTAGTGCCACCGTTGCCCAGATGCATTTCATATATGAATCCTTGATTTTTATTTGCCAAGTTATAGGCTATGGCTTCAGAAATATTTTCGTAATGTATGGCGTTGCGTTTGTCTACAAAAACTTCCCCCGATTCAGGATCATGAATTTTGATGTGTCCTTGTAGATGCACCCCACCAACATCATTGGGTTGGGGCTGAGTTTGTGCGTGTTTATCTTCCATATTGATCTCGTCCTGAGAGCGATTATTTTCCATAATATTATTTATCAACGGTTAAATCCTGGCGATTTTGCAAGGAATCGAGCTTGTTCGGTGGGAACTAACGCAGCATCAGAAATCTGTATGAGTACGTCGAAATCTTCTTCGTCGTATCCGGTATAATCAAAATCTCCGATTTCGCGGAACCCAAACTCTGTCGAGGAGTTTAGCCAGCGTGTGGTGTCGGCCTGACCAGGAAGTCGTTGTATTTCTCCGGCGTCAACTACTCTTCTCCCGGTTGCATGCAGAGCAGGTGCTCCGGTTCCGTTGACGCCGCGGCGTATGCGTTTTACAAGATTGTTAACGGTATCCAGTTCTAGGAACGTGATCATTTCGCCGCCCACAAACAACCTCCCGGGCTGTCGACTTGTTGGCGGAGATAACACTGATGCGTTTGCCACATGTATCTCTGTGTCGGTGATTGCCAGTGGTCGAGTCAGCGTAGTTGAATATGCTTCTGCGATACGATAATAATTGCGATCCTCGGCCATGTCATGGAAGACCCTATAGGCCAATGGCTTGCCGGTGACCTCAAAACCCACTACACGAATCTCTTTGCCGGCTTGCGGAGCTTCTTCAAATACTATTTTATTTCCAGAAAATACATAATCAATTCCTTTTGTCGCTGGCCGATTTCCTACTAAAATCACAGCATTTGAATTTCTAAGCAGGTTATTTGTATAGACGAAATCCGTGGTAGACCCATCACCTACGAATCTTTCATCATCACCCGAACTCCAAGGAGTGATAGGTTTGGTGAAAACTTGCATGTTCAAACTGTCAAAGATAATGCCCGGAACCAGTTCTTCGGGAGCATGACTGCTGTAAAGATCTACATAAGCACCGCCTGTGATCGTGATATCTTCGGGCCTGGTTCCAAGCGCAATATCTCGATACCGACTAGAGATATGCGAATCAATGAGAGCCGACACCGAACTCAATTCTTCATCTTGTTCAAATGGAAGACCTTGTACACGGACTCCAGGATATGTGATACCTTTGATTACTTGGGAAGGATCTTGCCCTTCCCCGCCTTCAACTGGTTGATAGTAGGCCACAGCACGGTCAATGGCGTGCCCTGCCTCGTTACCATTGACTCGAGTGAATATTCGATAGTCAAAGAATCTTTCTGTGACAATTGGGCTAATGAAATATAACAATTCGATGGTATTTTTTCCTTGCACCAAGACAGCCGGATCTCTATAGGTTATTTCTTCGCCTGGTATCCACTCTTTGCCTTCCCATTGTCCGCGTACGGTTTTTGTCTTTGTTTCGCTTTGCAGTCTTACAGTACCACTGTCGGTATCTTTTTCCTGCACCACAACAGTGTTGTTGAAATTATTGATTCCTGAACCGCGCACACGCTGTCCGATCGCGATGTCATCAATACCACCAATGGGTGTCAATTTACCTTCGATGATTGTGCTCCAACTGTCGCTATCGCTGTTGTAGATCGCTCCAGGTACATCTTCGGGCGAAACAGCAAATATTACATCGTTTTCAACATTTACTTTGATTTGTAGACCCGGGGTGGGGTAGTCAACAAATTCAAGAGTTTTGAGGTCTTCGGAAAATTCATAGCGAGACATCGGTTGGAGCTGGTCTCCAAGATAGACTCTGTACTCAATATTTTCTAGGTCATTGAGATATCCTTTGGCAGATTTATTGAGTTGGTACACTCGAGGTGTTTCAACCAAGAATAATTCGTATAGATCCTCACCTTCATCACCAACATACCGTATAGACACCTCGTCCTCTAACTGGGGGTCCAGCAGGGTAATGGTATTATCATCCATGTTAATGCTATAATCAATACCAAACATAGCCTCAACATTGTTAATGTTGATCACTGTAGATGGAGTAAGGTCAGTGTTTTCTACCTGGAATGTTGAGATAAGTTCAACGTCAAATGTTTCGATGCCCGACAACTGTACTGGGACAACATAAATGTTTGACTCATTTATTTTATAAATGTCATTGAGATAAGAAACACGATCTGAAAAAATTTCAGAATTGGCTGTCCATGCGGGTATCTGAGTGTCATAGGCGATACGATCCAATTTGACAACTGAATTCAATGATCGTACTAGGTTATATCCCGGTTGATCGTTGCCTATGTGTACATTTTTCATCAATGGATATGCAACAGCACCCGACCCATTGCCATTGATTACTACACGAGGAGTGGATGTGTACCCGCGACCTGGATCGGTAACTACTATCGATGTCAGCCCGTCAAAATCAATGGTTGCGATTGCTTTGGCGCCGCGGCCTCCGCCTCCCTCAATGGTTATTTCTGGAATCACGGTGTATCCCGATCCGCGATTTTCGACAATGATACGATCAACTACCAATTGGTGAGATTGGTTCCACGCACGATATTCTACGCCGGATAATAAATCTTCGTCGCCGGCTCGTTCTCCAATAGGGGTCCGATATTGATCTAATATTTTGTCATAGTAGGCCGGAAGATCAAAGTCACTGACATTACCGTCAACTATATCAATGCCGTCATAGTTCAGTAGATATTCTCGTATCTGTGTGCGATACGGTTTAACTTCATTGATATAATCAATGTAATAATCTTGATTGTCACGGACGAAGCTGGGGTATTGATCTAGCTTTCGCAGTTTATGAACGATATTTACAAAGCTGGTTTTAAATATCCAGTCCACGTGTTTTTGCTCAGTCAACAAATAGTTTACCATCACAAAGAACATGCGATTAAATTCTTGCTTGAATTCGCCTACAAATATATCCTTGCGTATCGATTCTAATATTTGTCGTATTTCAACACCGGGAGTTTTATCGTAGCGCACATTGTCAAAATTTGACGAATCAAACCCCATTCCGTCGTTGTTGATATTGTAGAGGTTGGGTAAAAATTGTATGGTGCCATTTTCCAACGCAACCATAAGCAGAGAAAAATCATCTTGCACTCGATATGTTACACCTTGCCCTTGTTGATCATATCTCACATCAATGATATCCCCGGGACGCAAATTAATTGCTCCGATATCTTTTTCGTAATCTACGGTGTAAGTGATTTTTGTTGACGGATCGAATCCGTCGGCATACCAATTACGATATTCCCAATATAAATCGGTTTTGTAAGACTGTATTCTTGATAACACAAAGCGAGCACCGTTAAATCGCCAGACCGTCCAAAGTCCATCATTGGTAGAATCATTTTCTATCAATACACGATACCCAACATCAATTTCATCGGTATTGATGTACCCAAGCTCGTCTACTGTGGAAACCTTGCGATCGTAGCCCGAGGAAGTTGGAACAGGATCTTGTCCAAAGAATCCATTGGTATTAAATTGCCTTACTACTGGATAGGCTAAAAATATGCGATTGACAAAATCGATCACGCTCCTTAGTGCTCTGGCACGGTCCCGGAACATGTTTTGTCGTGGTCGATAGGAGATACCAACTCGCTCGTTGTCTTTGAGTGTGGGGTCAGGAACCACATTGCCAATGCGGTCAATGCCAGCCAAACTATCAACCATTTTGTTGACTATCTTGTTGGGTATTTCGCTTTCTCGTCGGTTTTCTTGCACCAATTCAAATTCAGTATGCATGACATTTGAGTTAGGTACATTGGCATAATCAATTTGCAAAACAACGCTCGTTCCCGACAAATAATCGTTGATTCCGTAGAGCGCAAGAGCATTGCTCTTTAACATGCCAGCATATGGAACTCCTTGGAGGTTGGGGTTTTCAATGATGTCGGCAATGGCGGCACAACTGTTGCGCTTTCGGCTCACCGAAACATCTTGCTTTCCTGTGACCCAAAAATAATAGCGAGGATTCAAAATTCCAGACTGGGAGTCTATCACTGTGTCAACCACATAGGCCTGATTGTTGTATTTTGGAGTTCCTGAACCGCCACGTGACGTGTACTGATCAGGCGGGACCGAGCTCGACACCCACTCACAGATTTCGATTTCAGATCCCGGAAAGGTTGCTCCCCAATTCTTGGTCCTATAAACCAAGTCATCTTGTTCATAATCGAGATATCGAACCTTGCTGAGATTCCACCAGATCATCCCAACTTGCTGCTCGCCCCATCTCATGCCTTGATCAACTACGACTTCCGAAGTGCCGTTGGTGTAGATCGCAGGATCTAACTCGGTCTTGAAATCTATATCTTGTTCAGCGATTCCCAGTATCTTACCCTTGGCAGGATCAATGTAATCCAGATTGGCTATGATGGTATTGCTGTCACGGTTGTAAATAACAAGTCGATTCACAGAATCGAGATCCACAACCGGATCTTGTTTGCGCTTGAGATTCCATATTTTCTTAGACAACGGATTGGTGTACAAATGCACCGATCCCGTGTTTTTAATCACTCCTGCGGCATCTCGCACAAAATTTGTACGAAAATCTGTGGACTGTGCGCCATTGTAGGTCCAAATTGACCAAGATCCTCGGTTGCTGATGTCTGACACCACCAGTACTCTTGTACCAATGGTCAAGGCGTTAACCCCGATCCACGACAGCTCGTCGAGATTCTCAACTTTTAAATCAAATTGATCCGGCAACGGCAAAGGATCAAATCCCGGAGACGAAACAACCATTGAATCTTTCTGCAATCCCACCGAAAATCCAAACTCATCCCCGGGGTATACTTCTCGCAACGAAAGCTTGTTGGCAAAAATCAACGAACCAGTATTGTCGATTCCGGAAAGGCCATTGTCGATCAATTCATATAGATAGACCGCCCCGCTGCCGTTAACTATTTTGTTGAACAATGTTGTGCCAATGTCAAATGTTGTCCCAGCAACTCCAAGTCCACTGTCAAAAGTAATTGATTGTGTCAACGAAGAATTTTTTCCTGTGATTGATACAGTTTCCCCTTGACTGTCTACCACGATATTGCTGCCAAACGCTCCTTCGTTGAAGTCGGGTTCTAGTATTTCTTGATCTAATACATACGCATCAAATCCGATTTGGTCTAGTGTATCGTCGCCAGCCGGGGTTAACTGAAGATCTTTACTGACTTTTGATATCGTAGAAATCGCCAATCTTCCGTCTTGGTCTACAGCAGCCGTTATTCCGGGCAAACGATTGATATCTATGGCCATCGATCCGGCTGTGGTATCACCACTGTCGGTGGCCGCGGTAAATGTCACCGGAATCCGGTTTACATATATTGTTGATCCAGCAGTTATTACTGGATTTTCTAGCTGCGAAACCGAGCTTCCAAAATACTTTGATTTCATTGTAAATCTATAGACTTTTCCTTGGCTATAGACTGAATCATAATAATTAGGGGCGCCAATGTAGATCGATTTTGCATTGTGATCCATGTCCAAAGAAAATCCAAAGTTTCCTTGATCAACCAAATCGGGACTCAAAATCTCTTGCAGGAGATCAAATTGAGCGGTGCTTATTGTCAGCGCCTGGCCTGCTTCGTATGGACTCAATAACAAGATTTCATTGTTATTCAATGTGTAATCGGTGCCCGAATGTAACAGCACGCCATTGACGAACAAGTCAACAAAAGGCATCGACACCGACGATGGTATATAAGTGCTTCGGTTAGCCTTGAGAGATTGCTCCTCAACTCGGCGAGTGTAAATGTACCCGGCACCAGTGTTGTTGTAGGTAGTTTCCCCGTTGATGATTGTTTTGTTAGGTGCTCCGATTGCAATCACTGATCCATCGCGGTTGGTTTTTACTGTATGTCCAAATTGGCTTCCGGCGGTGCCTGTTAATTCGTCAACTAATTTATAGTGATATGCCTGCTGCACCTCAATCGATAGAGTTCCGGGGTCTTTGGACAAACTCAGCTCACCGGTCTCAGTGACTGTGTAATCAACTCCGGGCTGTAACAACACTGGCTGATTGATTCGAACCACAATGACATTACCGTTGTTTGGCACAGAGTTCAGCGTCAATGTATCTCCGTCAACGACATAATCCGATGCCAGCATTAGCTGATTGTTTACTATGACTTGCAGTCGACGTCCTACTAATCCTGCCGACAAGGTAAAGGTGTCGGTGGCTCCATCGCCGATAAACAAGTCAGGTAACCCAAACTCTGATATCACTTTGATTGATTCTGCTGTGGCAACAGAGAAATCCAAGACATAATCTGTTTGTCCCGGTTCGGTAGTTAAAACATGTGTGCCAAGTTCTGTTAAGCTGGTGTCATAATGATAGACATAAACAGTATCTTTGCCCGGTGCACCAATATACAACCATTGGGAATCTTGGCTCAGTGACACCGAATGCCCAAATTGGTCCCCTGGGTTTGCATCCGGAGCAAAAAGAACTTGTAGATCAAACTTTTGTTTTTCGGCACGGAAGTTATAGACAAACACACGACCCCGATCGCTGTCACTGGCAGGTGCTCCCACTGCTACTCGATAGTCAACAAGATCGACAGATTTACCAAATCCAGCGGTGTCAAGCGACAGAGTCGGTCTAAAAGTGGACGATTGCTTGAATTCCCCTGAGGTGAGCTTTACAAAAGTTTTTATATTACCTTCTCCGGATTCCGGAGAAGAAACCACAATAAGATCTCGTTGGGAATTTATTTTAACTGCATGTCCGAAACGATCCCCGCCTACTAAGTCTGACGCTTCTACAGGAAGTTCAATTTGATATTTCCATGAATCAGTTTTTTCATAAACTCCCCAATGGCCATCGTGATTGATGTTATCTGCCCAGACACAGTCTCCCACTAACCATCCATTTAACGGAGACATCTGATTGATTTTTGCGGAAGATTCGGTGCGCATCGATTTCGCGACAAGATAAACCCCGTTGCCCGAAAAACTTCTGGTTTTCTTTATTTCCGATTGGTTCTTATAAAGCCTTGCAGAAACTCTCGAAAGATCCGTGACATAGGCGACTTGATAAAAACCATCAACCAATGGATCAAGATTCTTGATCACGAAAACATCTCCGACTTTGAGTTCGTGTGGTTTATCGAATGTCACAGATATCTGATCATCTAGATCGTAGATAGCCGATGACACATTGTTATCAGTTTCACTGATGCGGTATACATTCCAGTTGTTGTCAAAATCTCGGGCTACCCAGAGTTTGAAACCTTTTCCGATCTGTGGTAACAGGCTATCTAGTTCACTGAAATTCCTGATATCAAATACTGTACCACTGATATCCTCGAGGTTAACAAACCCTGCTGTGGAAATATCTCCCGAGGTATCGGTTCTTTCGCTGCGATTAAAAAATATATCTTTTTTATACTGAGAAGTCCTACGATAAAGATCTTTTTCTTTGATCGCAACAGTACCTGCTTCAGCCAATTCTGCATTGTCTATCAATGTTATAGTCGAAGGATCATTGGTAAACTCATTGTCATTTAGAACAATTTCAATCTGTGCATCACTTTCGACCGCACCGTATTCACCTACCCTCAATGCCCATTCTTCATAGAGATCCAGGCCACTGGTGACATTGTTAAATTTAGCAGTAGTCAATGCATCTACCGATGAACGAGTTCCTTTATCCTTGATAAATCCCTGATAGAACTTGACCTGGCTGACATTGTCAAGGCTAAAATCGCTGAGATATGTTCGTTCACGAAATCCGATAAGCCCGGCACTATATTCTAGCAAGTCAGAATCGTCGGGAGCATTATCAATATCATAGATATCCTCAAACTTTTGGGCATTGTAAGCAAAGTTGGGAAGAAGACCGGTCTTGATTGCAGATCTTTCAATCAGCCTCCATTGGGCCTGATTGAATTCTGTCGCGGCTATGATATTTTCCAACGCCGTATAATATTGTTCTTTAAAGTTTACTATCGAACCTTTTTTGTAATCTTTACCGGGCAACCAAGGATCAACATCTGACGCATTGTAAACAAATCCCGGGGGGTTAAGCTCACCGGACCAGTCATTGGTTTTGCTGCCTACCAATTTCAAACGGAACTGCCGATTTCCTAGCTCAGGCTTATAAATGATGTCATTGAACACGGTGCTGTTGTCAAATATCAACACATGCTCAAACTGTACCACTTCGAGTTCAGCAAAGCATATTGAACGATCATCAATGACAGAAATTTTAAATTCGTTATTGGATCTTACTACCGTGAATTGATTATTCTTAATGGTAGAAAACTGCTGATCTAGTATTTTACTACCGTTGATGGTGTTTTCTACATGGTCAACCACACCCAGGGGTGTGCTGACTTTGAGAACATCTTTGATTGGACTCAAGATGATCAGGTTACCATTGCTCCATCCTTGCTGACTCCAGTGCAAAAATTCTTTGACACTAAGGACCCAATCTTTTTTAGCGGACAACACCGAATCGGTTTCTGTGAATTTAATTCCTTGTCCAGTGAGATATCTTCCGTAACTGATTAAGAAATCTACCACTTGCTGTCGTGAAGTAAATTCAAATCCATAAGGGACGATTACTTTTTTATTTTGGTAATCCCGATATATCACTCCTCTTTGTTTGATCACGTCAACTACATAGGCGTTATTGTTGGCTAGACTCGGAATGATAGTGAAATAAGGATTGGATACATCGTAGCCCGATACCGTGTATCCATTGTTGGTTTTCTCAACAATGACTGCACTATAGATTATTTTTTTCAGCGGGCTAGATTTATTAAGATGTACGGTGTAATTTTCATCGGGTACAATGATACTATCGTTGGTCGATGACGGCGAACTTTGTTCGGCCAGCACCTTGACGTAATTTTTATCAGTATACCCGGCCACTCGATAACCTAAACTCACGTCGAGATTATCAAATCTATGGCGCAATACCGTCGCTGGGTCTCGCCCGAGATTTTTTACATAATCTCGTATCCAATTTAGATAGCCGGCAGTGAGTTGAGTTTGACCATCAACGACTTCGCCGTGTATTTTAATCGACGATGGAGTCACACGCCTTAGGGTGTCAGAAATAACCAGCTGATCTAATTTGTTGTTTCGATTATATGTTTTGACGTCAAATAGGCTACCAAAATAAAAAGCTGGTTGTGTAAGGGCCATGGTGCGCTGTAGGGCAAACGGGTAATCGCTGCTGCGCCTCCAGGCCGATTCGGCAGGACCTTGATTGCCAACCGAAAACGCCCGACCAGCATCGCTGCTATTGAAATTGCTGACTGCAAATTGGCTAGGTGATCTCAGTGCACCATATTCGTCTACTGGAATGATTGACAGCAGAGAAGGTCTCGCGTATCTCTGATCATAACCTTGCCGTGGACCAGCATGGATATATCCCTGTGCGAGGTCCTGCCATAACAGCAAGTTGCCGCCAGTGTAGGGTGCGGCGCCATAGCGTTCGTTCCACCAGTCTGGTCGTGAACTAAATCCCAGCATCTCCCAAGGATGAGTGTTGGGGCGATCGGTATCATAAAAATACTTGAAAATAGCTCGCCATGCTCCGGGTATTCTACCTCCGTCAATGGTATCTCGATATTTTGAATAGTTCCATGTCCAGGGATCGTTGGCAACAAAATTCTTGTTCGTGGTATAATCAACTTGATTGCTTCCGGCCCATTTCAAGAAACTGCGAGAAAGCACACGATCAAATTCAGTCAATGTATATCCCGTGTCACGGAATTTCCCTGGAATAAAATCATGTATGTTAGCAATACCTTTATAATAGTCGAGTTTGATATTGTTATAGATGCGAGTCTCGAGCTCAACGAGAAGATCATCTCGATAATCCTCAAACGACGGAATCAGTGAACCGTCATGGCCTTGTATCACAAATATTGGATCTCTATATGTACTGTCATACAATTTACCAGGAACAAATTTAGGATATAATCCTAGCTTGCTTGGAGTCTCAGGAACGTAGCATCCATTGGTGTCAAGATAGTCGACTATTTTAATTTGATCATCGGCTTCAAGAGGGTACTCCTCACTGATGATTACAGCAGTTCGATCTTGTGGAAAATAATAGTCTCGATCTTTGACCAATTGCTTGTTATTGACATACACCAATACCGCACGATTGCTGAGCTCTTGGTCATTGAACACCATTGGTAAATCAAATTGCCTTAGCTCGGGATTGATTACAACATCTAGATATTCTCTGCGATTGTCTCCGTAAGGAACCATGTCCGAATAATGCCACGGGAACGAGCTATTCTTGACAGCATTGATGGTTTTGATTATTTCGTCAACAGTTTCTGGAATTCTGTTCAAGTCAACTGTTGTTAATTTGTTGGCGGCTTCTAAAAACTTATTTTTAAATTTTGTGTACTCGCGTGCTGCCAGGTCGATACTGTCAATGAAATTGACATCGTTATCGATTAGAAATAGGTTACTGTAGATCGATGGGCTGGCATGCTGTAATATGGTTCCACCGTGATTTTTAAATTGCACATCACGGAACCCAGTAAACTTAGCTTCTGTTTGGTTTGCGATCCTGGTGTTCTCAACCAACTTGGTAATGTGATTTTTTAGCTGTCCCAGAGTGAGATACTCAAAATCAGAATTCTGAGAATTATAGTCTAAATTTATCGGCACTTCGTAATAGCCGAGTTCCGACGTTGAGTCAGAATAGATCATTATATCAACTATGGCGCCATTGGTCAGCAAAGACGAAAGCACACGCACGGCCTGTCGTGCGCCAACTACCTCATAGACATATTGATATTCTTTGATTAGTTCATTGTTGATGAATACCTTGATAAACGGCGTTTGCTGACTGGCATTGGGGGCTATATCAACTTCAAAATAATTGGTTGTGCCATCAAACACATGAGAAAAAATCTGGTACTGATGAGATTTTTCCTTGGCTTTGACCCAGATATTTCTAGTTTGTGCCTCTTCGCGATCGATGTAGTTCAATAGATAACCGCTGTTGATCTTGACTGTTTTTTCTCGTGTGCCATCAAGGAAAGACATTGACGAATTATCAAAATCGTTGCTGAATTCTATATCTCCCACGCTGTTGAAATTTCGATAGCTCAATGGGAAGCCCAACACATTGTCTATTTTTCCTGTGCCGGTTTTATATGAAAAAATACGTGATCCGCCGAAGGTTGAATTGGGGTATCTGGTTAGGTTTCCAAAGCTGATGTTATTTTCGTCAACAACATCAAACAATGGTGCCTGGTTCACTGAAGATTTTTGCGGACCTTGTTTCCATTGATTGCCATCATACCAGAAATTCAATCCGGCATTAAGTCCTTCTAACACAATGACCGTACTGTTTGATTCCACGGTAAATTCGCTGGGTGTGAGATGCGGCACACGAATCGGATTTCCGTCGCTGTCCTCGTCGTTGCCAATGTCCTCCATACTTAACCGATAAACAGTATTGCGCACTGTGGGATCTTCATCGCCGGCGAATATCACGGATTTTCCATCAACAATGTCAATGATATTTTGCCAGTAAAGATCGTTATTTCTAGGATCTTGTTTGATGTCCATCACGGCCCGATATAATCTACCTTGCCAGGCTGCATACTGATTTTCCAATATCGTATCGGCTATGTTCTCTGAATAATCCACAAAGACATCGACTTTTTTCCAGGTGGTGGTAATGTCAGGAGATATTTGCAAAGCCCCATTGGGAGAGATGCAGGCGTAGTACTCGTTGTTGTAGTAGACCGCATCAAATTGCTGATATTCGATCTCCGCATCAAATTCATCGATGTTTTCGCGATTCCATATTATGGGTTCCCAATAAGTGGTATCGGTAGGAAGATTTTCACTGGTCACGGTCAAAGCGCGATAGATACGATCAAGGTATCTTACCACATTGTCTTGACGATATGCCTGTGTTCCACTGTAAATAGGAAGATTATAGAGATTTTGCCAGTTGCTGTCGTTGCCTGGTATTTGCTGCAGATCGATTCGAGCCCGATAAACTTTATTTTCGAGAACCACGACTTCGTCTTTGACATAATGCTGTAGTGCATCGTATTGTTTGCCATTTCCTTCGATCTGTGAAAAAGCATCGGTGACGTAAAAATCTAGGTAATCTACGGGTGGTAGACCTTGCCGACCAAAATTAAATAATTGTAGATCTGCGTCAAACTCAATGATAGGCCGATTGGCACGATATTGTTGATCGGGCAATCCAATGGTTTTGTTGTACGCGGCTGTTGCTTTTAGTACGTCAATGTGGAACCAACGATTGCTGCGTGACCATGCATTGAGATCTTGGCTTCCACGATTGATTGTGAGGTAATCCAGAGACTCCAAATCACTTGCATATGGTTCGGGATTTATGAGTTTGCTTGTTTCAATGAGTCTGATAGATTTACCAACACCCTCGACATAAAATTCTTTGAGTCGATAATCAGATGGTATCACTTTGTTGTCAAATCTTATTTTCAAACCATTGGTAAATTCTACCCCATTGGGGCTGGTATAATTTTTTTCGCCCAGAATGTCATTGTTGACATCAATGACAAAATTATCAGGATCAACTATGCGTATTTCGCCAACAAAAGACGGGTCTCGGCTGTCTTGGTAAAAAAGCCGATCCAAATTGGCTGTGATGTTGGGAACGGTTCGATAGATTCCATCAAAGTCAGTGTAGAATTCTCTGGATGCATTTTCCTTGCCACGTCGAACAAAAACTTTTTGATTTTTTTCAACTGTGGTTGATGGAGTTAACTTAATGACATGATCTCTTCCGCTGGGAATTAACTGTATTCTCCAGAGATTACGTCTTGCTGTCGCCGGAACAGTTTCAGAAACAATGACATCGTAAGGATATACATCAAAAATCTCATCGTTGGTCCAGAACACATCATCGATGTCTTCATTGATGAATATTATAAATTTTCCTTCTAAGTCAGAAGGAGTTCGATAGCCGTCGATGCCGTCGGGATTGTTTTTAAGAAATTCTCTTAGACTGTGGTCCTGTAGGTCCACGTAACTGATATCGGTGGCAAGATCGGCCACCGCGGCCATAGTCATCGATGTGAACTTATCTTGAGCAGATGCCTGCGGCACTCGGAAAGTCACTGTTCCTTGATCTGTGCCATTGTTTAAAACCCCTAATACATCTCTTGTTGAAATATTAGGTTGAGTTTTTTTCTTGCCCGATATTCCTGGCTCACTTTGTATCCAGAAACGATGTTCTGGATGATCTATCTGGAATCTATATGTTCCTCCACGACTCAATATCATGACAGGATTAGATTCGATTCCTTTGCCGGAAAAATTAAATCCACCAACAGACAGATTGCGTGTGACCTGGTATTCTCCTTCATTGTCAACTGAACCAGCAAATACATTCACAGCCTGAGGACCATTGGGCATCCAGTAATAGTTGTTGAAATTAATAAACTTGTCAAAGTCAAAACACCCATCAAATGTATAAAATTCGTTGCGGAACAAACGATCGTGGTTATTGGCGATCCCACCATAGTATTCAATTTTTTGTAGTAGATCAGGATATGAAGAAAAGAAATCAACGCTGTTGGCATAAGCGTCCTTGACAACAACGCAGGGCTCGAGCTGGTAATTCTGCCGCGAAGCCGAAGGTTCGCTGATGTAATTGTCTGATGGTTTAAATGTGGGTGTAACGCGACGGCCAATGTAGCCATTAATTTTCTTGAAATTTGGTTCGCTGATCAATTGATCAACGGTGGCGGCCAAGAATTTTTTGTTGGCGTCGGTCCTGAAAATCTCAGGTAAAAAGTTCAACGTTCTAGTAGTGGCCATTTTTATTTCACTGGTTTATAATATTTAACCCAGCTGAAATCTGGTTGAGCTGCGATGCCGTGATCGATGATATAATTTCTACATCGTCGACTGTGGCCGCCGAGACTATAATCTCGTCGGGTTCGGCATTTATCTGATAGAGGCTACCAAAAGCCACATTATTATCGGCAGCAACAATGACCACCGATGCGATGTCTGGGCTGAGGCGGTTGTGTAGGTAAGCACTGAGTTCTGAGAAATAAAACGTTTCGCCAAAATCCCAGTTCGCTATATCAAAGTAAGCATTGACCGCTGCAATCAATGACGTTTTGATATCGCTGTCACTGATGATGAGATTGGGATTCTTGACCACTTTAAACTTGGCCCGAAGAGCTGAATCGGCTCTTGATCCAAAGATAGGTTTAAATTTAGCCGAGTTGTAAATGATGGTGTCACTCATGGCCTTGAAATTTTCAAGACTACTGAATTCCAATTTTAAACTTTCGCTGGTGGGTTCGCTGGGCTTAACAACCGTATTCGAAGAGTCCTTGATCCATGCTAGGTAGTCAGTGGCATAGGATTTTGTCAATATAAAAAGATCTACAATATTGTTGGGACTTGGATCAATCCTTCGTTGGTTTGGGCTGTTGTGTCGATATTGGAAATTTAGGTCTGCTCTTCCAACGCGAGCCCGATAATTAAATACTTCCTCGAGTACCGCCAATGAGCGATAGAATTTATTCTCTAAATTGGCGTAAAATATCTGGCCAACAGGATACTGACTTCGCGAAGTCAGTATCTCATCGCGAGTAGACAATCCGGCGATCACAGAAGAGGCCGGCACGGGACGGTAATCTTCGAATAGATCTGAAGAAGTAGAAGCCACAAAGAACACAAATTTTTCTTCTTGATTGACTTTGGGTGCCACTATCAATTCAAAAAGATCGGGATTGTCGGGCACACCATCACTGTCACTGTCGGGGAAAGTCAATAATATTTTACTGTTGTTGACATAACCGTCTGACTCAACGATGCTTTTGAAAACATACCAAGACAAATCATTGGTCAACGCCCGAGAAGAATCGGGCTCGGTATTAAATCTCAGCACTTTGATAAAGTCATTGATAGTTCGCCCGGTGCGGGAGTCGAATACCTTGACCCTTTCGTCAAAATAAAATTTCGTATCGACAAGACTTTCAAAATAATAATCGAGCCCACGATGTTCGACTATGTACTGCGTTCCATCAAAGGTAAATTTCACAAGCCAGCTAGAATCTAGAGCGCGACCACTGGTGTCACCGGCATCAGACTCTGAATACGATGATCCACCAAGATCATTGTTTTCTATTATGTGCCACGTCGTGGTATCGACATCATATCTTAGGCCAAAATTCTTATAGGTGCGGACATAGTCGGCAATAATTTTAATAAAATTGTCCGAAGATACCTGATCTGTTAGATTGTTTTTAAAAGCAGGAATGATTTCATCGGGTACAGCACCACTGGGAACCAATTGATTCAACGACAAAGAGTTGTCTTGCTGGGTGCGAACAATCGCGGCATAGATATAACGTCGATCGGTTTCTCTGTGCGGCTCACCGGTGACTATTTCTCCCGACCCTGTGAAATATTTTCCGGCTCCGGCTGCAAACCGTATCATGGCACCATTGATCAAATATTTCAACGATGTTGACGAGTTTGCACCAACAGGAGCGATGGTATTGTTGTTGGAAAAACGCAAACGACCTGTGTTTAGATTGGTGGATGTACCTGTTGACTCCCATACAAGTCCCGACAATGCGGGTCTGGTTATCTTAGAGTAATGATAGTGTTGCAGACTCTTTCCACTTATCAATGGTTTTATCTGATTGTAGATCACCGTGAAAATTTCGTTGGTGGTCTGGAATGAAAAACGGAAATCCTTGATATACTCGTCGCGATAGAGTATTCCGTCGCTGGCATAGATATTGGTAGAACTGTATTTGCCCGTGACATCTAATACATCAAGAAATCGACTCACACCTGAACTAGTACGATTCACTGCTTTGGCTTTGAGCACGGTGCTGAATGCAGTGTAAGGCAAGATGTTATAATCCTCGCCGGTAATCATCCTGTTCTGTGTGTAGTATTGCTGTGGTGCTTTGGTACGTATTTCGTCCAAGGTTTCACGTGAAGTGGCGTTGGCCACTGTGTAGTTGAGGCTGGCACGCACAGTCAATGTTTCAATTCGACCCAGGCGGCTCACATATGTGATGGGAATAGAGATGTTTTGCATCTCATCGGGTGTGATTTTGTAAGTGAGGCCATTGCTCTGACGATAATAGAATCGGAACGTACCTCTCGGCGAGTTGGCAAATGCGCCGTCGCCAAACACCAAATCAACTTGGTCTCCAACTCGGCTATTGATTTGATAAAGATTACGATCAGAATTTTTGTTATAGGCTATGTTGATGCCGGCCACAGCAGGCACTTTGGACCAGTTTTCGGTCACTGCTCCTTGAGCATTCAACGCATATAGCCAAGTGTCGGTGTTGTTGATATTGTCAAAATTGATATTAATCACTCTATTAGGCAAGGATTCGTTGATGGTAAAATCAACACTGTTGAGTGATCCCTGTTTGAAATAAACAAAATAGCCGGTATTGTTGGAACTGTTTCCAAGATTGTCGTTGCGATACAGTAAGTTAAACTTGACCGTGGGCTTTGGTTCAGCTTCGTAGATGTAGGTTTCTCCGCCAGTGGTAGCCGATACCGCTTCAAATGTTGTGTTGGCTCCTTCAACTGTTGAACTAAAACGATAAACCGGAACGGTACCTGGTTCAACGCTGACAGAATATTCATCGGTGCGTATATTATTGATGACCTGGCTGTTGCCAGGTTTCCCAACAATCTGACTGTTGACCAAGGCAGCGTTCAACACTGTATTAAACTGTTCTTGCCAGTTATCGTTGGTGCTGTCGTTCCAGGAAATGATAAGATTGGCGAGATCTGTGCCGTTGCTGTCGGTCACGGACTCTGTGGTTGATATTGAATCAATTTTCAATAAGCCCGAAGCAGGTATATTGCGCTTGGGGCTGTAGTTGATCATCCTTGCAAGTTTTAGTACTGAATCCCTGCGTTCAGCGGTGTCAATGAAATTTTCCCGGGCATTTAAATCGGTGCGGAAAGCCAGGCTCTGCCCCAGGAAGGCAATTAAATCGATCAGAGCGACATACTCCGAGCTTTCTAAGAAGTCGTTGAAATCCTCGGGATAGTAGATGCGCAAGTAATCGATCATGGTCTTGCGCAGTGTTTCAAAGTCGTAGCTTTGGAAATCAGCTTCTTTGAAAGTCTGATAGATCTTGGTCCAGTCTTGCTGGACTAATAAATTTGTTTGTCTTGTTGTCAGGGCCATAATCTTTACCGTTTTTGTTATTTACCGTGAGTAAAAAACGGCTATTATTATGCCATGGTCATTTTTTGACTTTCACGATCAAATTTCAATCGTAAAATATTGCGTTGATCAGTGGTTACATAGCGTAGATCTATCAGCACCTGGATACCTTGTTCGTATTCGTCGATGGTCACGCGGTCAACGGCCAATCGTGGGTCATAGGATACTATTTTTTTGACGTCATCGATGATGACTTGGCGCACTTCTTGTGTCAATGGCTCAAACAATGTGTTCCATATGATCGAACCAAAGTTTGGGTTCATGAGTTTTTCGCCTTTGCGTATATGGAAGTGATTGATCAGGTCCTGGCGCACCAGATCGAATTCGGTGACACGGAATTTTTTACTGCGATCTTGTGTGCTAAATCCACGATAAAGTATTGTCATGATATGTATATTTAAGCCGCTGTAGAACCAGTGGCCAGTGTGCTTACTGCATATCTAGCCTTGTTATAATAGGTTGCACCAGTGGTTCCGTTGGCGTCCGACCCACCGGCGGTAAATCGCCATTGCTTGGCGCCGCCGGCGCCCAAGAGATGTGCTACTTGTATCATACCAGCCACCGTTTCTTTGTTGTCGCCGGTCTTAATGGCTCCAATCCTAACCATGGTCTTATAGTTACTTTGCATCAAGGAATACATGACATTTTCCTGCACGCTTTTGCTGTTGAAGTAATCGTCTAGACTATTGATACCATCTTTGCCGGTCCAGGCGCCATCTTGGTTGACTGCTCCGTTGCGGTATTGTTTAAAATAATCTTTTTTGATGTAGCCTTGGTCGCTGAGTACTGCTGCTCCAGTTTGGTATCTTCCCACATAATTGAGGCTGTTTTTGGCCTTGTAGTTCCAGGCCGATTCGCTGTAAGCGATCTGCGCCATGAGACACTTTGTTTCGTATTGGCTGAGTGGTCCAACTCCACCAGGGGGATTGGGAGCATCGGCTTTGTTTAACCACATGGGATCCAATGCACCCGAGACCGGTTGTCCTTGAGCTGAGTCTGGACCCGGATCGCCACTGGGCTCCCCTGGAGGTATTTCTACCTTGGCTGGAGGAGGACCAGTGTTGATTTCTTCGCCACCACGAGTGGGTTGTCCTTGCGGGCTACCTTTTTGTCGAGGCCAGGGTTCATGGCTGGGAGCGATCTTGACAATCGATGACAGTTGCCCCGGGGCTGTTTGCCAAGGATGCTCGTCGCTTTCCCTTACTGTGTCATTGTGTTGATTGAGTTTGATATTACCAGGATCTTTAACTCGAGCGCCCGGATAGGAATTAATGTCTGTGCGGCTCCCTGACAATACCATTGGACCTTGTGTGGTAAACTCGCCTTTGCTGTCAGCACTGATAAAAAGATTGCCGCCGGAGCCTATTTCAACTTTGCCTCCATAGGCAAGAAAGTTGTCTGTGGCCTTGAGTGTTATCTTGGGAGAATCTTGTACGATGGCTCCATCGGCACGAACATTAAAATTTCGTTTGGCATGGAAATTTATATCACCATCACTGTGTAAGTTAAAATCACCGTCGGTGCGTAGGTTTATACCGCCGCCGGCGTAGGCCGTGATCTGTCCTGAACCGGCGAATTCCAACCAAACAGACCCGTCGCTGTTGGCTAGATATATGATGCGTTCTGTGTCATTCATCAAGAGCTGATGTCCGCTGGCTGTACGCAACCGCACAAGTTGATTGCGCCCAGAATCGATTTCGCCGTCGTCCATGACCAAGCTATGTCCGCCTACTCTTGCTCGTACAGCATACTTTGATTCGTCAATCTCGCCGGAATTTAACAAGAGTCCGTAGTTGGGGTCTAGAGCAGGATCTTGCTCTGGCACAGGTCGACCGGGAGTAGAAATACCAAATACCTGGCTGGGAGTTTCCCGCTGGCTAGAGCTGGTTATCGCTCCACGCACCGGATCTCGGTCAAGTCCTTGCTTGATCAATATTTCGGCTTGTGGTTCGTGTATGGCTTTTTTGTTGTTCAAGAATCCGTCGGAAATATTAGCCGGTTCGTTTTCATTGAATTCAGCCGCAGGCAAGGTGGGAGTTTGTTTTTGCGCCAGAGCATTTTTAACGATATTGCTTTTTACTCGTGATGTATCAAACGGACCGTCGGTGCCCAAGGCCGGCGTCATAGTATGGCTGAGATTTTTATTTACGCAAGCAAACCAATAGCCGCGGCCTGGATCACCATTGACGAATATGCAAAGCACTTCATTGCCAATGTCGGGTGGTACCATCCACATACCGTAAGTATGATGTACCTTTTCAAATTCAGTGAGCCGGGTCGCCTCGGGCTGTGTGGTTGCCCCAAAAAACGGACTAGCGTAACTCACTGTTCTCCAGTTTTGCACATTGGTTTCATCGCCGCCGAGATCGGGTATGTAGACTTGTAGACGACCAGACTTTGTGGGATCCAGGTTGTTCTTGATCACACCAACGAACGGGCCCGGATCTAATTTAACTCCGGTGGCAGAGTCTTTGTTGGCCCACTTGGGTATTCTATTGCCTAATCTTCGTTCGGTACTCATTGTTGTCCTTTATTCCGCTGCTTTATCGGCTTCTGCCTCTTTGGCGGCCAATTGAGATTTTAGATTTGAGACCTGGGCCTGCTGTTGTGATAATCGATTTTGTAATTCTTGCCGGAGAACAGGATCGGCATTGGGAGTTTCTGCTGATCTTTCCAACTTCCTCTGAGTGGATCTTACACTGGCTTCGGCATCAGCCAGTTCTGTGTCTATGCGAGCCGCTTCGCTCTCGAGAGCTCGAACTTTTTGTTCTTGAGTCAGCTGCCGTTGATTTTCAAACTGCGCCGATGTTTTTACTGGTTGCTGTTCGGTTGATGTTGCTTGTTGCTCTTCTACATCACCGATGTCTTCTTCTACATCTGAATCGGCAATCTCTTCAAGTTCCTCGGTATCCTCTTCCGTTTCCTCTGACTCCATGGCTGTATCGGGGTCGTAAGGATCGTCTTCTTCGCCATAGGATGATATTCCCGAATCATCGTCCTCGACTGTTTCGTCTTCGGTGGACTCATCTAGTCCAGTTACTCCCGACGAGTCATCGATGTCGCTGGCTTCTGTGCCTTCTTGGTCTCTGTCTGCGGTCGATTCGTCTTGCCTATCATCAACAACTACACCTGGTTCCAGGATATCTTCGAAAATCCTAACCATATTTAATACCTGCTCAAACTTGCCACTACGGAATTCTGAATCCACTGTCAACAAACGATATAATCCCGAAAACTTGCTTTCGATATACTTTCCGTCCTGTCTTAGAAGACCTGTGTTGTCGTCGACGTCAACCGGAGTGCGAAAATTTACCCGCACAAAAATTTCTCCGCGGTCCATGACCAAACTACCTACCCCTGGAATCAATTGTTCGTTGGTTTGTTTTTCGTAATCTTTATCGGCAGGATTTACCAACACGTCGTCTTGTTTGATAAAATGCGGATCACCAATGATCTTGATACGCAGATTCAACATGTCTCCCCGCGCATTGCTGTAGATACTGTTTTGTATGCTAGATGCGGTTTTTGTCACCGAGTCTCGGTTACCGTCTAGTACTGCACTGGCGCCAGGATTATCTGGGATGGGAATGTAAGTAGATTGCTGTATTGATCCTGGATTGCTGGGATTTTGTATGTCATTGACTCTTCCTGTATCAGGTGAAGATGCAGCTCCTGAAATAGTCTGGTAACTGGCGCGGTTTACTTCAACCGCAGTATAAAACAATGCATCAAAATCAATGCTGAAATCGAGAATATCTCGATTGTAGCCGGTGTAGAGATAGTCGTATTGTTTGACAGCACCATTGGGCAAGGATTGCGGTCCCATCGGATGTTTGCTGTTGTAGACTATCATTTTTTTGATATGATATGTTATAATCTTTGACCAACGATTGGTCTTGGGGTCGAATTGATTGAGTTGTATCTCGGGGACTACTTTGTACCAAAGCAAAGGTTTACCGCGTGAGTTCGCGATGTCTTGAGCACTTTTGCTGGCAGGATCCGACACCTGATCCAGCACATATCTACTGTTTCTCATGACCATGTCAACCAATTTCAACACCGACGTACCGGCGCTGATGCTAAATGCCGACGTGTTGAAGTCGGGCCCACTGGCATTGGGTGAATTGATCACTCGCGCCTTTGCTGTACCTGGATCGGGCACCGGAGTTTTGCTTGGATCGTTACGATCGGGCATCACAATCAACGATTTACCGATTTCTTCGTCAACTACAAATCTTATCTGATCAGTGTATTTTCTTGCTCCGGTTATCAGCTGCTGCTGATACCAAGCATTGACTCCTGCAGTGTAACTGGTGGCTTTGATACGAGCTCCTTTTTCCAGTTCAATCAACCGTGCTTCGTAGATTTTTAGCACCGCAGGATCTGATTTTATTACATCGAGTTTTATAGCTTCACGATAAGCAGCGATTTCGGTAGTGTCAGTCACGGTCACAGCTTCACCTTCGTCGAAAAAATCTTTGACCGTAGCGGCATCGACTTCGAGATTGATAGGCGTCGACGCTGTGGTTTCTTGGAGTGCTTGATGATTAAATGGGATGGCTTTTAATGCATATTCGGTGCCTTTGGTGCCCACTTTCATCTTTAACTCGATTATTTTTATCGGAAGACGTTTTGTTATGCCTGGAATGGGGTTTGGCATACCGCCGTCGTCGGTTGACCCAAAAAAATCAATCTGTAACATATAAGGAAGCTCGAGGTAGTTCCGGCATCGTGGTTTCACTGTTTCGGCCACATCAATGATCCGGTCGAGCAAAGTGAGACCATACGGTTCAATCAAATTGAACGTGATATCAATGGCGTTGCTGGATTTGCTTTTTTGATTGAGTCCTACCACAGTAGTGAGTCGTAAACCATCAAAGAAAAAGTCGTCACGGAATGCAGGATGCCTATTGGTGTCATTGAATCTGCCAGCGCCGCCGATCAAGCACTGCCCAACTCGGTCCCATGTTTCTACTCCTGTTACAGCTCTATTGTATTCTTCGCTGGATAACACAAACAAGCTGACGTTATAGGTATAGGATGCATAATCATGCAAAGGATTATCCATTGGCACATAAACAGGAATCGAGGAAGCTTGATCTGCGACTTCGTCGCCGGCATAGACAGGATTTCCATACTTGTCAAATCCTATGACCTGATCTATCCCGGTTTCATCTTCGGTTTCGTCGGACTCGTAAATGGGGTTTCCATCTTCGTCAAAACCCACAACAGAATCGGTGCCGGTTTCGTCCTCGGTTTCGTCAGAGTCGGGATCTTCGTCTTCGTTTTCAAGATTGTCTTGCTCTTCTTCGTCGAGCTCTTCTTCGTCGAGCTCTTCTTCGTCGAGCTCTTCGTCGGAGTCGGGGGATTCTTCTTCGTTGTTTACCGCTGTTTCTGCGGTCTGACTGGCTGCTGCGGTATTTTCTTGAGCTGTGGGTTGAGCTGTGGGTTGACCGTCCGCGATAGCGTCAGCTTCTTTTTCTTTAGAGGCCAATCTTGAGTTAAGTGCTGCAACTTCTGCCTCCTGTTTGGCCAAACGATTTTGCAGCTCTTGTCTAAGACCAGGGTCGGCACCGGGGGTTTCTGCGGATAATGCCAGTTTTCTTTTTGTTGACCTAACGGCCGCATTGGCATCTTCGAGTTCAGTGTTTATCTGATTGATTTCCGTTTCGACAGCACGGAGAGACTTTTCGCTGGTGCTCATTGATTACAGCCCCAGATCGGCGATCAGTGTTTCTTTTTTGGGAATGTATATAGCAACCCCGGGTCGGAAATCAAACACTGGATCTTTTATGGTATTGGGATTGCGAACAGCAAACACCCACCACAGCGAAGCATCACCATAGAGATCATAGGCCAGCAAATCGGGGCGATACTGATAGATACGATCTATCTGATACCTCACGTCAGACGCCAATTTACGGAAATTTCGCGTCTGCATTATGTCTAGGAAATTTCCGTAGTTTTTTGTTTCGTAATAGGGACTGCTTTTGTTGTAGGAAGCCATTATAGGAAGCCTCCTCGTCCACTCAGCAATCTTCCACGAGCAAATTCGTCAAGATTAAACTGTGTAGCTTTGTTTCTGCTGACAACCGGTTGTAATGTCACAGCTATGGTACTGGATGTGGGCACACGAGTTGATCCACCATCAATCATGGTTTCAATGTAGTCAACATCGTTGGGCAGAGTGTGGGAGAAATTTGTTATCACACAACTCACATGCGGAAAATAATGATCACCATAGCCGTCTAGAAACACCAACGGCGGTGGGTTACCAGCTCGCTCTCCTTGACCAAACCACATCTTGGTGCAGGCTCTGAAAAAGTAAACAGCGGCCATGAGGTACTTGGCTTCAACGTCATTCTGCACAGTGAAGTCGCCCGATATAGTGATGGCCTGTATTTCTGAACCTTCATAGAAATAAGCGTCATAATTACTATGTGTGAGTTTGGATGTGCCATATCTGGCGGTGTGTTGCACTTGGATTGACGGAGTGTAAGGAAATATTACACCACTCTGGCCTGTCCCAGTAAACAACGGAGCCATGATGCCGTTATCGGAACTGTTATAAAAATAATCACTTTGGTCGGCGATGCTGACACGAACTCTCCAGTCTGATGCTCCAGCAGAGCCATAACTGTTGAATCCGATAGTGGTCGAAGCAGGTCCTCGAGAAGAAAGTCCGCCCTTGAGCAAACCAGAAATACTGCGACGAGCGTTGCTAGGATCAAATAGATTTAAAGCCGAATCAACAATGCCCGGCAGTTTGGGCTTGGCAGGAGCATCCGTGACTCCTGGTATAAAATCTTCGGTACCAAAGGTGGGCGTGCTGGCTGTTCCCCCTTTGAAAAATCCAGAGACCGAATCGAGTATTCCCATAATGGTTACATTTCCTCTTGCTTTTTGAATATTTATCGCTTAATATAAACTGGTCTTATTATAGGAAACCCATGAAACACAACTATCTCAACAACAAAGACATACTCAAAGAGATACACAAAAGCAAGAACACCTATTGCAGCTATCTTGCCAAAGAAGATGCTGACTACGACATGATCTTGCCTGATATCAAGAAAATCAACAAAAAGAACACGCTCGAAGCGCGGAGGAACCGCGCCGATCGATTGGCCAAATTGGCCCACGAAAAGGCCATGGCCGAAGATGGTGTCAAGCGCAAACTCGACGAGTTCGAAGTAAAGCTACGAGATGTTGCCGACACTGATGTGGTGTTCCGGGTGATGACATGGGATCACATTCCCATAGACACCAGCAAAAAGAAACCCAAGAATGCCAAGGTGCCGCTGCTGTTTGAAGACGAAGAGCCGCACAGCGAATATGATGATCTGGAGATCGACAACGATAAGCCCACCAAATACATGAAAGTGAACTTTCCTCCGTTTCAACATTTCAAGCTCAACAACGAAGGAGAGCCTTACTGTGTGGGCAAAAGCCACTGGCAGGGCGACCTTGACACCGGTTGTTTTTCCCGCGATCACGGCGCCATGACTCCAAAATTAGCTCACATGTTCCTGAAGCTGTGTGAAAGATACGCCATGCGTTCGAACTGGCGTGGTTATACCTACAACGACGAAATGCGCAGCCAGGCCTTGTTGCAGCTCAGCCAAATTGGTTTGCAGTTTGACGAATCTAAATCCCAGAACCCTTTCGCTTACTACACAGCGGCCATCACCAACAGTTTTACTCGTGTGCTCAATATCGAAAAACGCAATCAAAATCTGCGCGACGACATTCTAGAAATGAACGGACTCACTCCCAGCTTCACCCGTCAAGCTCAAGGTTCGTGGGGCGGTGGCGGCGGATCTACTTCCTACGAGGAATAATCAACAATGGCAAACTTGTTCCGCAAGGCTGCGGTGTTCACCGACATCCATTTTGGATTAAAGTCTAACAGTCAACTCCACAACGACGATTGTTTGGCATTTGTAAAATGGGCCACGGCCAAAGCACGAGAAGAAGGTTGTGAAACAGCCATGTTCTTGGGCGACTGGCACAACAATCGTGCGTCGATCAACATCGTGACCTTGACTTACAGTCTACGAGCACTGGAACATCTCAATGAGAATTTCAGCCAGGTATTCTTTATCCCCGGCAATCACGATCTCTACTATCGAGATCGTAGAGACATACAGAGTGTGGAATGGGCACGCCACTTGCCTAATGTACACATCTGCAACGACTGGTTTTCTGAAGGTGATGTAGTTATCGCGCCGTGGCTAGTAGGCGATGATCATAAACGTGTGCCCAAAATGAAAGGCAAATATATGTTTGGGCATTTTGAGCTGCCGGGCTACTTCATGAATGCCATGGTGCAGATGCCCGATCATGGCGAAATCAATGCCGATGCTTTCCGGGGATTTGATCACATGTTTACCGGCCATTTCCATAAACGACAAAGTAATAAAAATATCACTTACATCGGCAACTGCTTCCCGCACAACTACGCCGACGCCGGCGACGACGAAAGAGGCATGATGATTTTAGAATGGGGGCAAGAGCCCACGTTTCATGCGTGGCCGGACCAGCCCAGATACCGAGTCTATCAACTGTCCAACATACTTAAAAATACCGACGCCTTGTTGTTTAAAGGACTGCATGCCCGAGTCAACATCGATGTTGACATCAGTTACGAGGAAGCCACATTCCTCAAAGAAACGTTTATGCCCCAATACGGTCTCAGAGAATTTACATTGATACCAAATAAAAACACCGATGTCAGTGAAGGCGGAACCACTACCCAGATCGCCTTTGAAAGCGTGGATCAAATCGTTGCAGATCAGATCACCAATATTGAATCGGAACAGTATGATCGTGCTTTGTTGTTGAATATCTATCATAATCTATGACAGCATTGGACACATTACACGAAAAGTATTCGGTTATTTCCTGTCGGGACATTGCAGAATATTTTGACATGTCTTGGGGAGATTTTTATTTAAATCTACGTTCATTGAAACGCGAAGAATACCAAGATCACGAAAGATTGGTATTTTATCTCAGAGATCAGATCAACGAAAAGCTCTTGGAAGATTTTTTTCTTGATTTTTATCGACAGCTGAAAGTCATTGACATTCCAAATTTTTTTGTGGTGCTGGTGGTACCAAGTACACGAGAAGTTGATATCGTTGCACAGTCATACAACAAAGTAAAACATGATTCGGAACCCACTGTCATCGTTGACAGCGACTCCGACGGTGACCACTGGAAGCCTGTGGAAATCACACAGAGTAAGGCTGCATTTGGTATGCCCGATACAGTTTGTCCGTTGCCGTGGAATTCTCTAGATATCAGCCCAGTGGGCACATTTGCTCCGTGTTGTTTTTATCAAGGTGCAGTGACACGTGAAGACGGCACATTGTTTGATCCCGCTGTTGATTCCTTAGAAGATGTCTATAACAGTCGATACATGAAGACTCTGCGACAGCATTTCCGTCAAGGAACTAAATTACAATCTTGTTCGAGATGCTGGAAAGAAGAAGAAAGCGGCACTGTCAGCAAACGCCAATTGTATGCTTTGCGGTTCGGTGACGACAGCCGGGCCATTAACTGGGAAGAGGACGATGTAAAAAATCTCAAGATGCTGTCTGTGTCTTTTGGCAATGTCTGCAATTTCAAATGCCGTATTTGTTCGGCAAAAAGCAGCAGCAAAATTGCCGGAGAGATCTTGCAACAGATTCCGATGTCGCAGAGAAAAAGCAGTTCAACATGGGATGCATTAGAAAAAGGCAAATGGGTTCATGATAGTCAACAGTTATGGACCAATGTTGGTGAAAATTCGCAGATGAAATACTTTGATTTTGCTGGTGGGGAACCCTTACTGGATAAAAATCACCTTCGTGCTCTTGAGTCCTTGGTAGAACGCGGTGTTGCCGGGGATATCTCTATACACTACAATACCAATGGATCTATTATCAATGACAGACTATTGGAACTATGGAAACATTTTAAAAAGATAGATTTGGCCATCAGCATCGACGACATCGGACAACGATTCAATATACAAAGGCCCGGTGACAAAGCAGATTGGAACGTCATTGAAAAGAACGTGAAATATATCAAAGCTCACAAACACGAAAATACCATTTTAAATCTACAATGTGTGATCAGCATCATGAACGTGTATTATTTGCCCGAACTCTGCGATTGGATCAAAGAAATCGAGTTTGAAGATTTGCATTTCAGTGTGCTTTATAATCCCGATCATCTTTCGTTGTTGAGAATTCCCAAGGCTGCCGCAGATCTCGCTGCAAAGAAACTGCTCAACCATACGTTCGATGCCGCGGTACAACCATTCATTGACACCGTGATTGGTTTATTGGATTCGGCCACTCAACCAGACAATCCTTTGTTTGTCAATTACATCAAAAAGCTAGATGACCTGCGGGGAGAAGATTTCTCCGCAGCGCATCCTGAGGTCGCACAAGCCCTGGGATTAGTGTAAAATATCATAGATCATGTTCAAAATTAAAACTCTGTCTGTAAAAAACTTCATGAGCGTGGGCAATGCCACGCAGGCAGTAAACTTTGATCGCAGAGATCTCACGTTGGTTCTGGGCGAAAATTTAGACCTAGGTGGCGACGATTCGGGTGCGAGAAACGGCACAGGCAAAACCACCATCATCAATGCCTTGAGCTATGCTCTCTACGGCAATGCCTTGACCAACATTAAAAAAGACAATCTCATCAACAAAACCAATGGTAAAAATCTGTTAGTCACCATCGAGTTTGAAAAGGACGGAATTGAGTATCGCATCGAACGAGGGCGCAAACCCAACGTCATGAAATTTTGGGTGGCCGGCAACGAACAGGAAATCACCGACGACGCACAGGGAGACAGCCGAGAAACCCAAGCCCACATCGAAAGAATGCTGGGCATGGAGCACGAAATGTTCAAACATGTGGTCGCTCTCAACACCTATACCGAGCCGTTCTTGGCGCTTAGAGCCAATGATCAAAGAAATATCATCGAGCAACTCTTGGGCATTACCTTGCTGTCTGAAAAGGCCGACAGTCTCAAAGAGCAGATCAAGATCACCAAAGATGCCATTGCACAAGAAGAGATGCGCATCAGAGCGGTACAAGAAGCCAACGCCAAGATCGAAGAGCAGATTGAGAGCTTGCGCAAACGACAGCGTTTATGGGTTGCCAAACGCGATGAAGACTGCGACAAGATGCAGACTGGAATTTCAGAATTGGAAAAGATCGACATTGATGCTGAAATTCAGTCACACAGAGATCTCGCGGCTTTCAACGAAGAACAAAAAGTCCGCGGAGATCTAGCCAAGGCCCAGCGGCAAGGCGAATCTGATTTAGATCGTCTCAACAAGTTGGCAGCAAAACTGGAAAAAGAAATCGCGTCTCTCAGAGAACATCGTTGCTATGCCTGTGGGCAGGATTTGCACGACGCCAAGCAAGATGAAATATTAAAAGAAAAGCAATCGTCGCTGACAGAATCACAACAGCAATCACTGACCATCACCGATGAAATCAAAACCATCAAGGCCGCATTATTAGAGTTAGGTGATTTGCGTCATCCGCCGCAGGTGTTCTACGATACTCTAGAAGATGCACTCAATCATCGCAATACCCTGGATACTCTCAAAAACAATCTTGCCACGCGAAGCAACGAGCAAGATCCCTACGGAGAACAAATCGAAGAAATGAGCGAAGCTGCCAAGGGCGAGATCAGCTATGATGTCATCAATGAACTATCACGTGTCAAAGACCACCAGGAGTTTCTGTTAAAACTGTTGACCAATAAAGATTCGTTTGTTCGCAAACGCATCATCGATCAGAATCTTGCTTATCTAAATCAGCGACTTGGCTACTATCTAGACCGTATTGGGTTGCCGCACACAGTGAAATTCCAAAACGATCTCACCGTGGAAATCACCGAGCTAGGCCGAGATCTGGACTTTGACAATCTCAGCCGCGGCGAAAGAAATAGATTGATACTTTCCTTGAGCTGGGCATTCCGCGATGTCTGGGAAGGGCTCTACCAGCCTATTAATCTCCTATTCATTGACGAGCTAGTAGACTCGGGCATGGATGCATCGGGCGTGGAAAACGCCTTGGCCATACTCAAGAAAATGAGCCGCGACATGAATCGCAGCATATGGTTAGTGTCTCACAAAGACGAATTGGCTGGACGTGTCAACAACATCATGCATGTGGTCAAAGAAAACGGTTTCACTACCTACAACACTGATGTCGAGGTCATTGGTGTTTGACCTTACGCATTTGCATGTGGAGCTGAGTTCTAAATGTGTGCTCAAATGTCCTAGATGTCCTCGCACCGAAATGCCAGAGAATCATCCATACATCAATCGAGACTACAGTCTCAACGAATTCCAGCACCTGTTCACTCAAGAAATCTTGTCGCAGATCAAATACTTGAGTTTCTGCGGTGATATCGGCGATCCTATCTATGCTAGAGATTTTCTAGAAATCATCGAATATATCAAACAAACATCTAAAACCACTCAAATCAACATCGTCACCAACGGCAGCTACAAAGACACCAATTGGTGGCAACGTCTTGGCAGTAACTTGGACCAACGCGATCGGGTGACATTCAGTGTAGATGGATGGGATCACGACAGCAATAGGATATATCGCGTCAACAGCGATTGGGATTCCATTGTCTCGGGTATCAAAATTCTAAAAAAACACAGCGATGTGAACCTGCGCTGGAGCACCATTGTTTTTAGGTTCAACATGCATAAACTCGAAGAAATAAAAGGTGTTGCCCGAACCTTGGGTGTTGATCAATTTGACATCGTAAAAAGCATGAAATTTGGCAGCAACGATCCCAGATACTTGGATCCCGATGGGTTCGATCCATTGGATCCGGGCGACTACAAAGAAGAAAAAAGCTACTCAAAATTTGTGGTTAAATTACACCGTGGGTATACTTTTCCACCGGCGATCCGAGACACCAATCACTGGGCCAAGTGCCTCAACGGTACACAGATGCCTTTTGTCAGTGTGGATGGGCGTTTCTTTCCTTGTGCTTGGTTTGGATCCGGCTACATGGAAAACGATTTCTTGAAAAAGTATCACGACACCATCAACGTGCGAGAGCGAGGATTCGATGCTGTGCTGGCCGATGCCTGCTGGCAAGAACTGAAAATGAGATGGGAAATGTTTCCTCCTGACATATGCCGATTTAAATGTAAGCATGGCCAATAAAGACATATTCTGCAACATACCTTGGTTTGAGCTCAACATCAATCATGATGGCAGCTATGATCTCTGTGGGTGCCAAAACGACAAGATCATAATGACCGAACTGGGTCGCGAGTGGAATATCAAAAAAATCGGCATCGACGACTACTGGAACAGTACCAGGATGCGTGAAAAGCGATTGATTAAATTGGGCGACACGGTTGATTCCATGTGCCGCATGTGCCAGATGAAAGACGCAGCCGGTTATACTTCAGCGAGACAAAAAGAAAATCTCAAATCTGTGATCTTTCACAAAAAATTCGATCGTAGTTTCGAGCAAAGTCCGCACAAGCAGTATTTTGATCACAGCCGCGGCCACGATGGAGAAACAGTTACTCGCATCGCTAGCCTGCACCTCAACATCGGAACCACATGTAATTTCAGCTGTAAATTCTGTCCGCCCGAAGCCTCCAGTCGCGTGGCACAAGATCAAAGAAAGATGGGATGGATCGCAAACGATTATCGGTTAGAGACATGGACTCAAGATCCGGTGGCCTGGCAAAGATTCGTTGACTGGTTTGACACCAACTATCAATATGTGCGTGTGGTGCACATTATCGGAGGCGAGCCTGAATTGATCGAAAGTTTCCGTGACCTATTGAGGATGTTTGCTGATAAAAAAATGTCTTGGCTTAATCTATCTTTTACCACCAATGGCAGCATAGATTACAGCAAATATCGCGCACAGCTCGAAACATTTAATCGTGTGGAGATCGGAGTCAGTATAGAGACTGCTGATCGTGCCAACGACTATCTTAGACAAGGCGCCGACATCATGCAGATTTTACGCAATGTAGATCACATGCGAGAATCTATGCCACGGGTGCAGTGGACTTTCCGCACCGTGCCCACTGCTTTGAGTGTGTTAAGATACCACACACTGTTGCAACACGCACTTGATCGCAGGATACCCATTGATGCCAGTTATCCAAATAGACCTCGATGGATGCTGTCAGATCTCTTGCCCGTCAATCTCAAAGAATTTACAATCAGACATTTGCAAGATTTTGCTGATTCAATTGTGGTCAAAGGAGAAAAGTTTAACAATACCAAAAATCCCAACAATGTGGAAATAACTCTGAAAAACGAAGCAGAATCTTTGATACGTCATCTTCGGAAAGCCGAGCCCGGCGACGTCGACATGCTACGGCGGGAAATGGCAGCCCGACTCAGCGAGCAGGATGAGTTATACAACAAGAGCATCAAAGATTTCATACCCGAAGCAACAGATTGGTTAAGGATATATGGATACCGTCATTGATATCTCATTGAAGCCGGTGTTCTGGGACGATTGTCCCGAGATTGAAATAAGCTGGGACAGCCAGGTTTTGTTTCGTGGCGCACTAGATCATTCCCACAACAAAACTTTCCGTGTTGTTGGTGCTGCAGGAGTGCATAGGCTAATAGTAGAGTTTTACAACAAGTACGACCACGACACTGTGGTAGAAAAAAACCTCGACAAGGCCGTCGTTGTTGAAAGCGTGGCATTCGAAGAGATGAGTTTTGATAGTTTTATGCATCAGGCCAGATATTGGCCCAGGTATCCTAAAGATTATCAAAAAACTTGCGAACAACAGGGCATTGTGCTGGAACCATCGATACAAAGCAACTACCTGGGTTGGAACGGTTTATGGGTATTGCCTGTGCAGTTTCCCATCTACACGTGGATACACGAAACAGAAAATCTCGGATGGATCTATGAAAAAAACCTCTGAGAGCGATAAAAAGATAACTATGACTGCACATGTGGCTTTTCGAGAATTCACCCATAGAAACCTTGCCCGACGACTGCATAGGCTTCGTTTATCTCATCACGAACAAGATTTCGGGCAGGAAATACATTGGTAAAAAACTGGCAAAATTCTCAAGAACCACTTACAAGACTGTAAAACTCAAAAACGGCAAAAAGAAACGCAAGAAAATCAAAGGCAAAATCGAAAGCGACTGGCAAACTTATTACGGCAGCAACGACGAACTCAATCGAGATGTGGAAGCTTTGGGCCCAGAAAACTTCACTAGAGAGATACTCTTCTACTGCAAGTCAAAGGCCGAATGCAGCTACATCGAGGCACGCGAACAATTCCGACACCAAGTCTTAGAATCCAACGACTACTATAACGGACACATCCAAGTCCGTGTACATGGCTCCCACATCAAGGGCAAACTCCAGGCTCCTCTCAGCGAGTAAAGGCTAGCACAGGCCAAATACGTGTGCCGATGACAACCGGACCTTTGGGTCACGGGGACCGAAGTCTCGCCGCCGCCGCGAGCATACAGCGACTATCCTTCGCAGGACGATGACTGGATACGCCTTCTTCAACCAGTTTCGCTGTAAGACAAATGTTCTTTATTCAAGGCTAAAGGATGTGAGATTAACAAAACTCACACGGCTCTGCGATGTGTTAGCGTATGTTGCAGTGCCCGCCGTCATACAAAGACGGGATGAGCAGGTACCGGATGACCGCCTGCGCCAGCAGAGATGCTGATAGTCCCAACGCTAAGTGGTTGTGCTACTCGGATGATGCATACCATTTTTGCCCGGCAACGGGCAAAGTGTGGCTGATTAATCTGGATGATACTTAAAAACAAACAATAACCTGATAGTAAAAAATATCGCTGAGCGACTGAGCGAAAGCGATAGATTCGCGCAAGCGAATCTTGTAACATCAAAGTCATAATAAGTTATTTTCAAAAGCTAGAAATCGTTTAAATATGTGCTATGCCGCAAGAAAAAACCTATCGCACTATATTCATCTCAGATGTGCATCTTGGTACCAAAGACTGTAAAGCTGAACAACTCAACAACTTTCTCAAACACAATACCTGTGAAACTCTTTATCTTGTGGGCGACATCATTGATGCCTGGAAGATACAACAAAACAAATGGCGTTGGAAACAAAGCCATACTAATGTGATACGTCGCATTCTAGGGCATGCCAAACGCGGCACCCGAGTCATATATGTTGCTGGCAATCACGACGAGTTTCTTAGGCTTCTCATGCCCTACGGCATTGGCTTTGGCATGGTAGAAATAGTCAACCAGTGCGAGCATGTGGGAGTGGATGGTCAGCACTATTTGGTCACCCACGGTGACCTATTCGATGGCATCACCAGACTGGCACCTTGGTTGAGTTTCTTGGGCGACAAAGCCTATGATTTTGTGCTGAGCCTCAACAGCAAATTCAATTGGCTAAGACATCGCATGGGATTTGGATATTGGAGCTTGAGCCGATATCTCAAAGCTCGTGTCAAAAAAGCCGTGGACTTTATATTCCAATTTGAAAACAATCTCGCTGCTTACTGCAAGAAGCGAGGTTTTGACGGAGTGATCTGCGGGCACATACATCATGCAGAAATCAAAGACATCAACGGAATCCGTTACATGAATGACGGAGACTGGGTAGAGTCTATGACAGCTCTAGTAGAGCATCACGACGGTCGTTGGGAAATAGTGACCTGGACTCAGGAGAAAGATGATGTGGCTACTGATAATAATAGCGGTTCACGTGAACGATCCACGAGACGTACCCGGCAGGGTAGAGATAGAGATGCCCAGTCTGGAAGCCTGCCAGCAGGCCGCGAGTAGCATCAGATGGGAACTGAAATTCCGATCATTCCAGATACAGACCAGATGCGAAAAAAAATCCTGATCATCACAGACAATCTACCGGAGCAGATCAATGGCGTGGTCACCACCTACAAAAACATCGAGGCTCATGCGGTTCTGGCGGGATATCGCATTGTTTACATTGATCCCGGGCAGTTCCGCTACTTTGATTGTCCTGGCTACAACGAACTCAAGATTGCCATTCCCAGGGAGATGGGCCAGAAGATTGAGGAGGCTAGTGCGGATCATATCCACATCGCCACGGAGGGTCCTCTGGGTCTGTTTGCTAGAAAATATCTTTCAAAACGTGGCTATCGCTACAATACTGCTTATCATACTCGCTTCCCTGAAGCCATACATCAGTTGGTAGGTGTGCCTGAAGCCATCACCTGGAGTTATGTGCGTTGGTTCCATCGCCATGCGGGCCGTGTGCTCACGACTACCAACACCATGGTGGCAGAACTACAGGATCGGGGATTTGATGGTGAAGTAGTGAGTTGGACGCGGGGAGTGGATCGTGACACGTTTACGCCCAGACTGGGCCATGCCGGCACTGGTGTGTTGGTATGTGTGAGCAGAGTGAGCGAAGAAAAGAATCTAGCAGATTTCTTCCAGATGCCTGCACCGGGCTACAGGAAGATCATGGTGGGAGATGGACCTATGCGACGAGATTACGAACAGCGTTATCCTGACGTGGAGTTCGTGGGCTTTCAGACCGGCAGAGATCTCGCTGCCTACTATCAGATGGCCGATGCTTTCGTGTTCCCCAGTCGTTGGGAAACCTTTGGACTGGTCATGATCGAAGCCATGGCCTGCGGAACCCCAGTGGCGGCCTACCCGGCTCCGGGTCCTTTAGACGTGATAGATCCCGGGGTGACCGGCGTGATGCACGCGGATCTCTGGCAGGCTACCCAGCAGGCCATTGCCTTGAACCGCCGAAAAGTCTGGCAAGGCAGTGAACGTTGGTCATGGCAGCGGGCCTGGGAAATTTTCCGCGACCACCTCGTGCCCGTCGTATGACGCGGCGGTGTCATAATATTGTAATATAATTGTCACTAAGTATTTCCTAGTGCGATCGCACTTTCTAATAGGAGATTCTAAATTGATCAAGTATATCACAGCATTTTTCCTGGCTGTCATGACTGTGACAGCACAGGCCCAGACCATCACTGGTGCTGGAGCCACATTTCCTTATCCTATCTACGCCAAGTGGGCTGAAGCCTACAAGCAAGAAACTGGTATAGGACTCAACTACCAATCTATCGGCTCTTCCGGGGGTATCCGTCAAATCAATGCCAAGACAGTGACTTTTGGTGCGTCTGACGCACCTGTAAAAGGTTCGGATCTAGACCAAAATGGTCAGGTGCAGTTTCCAGCCATCATCGGTGGTACCGTGCCCGTGGTCAATCTCGATGGCTTCCGTCCTGGCGAACTTCGCATCACCGGACCTGTGCTGGCCGAAGTGTTCATGGGCAACATCGTCAAATGGAATGACCCAAAACTTGTGGCCTTGAATCCCGGCAAGCGGTTGCCCGACGAAAATATCACGGTGGTACATCGCGCTGATGGATCGGGAACTACCTTCAACTGGACCGATTATCTGACCACTGTGAGCAAGGAGTGGGCCGATCGTGTGGGTCGTGGAGCCGCTGTGAAGTGGCCTGCTGCCAGTTCAGTAGGTGGCAAGGGCAACGAAGGTGTAGCAGCCAATGTGAACCGTATCAAAGGATCTATTGGTTATGTGGAATATGCTTATGTGAAAAAGAACAATATGAACTTCATGTTGCTACAGAACAAGAGCGGTAAGTTTGTTGCTCCCGATGACACCACATTCGCGGCCGCTGCTGATGGTGCTGACTGGTTCTCGGTGCCGGGAATGGGACTTTCAATCGTGGACCAACGCAATCCCAACGCTTGGCCCGTTTCGTCCGCTAGTTTTATTATCATGTACCGAGATCCTGCTGACAAGCGAGCCAGCCAGGATGCCCTCAAGTTCTTTGACTGGGCTTTCCGCAATGGTGCCAAAATGAGCGCCGAACTGGATTACGTGCATCTGCCTGTGAGCTTGCAACAGCAGATCCGTGAGCGGGTGTGGAGCCAAATTAACTTGAAATAATTCACCTGCCAATTGTACTAACAGTTAAAAAGAATCGCCTTTTGGGGCGATTCTTTTTTTCTGATAGTGGTCGCAGATTAAATATTATTGTTGGGACGTCCAACAAAATAGTAAATTTTTCAACTAAAGGAAAACCAAATGAAATCGATTATCTTTGCTGTTGCGTCTTTGTTTGCTGTGAATGCTTTTGCTCAGGCACCTGCCAAGAAAGAGGAAGCTAAACCTGCTGCCGCTGCCCCTGCCAAGAAAGAGGAAGCTAAACCTGCTGCCGCTGCCCCTGCCAAGCCAGCTGAGAAAAAAGCCGAACCTGCCAAGAAATAACATTGACAGTTGTTGTAAAAAACCGCCCCATGGGGCGGTTTTGTTTTAGTATTCTACCGCCGACTGGTCCCAAGGAAAACTGTCTGGATATCGTTCGGTCATGATTTTATTACCACGGTGGAAAAATTCCTCTTGCACTGAACCTTCGTTGCCACCCAAACGGTAGCACATGCTGTAAGTTCCTGAAGTATCAAATTTGGGAAAGTATTGTTTCAATGCCGCAAAGAATCTACGGTCGGCACCCCACTGTGAATACCACGCATGCCCAATAGTAGTGGCGATATCTCGCTTGACCATGAAACAAGAGGTATCGACATGAAACACATTTTCTCCCACATAGGCGGGCCACTGACCTAGGCTTTCGCAGTTGTCCCTGCAGATTTCATTGCCCAACGGGCCCATGATCTTGCGTAACGAATAAGCCCAATCGAGACTTTTTTCTTCCATGGTTGATACGAGATCTAACACATGATTTGGTTCGAACCAATTGTCCTCGTCGAGATAGCAGATCACATCGGCATCGACTAAAAATGAACATGCGGCATAGACTCTGTGTCCATACCAACCTCCTGCTCCGACGTTTTCGGCCAACGTCGACACAGCCAGCGGCACGTCAAACAAGCGTGCTCGGCTAATTATATCATTGACTCGATCTTCATGTTGATGCCCATCAACGAAAACATAGTGTTTGACATCGGTGTAAATCTGAGTCTGCACGCTGTTGATGCATTTTTCGAGATTCTCTGACCCAATGGTGGGAGTGACTATTGCAACTTTCATGTCATGATACCTTTATTAAAAAAATGGTAGACCGGATTTTTTAGTTGTTTCCAGATTTTCATTGATGAGCTTGGCCATGAGTTCTCGATCTTGGTTGCCCAGTAACATGGCATCATCGTAGCTGACAGAACCTCTCATATACCAGCACAGTTTTATTGCTTCGTTTTTTAGGGCTTTTGCATCTTTTTCCAAGCGATCGAGATAATCAATGACTTCTTGGTCAGAGCGCAGACTCAAAAGCCTCATCCGAAAAAATTTGATTGATCAAATGTGAGATCAGTTTCGTAATTGGCCTGGCAATGTTCACAAGTCAACTTCAAAGGTTTAATTTTGTTTTGAGCATTAAATTGATCTATGCGTGCTCGTAGATCGTCATAGATCTTTCTATCACAGTTGTCAAAAAACTCTCGGATCATCACAGGATCGGTTACACGTTCTCCGTCGACAGTTATTGAACGTATGCTGTTGACCACGCTGTCTAAACTTAGATTGGTCAATTTAAGGAAACTGGCCTTGAACAAACTGTTTTTTTCTTGCTCGCTGATTCGATCGGATCCAACCAATTCCAGCAATCTCTGTTCTTCAAACGCGATCATGTTGGCATTGTTGAGATCTCGAAATGTCTGGGGTTTGAATTCAAATTTCAAGCTGTCGATGTTGGCATCATCATAGCCAGACATGCGCACAGAATCCAACAAAGTATTAAGATTTACCGAAGACTCGTTGGTTTCCTTGCAGGCTTGACAAGTGCTGGTAATGTCCATGCCTTGTCCGTAACTGGCCAAGCGGATGGAAATAAGCACAGCATCAAGATCCACAGTGGGGCAAGCATAAGGATCTTTGATATTGGGAACGCAACTGCGAATCATGTCAGCGACACCTTGCCCGTTCATGAGAGCATCCGGTGTCTTGAGTGCTATTTCGTCGCGTATAGTCATTGGGTAAACCGGAAGTTCACCGGTGGCAGTGAGATCGATGCTGCCTTCGGGCCAGAATTTGCCACCGCTGGGTAGTTTGAGATAGATGGCCGGCTGCCGGAAATGTTTGGCTAAGGGATTTGACATGGTTTTTGATCCTATAAATACAGTAGACTCTCGGAGTCTCTAGTAGACTCTATTATTTATAAGCGTATAAAATGGCCGTTAATATTGATGTTCCCGGAGTTGGTAGGATACAGGTTGAGGGAGTAGCCTCAGAAGCCGTTATGGAAAAAATCCTGGCCCAACTTAAAGCCATGGATCCCAAAGCATCAGGTTCTGCTGCTGCCAAGGCCCAGGCCGATGCAGCCAAAGCCGCCAGTGATCTTGCCGCCCAAACCAACAAACTCACTAAAGCCGAAGAAACTGCTGAAGAAGCCAGCAAGCGCCGTGAAAAGGCCCGGCACGATGCTGGTGTCCAAATGGGTCGCGACATCACAGCGTTTACAGCCTCGATGGCAGTGAATGCCACGCGATTGGCCGTGAGCTTGGGCAAAATGCACGATCAAGTTGCAGCCGATCCCATTGGTACCGGAGCCAGCTTGCTGAATGTCGGTATCGACATGATGAATCAAGGAACCAAGATCGCTTCCAAAGGTTTACAAGGGCTTGGTGAAGGTATTCCGTTTGTGGGAGGTGTGCTCAAAGGCATGGGCGCAGCCGCCGAAGCAGCAGCCGATGCCCTGGCATCTGCGGCCAAGATCGCAAACGCTTTTTTAAGCGCCGAACTCAAAAAAACCACCGAAGCCATGAAGACATTTGC